ATTCCAGAATAACCAGATGTTCCAATTCCAGAATAACCACTATATCCAGACCTTCCTGAATAGCCACTATATGCTGAATAACCAGATATCCCAGAATATCCCGAGTAGGCACTATAACCAGAAATACTAGAATAGCCACTATATCCAGACTTTCCAGAATAACCACTTATCCCACTATAGGCTGAGTAGCCTGAGATACCCGAATAGCCAGAATAACCACTTATACCACTATAGGCTGAGTAGCCCGAATAACCTGAGATGGCACTATATCCGGAATAACCTGAAATTCCGCTATATCCGGAATAACCTGAAATTCCACTATATCCGGAATAACCTGAAATGGCACTATAACCAGAGTATCCAGAAGCCCCTGGACTTGCTGCACTATACCCAGAATATCCACTTTCACTTGAGTAACCTGAAATGCCACTAACACTGGAATAACCCGAATAGCCACTATAACCTGAAGCTGCATATGCTCCATCTTTACCAGAAATTCCAGAGTATCCAGAGTATCCAGATTCCCCTATACCGGAATACCCAGACCTTCCAGAATAAGCTGAATACCCACTTAATCCTACAACAGTAGAAGAATAGCCACTATAAGCTGAATAACCTGAAGTACCCACACCTGAATAGCCAGATATCCCCTGTATGCCTAATTCCGATGAGCTCCACCCAGAAAATCCTGAAGTACCCACACCTGAATAACCAGACTTACCTGAATAGCCGGAATAACCACTTATTCCAGTAGGGCCAACAACTGCTGAGGAGTAACCACTATATCCAGAAGTCCCAATACCAGAATAGCCACTATAAGCAGAATATCCTGAATATCCAGAAATACCAGTCGGTCCTGCAACTAAAGAACTGTACCCACTATATCCTGATGAAGAAGCTATACCATCTATTCCAGAATAACCAGATGTTCCAATTCCAGAATAACCAGAATAACCTGATATTCCAACTCCTGAGTATCCACTATAACCACTTTCCCCTGAGTAACCCGAATATCCAGAAGATCCTATAACTGTAGAACTATACCCACTTATACCACTATAACCAGAATAAGCACTATAGCCAGATCTTCCAGAGTAACCAGATGCTCCAATCCCACTATATCCACTCGTCCCAGCTGGACCAGTTAAGCCCTGTATTCCGATCCCATTTATCCCTGAATACCCACTTATACCAGAAAATCCAGAGGTAGCCAGTCCTGAGTATCCACTTACTCCAGAGTAACCCGAATAGCCAGACTTGCCTGAATACCCTGTCCATCCAGTAATACCAGAATAACCAGACTTGCCTGAATAGCCACTATAACCAGATTCGCTAGAATAACCAGAATATCCAGAAATTCCTGAATAACCACTAATACTGGAATATCCAGATATTCCTGAGTAGCCAGAAATTCCAATTCCAGAATGGCCACTATAACCACTATATCCAGATACGCCACTATATCCTACTCGAGCATCATATCCACTTAGTCCGCTATATCCAGACAACCCAGAAAACCCAAACCTAGTCGCTGTTGTCAAGTTTTCTCACCTCCTGTAGAACTTCCTCAACAGAAATTGATTCCATACATTTTCTATTTTCGCAGGTATATCCATGACTCAACCACTGAAACTTTGGCTCACTTCCTTGTAGACAAGCCCTACCCTGAGGGCATCCTTCTCGGTGGAAAATATTTATGTTACTATTGTGACCAAAAAACTTGGGTTCAGAAGGCCCAAATATAACAACGCCTTTTTTACCTATCGCATGCCCTGCATGACCAAGAAAAGTATCCACACTAACAAACCCTCTACTCTTTTCCAGCATAGCAATAGTTAAACGATAGTCAATACCAAGAAAATATCGATCACAGCCTTCCACCTTCTCATCATCTTGGCCACCAACCTGATAAACTTTATAACCAAGACTCTTAATCTCAGAAACTAAAACTTCCCATCTGGGTTTAAACCAGTCTTTGACCTGGGTCCTCCTCTTCGCTGCTCCTACTAAAGTAATGTCAGCATACTGAACTACTGGAATACCACCACTTACCGAAATTAGTATAAATTTCTTATCTTTTATATTTCTATTCACCCACACACGCTCCAGTGGATAAACAGCATAATCTAGGTTGTCCCCGTCATAGTCTACCTCATACATATTACACCAGGCCTCTGAAACACAGCCTTCAAACCCAGTTTCAAAACACCACTTATAAAGATCCCTAAAATCTATTTTCTCGTAATCTACCTCTTCCGTAGGATAGATTAACTCATCTATATTTGGGTTACCCTGAAGAAGATATGGATAAACTGAAGTAACCACCACTTTTTCACCCTTTCTCTTGAGAGCCCTTAGCATAGGAGTAGCACACAAATGATCTCCCAACCCACCAAACACTTTGACTACCCTATCTTGATTCTTCCCTCTCTTAAACTTGAACTTACTCATGAATCTTTCCTGACATTCGGCCCAAAGGGCACCTGATTCATAAGTCCTTATTCCACCAGAGGGGTTCCTAAGATGCCAGATTAATGCCTCTGGCTGTATGTAAGTCCCATAGCCACTTTTGAACATACGATACGTAAAATCAGTTTCTTCCCTATGACCCACAACATTATAACTAAGCTCATAACCCCCAATTTTCCTTCCAGCTTCCACACTATACAAAAAAGAACTGTACAAATGTTCTACAGCTTGAATCTCAGTATCTGGATGCATTCGCCACTGCTGGTCACCGGTATTCCAACCCGTATTTTCAACCTTCCCTTGGAACTTTCTAAAACTCCTGAAGCCTACTGGTAGGAATCTATACTCAATGGGCATAGACGGATCAACAATAACGGACCCAACCGCCCCAACTTTCACGCCTTTAGATTCCAATTCTTCCCATGTATTAACCAGTTTCTCTAAAGCATACTTGTCCAAACAGCTATCATCGTCTACTCTAAAAACATAACTTCTCTTAGTCTCATCCAATACTAGCTGATGACAGTGATGAGGCCCCCGCTTAGGACCAAATATAACACTCCAAGCCAGCCCTTCTGAATCCATTCTCTTCAAAATGGGAAGAATATAAGAAAGTTCTCGTATGTCTTGCCTATTTTCAGAATCATCCACAATTTTAATAGTAAAATTTTTAAAAGATTGCTCAGTCAGGCTCCACAAAAGCATAGCCAAGTTGGGATATCTGTCTTTTGTTGGAATTCCAACCTCTATTTTCATTTCCATGTTTCAAAACTCCTGACTTAAGTTATCACAACAGAATAGTTCCACCCGAAACCAGCAAGATATACCCACCCGTTACAAGCTGAAGCGATGGCGCATGAACAGAAACACCTACTTCAGCAAACCTCCACACACTCTCCCAAACTTTAAAAACAACCTTTGATCCTATCAACCTTTTTCCAGCAAATAGAACCTCTGATTCCAGTTTGTATACCCCAGGAAGAATCAAATCATCAACTATAGTAGTATACGTTAGAATACCATCTACTGGATCTGCCCCCACTACAGGAATCCAATCTACTTTAAGGCCATTTGGCTTAGTTATATGAAAAATATAACTAGATGCTTCAGTAAGATTCTCTCCTACGTCTACACTAATTTCAATCCCAATGTCGTCACAATAGAGTTTAGAAAATGCCATATTCTATTTACAATCTGGTAGAACCTCTACAATAGCTGACTCTCCCACAAATCTCTTAATACCAAAAGCTACTTCTGCCTGTAATAAATAAGAACCAGAAATGTCTAAATCACCAGATTCTATAATATAATTGAGAATTCCAGTAGTTAGATCCTCCTCTGGTTCTGGAATCCAATCCACTTGAACCCCGTTGGGCTTTGAAACATGAAAAACGTAGGAAGTTGCATCAGTTAGATCTATCTCAGTGGAAACACTAAGAATTAAACCGTAATCACCAAGATACACGATTGGGTTAGCCAAACCTACTTCCCTTCAATAAGATTTATATAAAAAACTCACTCAAAACTAACTATATATCAAATGTCTAATTGCCTAAAAAGTCTTGGCAAAACTCAGAATTTAAAGCCTGAGTGGTAGTTTTTTAACGTTTTTGACTAAATTCAAGAACCTATAGACCTATGCTTACGGCATCTACTCAAAATTTCCTCACGTACACTACTAGGCATATCCAATGGAAGATACCTGTTAAGGAGAATCAAACGATTTCCACCCAGAATTTCTGACCAATTTTGTACCAAACTAGCATCATGAACAGTTCCCTCACTACTGTGATATATTGGGAAATTACCAGAATTCATCTTTAGAACCTCCTGCCCACTACCATCCCGCCAGACTTCATCAGACTCATCAATAGTTGTTTTTTCTACTACAGTAGGTGTTTCTGGAGGAACCTGCTGTATGTGAAAACCAGATCTCTTGGCCCTTTCACAGAAATCTATGTCCTCACACCCACCAATCTTGAAAGTTTCTGTATCTAAGTATCCTATACTATCCAAAACCTTCTTTCTAGTCATAACACAAAAAAATACGATAAAACTAGAATTTATCTCTGGAAAAGCTAATTTCAGCGGACCAGTAACCGCCATTCTAGGATCTAAATCAAAGGGGCCTCTAAGAAGAGCCAGCCATTCTTTACCCAGTATTTTACAATCATTATTGACAGTAGCTATATACTCACCTCTTGCCAGCTTGAACCCTACATTTATTGCCTCACCACCCCCGATTGGGTGCTTGTAGCTACACAAAACTATCTTTTTGGCTTCAGAATTCCTTTGCATATCCAGAACCCAAGCCTCAGTACCATCAGTGCAGCCATTGGTAACTATGACAAGTTCATAGTCGTAATCCTTAGATGTTTCTATAACAGAATCCACACATATCTTAGTAAACTTAAGCTTGTTGTAACACGGAATCACAATAGAATACTCAGGTTTCTCAATATCAAATACCACAGTTATCTCCCTTCTTTTCGTATAGAGTTTTTTCGTAATCCAGCAAACTGCCCCTAAATTCTATGTTATTCTTAACCCACTTTCGAAATTCTATCTCTAACTCCTTAGCTTCATGTCTATTAAGCCATTTCGTGTCAAAACTAAGAAGAGGTCCCATACCGTCCTTACCAACTTGGTAGTATTGAGAAAAATCATCATCTAAACTTATTATTCCATACTTAGAAGGATTGTTCCAAACATCTGTTCCAGGATAACAAGCCATAGAACTAACAAATACTTGGTCTGGATCTGCCTTTTTGATAAACTCCTTCGTTTCCTCCAATGTCTCTTTGGTCTCACCAGGAAAGAAAAGGATTATAAATGCCCTAGAAGTTATTCCGTATTTTTTAGCCCATTCAACTACGTTATAGTTATCCTGAACATTAACTCTCTTATTCATCCTATCAAGTATGTACTGAGAACCCGATTCTATGCCCCAAGCCACCTGAACACATCCCGCCCCTGCCAATCTTTTATAGACTTCTTCGTTATCATACCCCGCCCTACCATGACACCTAAACTTTATATCCAAATCCTTAATCATATCCAACATCTCAAACAAACGTGGTCGGTTTAGAGTAAACTGGTCATCTTGAAAGTTAATAGCACTTATCCCAAACTCAGTTTTTATCTTTAGTATCTGATCATAAATAACCTTTGGTGAAGCAAATCTAACCCTCCTCCCTAACTCATGCATCTTCTGAAGTCCACAGAACGAGCAGTTATGAGATAAAACATACTCCTTTGAATGATTAGGTACTACAAAATAGTTATGATAAGGTTCACACTCAAGATTATAAACATCCACACTGGGTATTTTCTGTATTCTAACTTGAGTCTTTGGTTTTTTACCGTCCCTAAATTCTCTAACTATATCAAAATTAGTTATTTTATTTATACTTTTTATTTTCAGACCATTGTAGGTAAAGTCACCAATTTTCTTAATGAGCAACTCAGGATTTTTCATTTCATGACTGAATATAGTTAAAACTTCGAATCCATACTTTTGATACGATTTAATTCTGTGTTCGTGTCGTTTATCAACCTTAGAGTTTGGAAAACATATCTTACAATGATGATACCAGCAACCATTATATTCTATTAATTTTTTCTTACCATTAACATTAATAAAATCTGGGTTGTAATAGCCTATAATAACCGAGCCATCCCCTGAAAAAACATACTCCCCTGGAAAATTTTTATCTATAAACTTAGAAATTAATGTTTCCTCACCATTAGGATGCTTCCCAGCACTTTTAAGTATCTTTTTTAGAGTCTCAGGATTGTGCGAAGGGTTGCTTTTCTTTAGCCTTTCTGAATCTCTTTTCTTCCAGGCCCCCCACTCCTCAGGAGTAGAAACATATTTCATATGCCATTTCTCTTTAGGTTGTTTAAAAAAGGGTACTACTTCTCCCGAAGCGTAAATCTTTCTATGTGTATCACCACTTTTCTTACAAACTTCTGGATTTTTCATAGGATTATTACTAGTCATTCTTTTAGATGCATTTCTATTCTTTTCTTTGAACTTTTCTTGGTCTCCTACCCACTTGGGATGCATTTCATATTTAGAATATTTTTTCCAACATTTAGCTAATCCTCTATCTGGATCCTCAATAAAAAGTTTTTTAATCTTCTTAGAAACTTTCTTTCTGGTAGACTCATTTTTCATAGGATTGTATAACTTTTTCTGCAAGGATAGCTTATTTTTAAAATTTATGTTATAGATTTCTTGACCTGTCTCAAGATTTTTAGCTTCTACCCATTCTCCTTTAACATAAAATGGGTGTTCTGGAGTGCATCTAATCTTCCCATTATTTTCAAATTCTATTTCTAAGAGTTCAGTGGATTGGTGCTTAAATAACTTGGTTACAGTGGTTTCGACTAACTTACCACCATCATAGGCAATAAGCTTATCTCCAACTCTTATTTTTTCTATGTTCTTATTAATAGAATCAGATGTAACTACCCTGGTCCCTTTAGGAAAACATTTGAAAGGACAACCACGAGTGGTCAAAAGTGGAAGTGACTTCTCCCCATTTACCCTACGATGGTAAGAATCTACATAAATAAGGTCAAAAGAAGGAAAAAGAAAGTAGTCAAAAGTTTCAGAAGCCACTGGAATAATTTTACCATCTATACTTGGAACTATCCTTCCCTTAATCCTATTTCTAACTATATTTGATATAGCAATTTCACCTTCACCCACTACCACCAAATCTATATCTGGATTATCCATAAACTCAGGAGATGCTGGAAGGCAGGATGGATGAGCTCCTCCAACTACCACTACTGAATTTGGGTTCTTTTCTTTACACATTCTAGCTATTTTCTGAGTCAAACCCAAAGTAGTCACATAGACACTTATTCCATATACGTCTGCCTCTCCAATCTCCCACATCTCCTCATAGATTCCAGACAGATCATTGATAACCACTTCCACATCTTTAAAAGACTGTCTCAAATAAGAAGCCATTAGCAAAAGCCCAAGTGGTGGGTCAAAGTCGGTCCTCGGTAGAATTTGGATGAGATGGATGTATTAACTGTATCCTCACCTCAGACCACCTCCTTTCGTATTTTATTTAAAACAACTTCATTATGCCCAGGTTTTGGGCCTGGTTTCTTCATTTAAAAACCTCAACTTTCAAAAATATAGATTCTGGCCAACCACTCTTTACGCCTACCGAATCAGGTTTCACTCCTACAATATTTCTAAAGCCAACTACCTCCAAAGTACCCCTCAACTGACTCTCAGTATATAAAAATTTATGCCCAGAGCCTTCAACCCACGGATATCCAAAAAACGCATCAAAAAAACGTACATCACCACCAGACCTCAGAAACTCTCCACATAACCCTATAAAATCTAAAGTTTCTAGACTAAGCTTTCCTCCTACCCTTAGTACTCTATACCACTCTGTTAAAGCCTCTAGACCCTGACGAAAGTCAAGGTGCTCTATCAAGTGAGAAGCCCAAATCTCATCTACACTACTGCCTTCATAGGGCAGTTTTCTTGCATCACAGCAAAGATCAGCCTGTGAATTGTAAAGATCTATATTCACCCACCCATCAAGACTATAATCTCCACACCCTAGATTCAACTTTAACATACTACCCTAGAACTGGTGGAGAAGTATGGACTCTCATAGTAACGCCCTTTTGCTTTATTAAATCTGCATACTTACTCTTCAAATATTCAAAGGCAAATGTAAAGTCTATATTGTTAGTTCCTGACCCTTCATGAGTTCTATAGTTGCAAAGAGGATAAAAAGCATCAGAAAACTCCCACCCAGCAATAGCAGTTCTAATCCAAAAATCCCAATCTGAAAAGATTACCTCTTTGTTATATTCATTTTCAGTAAACCCACCAATTTCCTCCCACACTTTCTTCCTAAAACAGGAAGAACATAGAACATAATTAGTCTCCAAAAGATCCCTGACCCGATCATCAGTTGCCCAGACTTCCGGCATCCAATACAATCCTTCTGTGAATAGGTAATACCCAACCCGAACCACTCCTATCCTATCATTTGAGAACTGGGGTAGAACTTTTTCAAAATAGTCAGGAGCTAAAGTATCGTCAGAATCAAGTGTGACAATATACTTACCTTTTGCCAAACCAATACCTACATTAAGTGGCCTATCTCTAGACCCATAATTGCTAGACAAAACCTCATATTTAATAAAACCAGGGTACTTCTCACAGTATTCCTTAATAATTTTAACACTATCATCTGTTGAACAGTCATCCACAATAATAATCTCAGAAGCTGGAGGATTCAAATCCAAACAACTCTGTATAGCTTCCCCTATAAATCTCCCGTAGTTGTAATTTGAAATTACAACTGATGTTTCTAATTCCCCCTCAACATTTAGCTTTTTAACTTCTTTCCAAAAGATATCATCCTTATTTTCATTCCAAGAACCAGCCACCCCACCCTCATTCACAGTATACGTAGTCAGGATCATAGGCAAATGAGCTATCTTATAGCCCGCGTCTTTTATTTTAAGCCATAAAAGTACATCCTCCCTACCTTCCACCCTATAATCAAACTCACCAACACTAAAACACTTCTTCCTAAAGGCAACCGTACTGATATAGACTGGAGGACCAAAGTAAGGCTGAGTTATACCCCGAGGAATTGCTACCGAACCATCACTAAATATACATTTCACATCTGAGTATATAAAATCCGTGTCTGGATTCTTCTCAAAATAGTCAAGGTATTTAGAGATATGCTCTGGATGCCAAAAATCATCACTGTCCAAAAAGAAAATTATACTATCTTCTGGAGCATTCTGTAGTATATTAGCCCTCAGAAAATTTCTAGCTCTGCTAACCCCTTGGTTCAGCCCACTAAATACCCTTATCTGGTCATCACCAATAATTCTTCTCCAGTTAATAAGAATCTCATAACTCCTATCAGTAGATCCATCGTTGCAGAACCATAGTCTCCATTGTTGATAAGCTTGAAGAAGTAGTGAGTTTAGTGTCTTAGGAAGACTCTGTTCTCCATTAAAGCACGGCATAATCACTTCAGCAGTTATCCCCATTTTGTCCTCCTTGTAAAAATTTTTATTCAAATATCTATGCAAATTTCTAGAATTAATTTCTTCTAGATTGAAAAACTTAAGAAGTGTCCCATACCCACCATGCCAAGCAGGAAAATCTGAGTGCAAAGCCACATAGTTCTCCAGATCCTTCGGAAAATCCCTTGGTTTCTTAAATGGCTCAATCTCATAAGGAACCTGTACCAACTCATAACCCGCATCACACGCCCTTACACAAAAATCCAAATCTTCATACCCTCCAGGAGAAAATATCTCATCTAGTAACCCAATCCTATCAAACACTTCTCTCCTTATTGCCACACAACTAAAAACCATACATTCTCTTCTTAAGTAACAATCAAACCCTCTCTGAGGTCCGGTGATACCTACACTCGGATTCTTGAAAGGTTCCAGCAGCATCTGAATCCACATATTCTCAGACTGAGGCTGCAACTCAAAATCATCGTTCATCAAAATAACGATCTCACCTGAAGAGTTCTGTATACCAAAATTGCAGCTTTTTGGAAATCCTATTGCGGAGTCAGCCCATAACAAAACACCTAATTCAGAGTTATCATAGAACAGTGACTCAATCTCCTGTCTATTATCATTCCCACACCCGTTTGCCACTATAATTATCTCTATATCTTTCATGTCCGTGTAAGCAACAATAGCATTCACACATAATTTTAAGTAAGTTACGTTACAACTAGGAATAGTAATAGAACACTTATACTTTAGTGCCATCGCCATACCTATCCATAAGTATTTTCAAATTCAAAGCTTGCACCTCACTTATATCTTTAGACTCATGCGTGGTCACCTCACCCTTATGATAAATTGGAAACCACCCAATAGCAAACTCTGAAGTAAACACCAGGCCATCTATTGGATTCATATCACCATCATAGCACGTTGCATCATAGGGAACCTGTATAAACTTATACCCCATATCTACCGCTTTGAAACAAAAATCTGTATCTTCACCACCACCAATGGTAAAAGACTCATCCAACAAACCAATCTTATCAAATAGCTCCCTCTTAATCATAACACAAAAGAAAATCAGAAAAAGCCGTCGAGTCTCTTGCTGGTACATTCTAAGAGGACCTGTTATACCAACCGAAGAATTGGAAAAGGGACTTTTCAACCAAGACAACCAATCAGGTCCCAAAATCACCGTGTCATTGTTGAGTAAAACTATAAACTCTCCTTCAGATGCTTTGATTCCCTCATTAATAGCTTTCGGAAATCCTAAAGGTTCTTCGTTCCATACCAATTTGAAGGAGTCTCCGAGACTGTCAACATATTCTCTAGTTCCATCCGTACAACCATTTGCTGAAATAATTACCTCAACATTGGTAAAATCCGTAAATCTGATTACGCTCTCTACACAAGGTCTTAGGCAATCTTGCAAGTGATTTAGAGTAGGAATTATAATACTTATTTTATCTTTTACCATATCTTTCAACTAGAATCTTCGTATTTTTGGTTATAATCTCATCATAAGTAATACCAGGTATAAAAGACAGAGTTCTTTCTCCCTTATGCCAAATTGGAAATTCACCCACCATAACTCTATTCTCATGATTTGCTTCAAGTTGGCTCTCAATGGGAACCTGAACCAATCTATACCCTGCATCCTGCACTTTTAAACAAAAGTCAGTATCCTCCCCAGCACCAGGTGAAAATATCTCATCATATGGACCTGCCCTATCAAAGACCTCCCTTTTGAACATGACGCAAAAACCAATCAAAAAGAACCTATCAAAAATTGTCATCTTTGTAGGACCTGTAATTCCCACTCTTGGGTTTTTCAAAAAAGGTTCCATTAATACAAAAATCCATCCATCTTGATGAGGTAGAATAACTATATCATCGTCCAAATGGACGATCCACTCTCCCTCAGATACCCATATTCCTGAATTTATAGCAGCGGGCAGTCCAACAATATCCTCATACCATACCAACTTAAAAGGTGATCCTAAGGAATTAACATATTCTCTAGTTCCATCCGTGCAACCACTAGCCACTACTACCACCTCTGATTTTGTCAAGTCAGTATTAGAAATAATACTTTCTATACAAGGCTTAAGACAATCTTCTAAGTGATTATTACAGGTAGCTATTATAATAGAAACCAATCCTGCTTTCATCTAGATTCCTCAATCTCATGGATAATAAAATCCACCTCTTCATATCTTAAATCCGGAAACAACGGAAGAGTTAGTACCTTCCTCCAAATGGAATCAGAAACGGGTGTACACCCCTTAAAAGTAAGGTACATCTCATAGTGGTTGCTAGGAATATAGTGAACACCTGTCGAGATCCCCTTCTCTTTCAGATAAGCATTAAGATAATCTCTTTTCTCAGTTCTTATCACATAGTTATGATAAGAAGACTTTGCGTAGTGCCTGACAATAGGAATTTCCAACCACTCCAAACCCCTTAGGCCCTCATTGTATCTTTCTGTTAGCTCCTTCCTTCTCTGGTTCATTTTATCTAATTTCCCAAGCTGGACTAAACCAATAGAAGCCGAAATGTCATTCATATGATACTTGAAACCCACTTCTTCTACATTATAATACCATGAATACTTCCTATCCTCTTCTTCCCTAGACCAAGTATCTCTTGAAATTCCCATCCATCTCAACTTAAGCAACCTCCCATACAACTCTGGATCATTAGTAGTAATTGCCCCACCTTCTCCTGTTGACATATTTTTAACTGCATGAAAACTAAAGCATCCCAAAGATCCCAAAGATCCCAATTTCTGCCCTTTATATTCTCCACCACAACCATGAGCAGCGTCCTCTACTACATAAATGTTCCTATCTCTTGCTAATTCTAGAATCGGATCCATATCACAGGCATGCCCACCATAGTGAACTACCAGTATTGCTTTTGTCTTTACACTAATATTCTTTTCTATCTCTACAGGACTAATATTAAAAGTATCCGGCTCAATATCTGCAAATACTGGAATTGCGTCATTATAAAGAATCGCATGATTGGTAGATATAAAAGTCATAGGCGTAGTTATAACTTCCATTCCCTCAACATTAAGTACCTTTAATGCCAGATGGAGTGCCGCTGTTCCTGAATTGACAGCAACTGCAAACTTTGTCCCAATATATGCTGCAAACTTTTCCTCAAACTCTTTAGTCTTAGGACCCAAACCTATCCATCCAGTTCTGAAGGTCTCCCTCAGTGCTTCTAATTCCTCTTCTCCGAATGAGGGCCTAAATACAGGTATCATTTTTTAACCCTTTCTAAAAGAAGAACAGGTTTAGTAGCTACCCTAAACCCAGACCTGGCATAAATAGCTATAGCATCTATATTATCCAAATGAACCTCTACTTTAAGTTTATGTAACTCCAATCCACCAAAAGCCTCGTCTATTAGTAGCCGTACAAATTCCTCTGCATACCCTTTACCCCTATATTCCTTCAACAGAGTTATTCTCCCAAATGTAGCAGTTTTATTATCATCATCTATATTATACAATGCAACCGTTCCTATCTTCTCACCAGACTTCAGCTCAACTATATACATCTGATCAGTACTTCCTAGATAATGCTCATACCAAATCTTCTGCTGTTCAGGTAATATCTCCCCACTGTCAAAAAAATGGTCTTTGTTCTGATTCCTAATTACTCGCAACCACTCTATATCTGATTCATTTATAGGAACTAAATTCAGCCTAGTTCCTTCAATCACTTTTTGTTCCATATCTCTCACGTATAAGTTCCATATTCTTTTTTTCGTCCATCATCTTAAATCCGATATCAGCCTTAGTCCTATACATTTCATCTATCGTTACACTCCCCTTATGCCAAATAGGAAAATTCATAATGGGTTTTTCCTCTAGAAATTTAAAAGTTACATCAGTAGGAACCTGAACTTGGCGGTAACCAGCCCTTGTCGCTCTTATTGAAAAATCTATATCCTCAATTCCAAAAGGCCCAAAGGAACTATAAAAAGTTGCATCCAAATATCCAACTTTATCAAACACTTCTCTCTTAATCATCACACACCAGTATGCCACCGCCTCTGCAGAAAAATCGCCAAAGTCTAAGGTAAATCTCATAGGAGAGGTCAATCCAACTGTACTGTCTATTTCAAACGGAACCTTTAGCAAACTAATCCATGCGTCTTTCTTCTGATCCAGAAGAACCGTATCGTTACTTAGGAAAATAATAAACTTGCCTTTAGCTGCCTTAATCCCCTCATTGCAAAATCCACCAGGACCTATCGGGTTATCAAACCACACTAATTTAAAAGGCTTGCCCAAACTCTCAACATATTCTCTTGTTCCATCTGTACACCCATTCGCTACTACGATAACCTCCTTATCTTCTAGATTAGTATACTTTAGTACAGATTCTAGACATGGTTTCAGACAATCCTCAAGATGATTAACCGTTCCAACTACTATTGATACATTGGGCTTTTCTTCCAGACTGAGTTTGAGACTAGTGGATTTAAGCATAAGTTTCAAAACCCCAATTCCCATGTGTATGTTTTCCCTACAAGAAGGATCAGCCATATCAGGCTGATAGAATTCCCAATACTCATATTGTTTTTTTATTTCCTCCCAAAATTCAGAAACCATACAACCTTGCCACCTATGGGCTGGAGAATCTATAATATCATGAAAAACTACATATCCACCATTTTTAACCAGGGGTATATAATCATAAAAGTCCTTCTTAACTCCCTCATAACTATGGTCACCATCCACAAAAAGCATATCTACTTCTTTACCGACAGCCTCATAGAGTTTTTTCTTAAACTGGTGATCATGACTATCTCCTTGCATATCAACAACTAGATTCTTCCACTTAGTCGTATCATAACACTGTCGTCCAGGATGTGCATCCATATCAGCGGTATAGACCCTACCATCTGGTTCTACCATTTTAGCCCATAACAAAGTCGTCCCTCCAAAAAAAGTTCCAATCTCTAAAACCCTCTTTATACCCTTGTCAGAAAGAAAATCCTGTAGCAAATCCAATTCATAAATCTTTTGCGATGCTGGCCAATCTACCAAGATTCTGCCTTTCTTCATGTTCCATTTCTCCTTGTATAACTTTTTATTTTCTTCAAATCCCAAAAATGAACTCTTGCCAGTATTATGAACAACTAATTGATGGCCTAATGGAAGACAAAAATTCTTAAACCCGCGAGCTAACAGTTGCCTGCAGATATCCTGATCGTAGAATGACATTTTCCCAACATTAAATCCAAAATATCGCTCATCAAATTCAATATCCTGGCAAGTTGCCAAAAACACACCATCCAAAAGAGCACAGTCACCACCTTGCTGGTTATAAATACAAAATCCCAGCTCTGAATCCAAAATCCCACCTATAAGATCAGAGGATGGATTATTATAAATTCCAGGCATACTACCTTCCCACCAAGGTATAGCATCAGAATTTTTAGTCCCTATTACCCCCACCATCCCAACATCCTCAGTACAGTAACGAACCAATGCTTCCTCAAGCCTATCATTCAAAATTATCACATCCTGATGTATGAAGCATTTTATTTTATGTTTTGCCAGCTTAATTCCCTGATTATAGGCCTCAGCCAGTGAATTAGCTCCCTTTATTTGTATCAGTTCACTATCACCTATTTTTCTCCAAGAGTCAACTAATCCACAACCCTTGTAATCAGAAGTTACTGCAACTATGTAGGAAACTCCCTCACTCTTAATATAATTAGAAAAGCGATCTTTGTTTTCTTTCACATAGGAAGGAAGATCACAGTCAGAAAACCCCTCAGCTTTCAGGACTATTGCCTCACTTCCAGGAATATAACTCCTAAGTTCAGAAATACACTTCTTTAGATAATCTGGATTATTAATCACTTTCGTATCAAATTCTGAATGAGCCAAAGCACTAATCTTCTCCTGTATCTTTTCTACAGAAGCCAAATAACTAAAATGCCATCCTCCGTTTTTTATCTTAAGTTCCACCTCCCTACTTCTAGGACGCAGTTCCCTAACCCAGTCCCTAAAAATCTGAGGAGACCTATTACTAAGAGTACCGTAGTTTACTGCAAAAGTTCCATTCCAAATCAAATTTTCAATATAGGCATTCAGATAATAGCAATAAAACACATGCTCAAAGGTGTAGAAAACTCCATCTGGAATTGGTTTTAATTTACTCAATAGCTGATCCTGTACAATCCTACCTCTAGGAATCTCATCCACATCCGAGATCAATATGACATCTTCTGATTTACAACCTTCCAATCCTCGCATGATGCAGTCCCTTTGAAAGTTTTCTAAACCCCAACCTCCAGAATCTAACCCCGGTGGATCGTCCACAATAATATGGATAATCCTATCCAGATAATACTTAAACATATGCTTATTCTCGTTAAAATATAGTGGTTTTTCCTTACCTCTGTGGGTCTTTGTAGATTCTACTAAGACAAACTTATCTACACAGGATTCCAATTCATGTAACCTAATATCTAACACCTCAAATTCATTGAAAAACGAGAAGCAGTCATACAACATTTTTCACCTCATCCTAAAAAATAGCTCCAGATGCCTTGCTGATTAAAATCACAGTAAAACATTTTTCCATTAAAGAATTCATCAACAGCCCTCTTAACATCAGGAGCTGGATAATCATGCCCAGCTATATGTCCTCCTTGCTTCACTTTAGGAAACCAAGCTTTTATATCACTTAATACATTCTCATAAACATGGCTTGCATCTATAAACACAAACTCTAAAGATTTGTCGTCATACAAATTCGCGGCCTTCACAGAATCCAACCTTATTGGATTGACTATATACTTCACAGATTCGATGTTTCTAAGAAATTCATAAAAAATGTTACCTTTTTTTACCACCGCCTCATACTCCAGAGTCCCTTCAACTAAAAATGTTTCTGGTATATAATCAGATTTCCAAGTATCTACAGCATCGAATTTGATATTTTTGCCAGAGCTTATAATCTCTACCGCCATAAAAACTGTAGATTTACCAAACCAGGATCCTACCTCAACAAAGTGAGATCCACTAGGATAGAAATTAACCATATATCTATAGATATCTGAAAATGTAAAAAATCCTGGAATAGTATGACAAAAATGCTCCATCACTTCAAACACTCCATTTTTAGATTAATATCTTCACCACCTGGATATCGTAGTGCTGGTACTCGAGTAATATATCTAAACCCCACCAAATCAAGAGTCCACTGGAGCTGGGTAGCTGTATAAAGAAATTGGTGCAACTGTAAAGGATCTCCAAACCATCCAAAAATATGGGTGTACATTCTCACCCTCTCCTCCTCATCCACTATTATAAACCTATTGCAAAGACCTAAAAAATCAGGAGTTTCTACCACCAGTTTTCCACCCTCTCGTAGCACCCTCTTCCACTCCTTAAGAACTCCAAACGTTTCCTGAAACCCAAAATGTTCAATTAAATGCGAGCTGTATATTTCGTCAAACGATTCATCCTTAAACGGTAAACTCCTAGCATCAGCCAACACATTGGTCTTAGGGTCATGTTTCTTAATATCCAAGTTTACCCACTCATCAAGACAATAGTTTCCACATCCTATATTCAGTTTCATTTGGTGCCGACCATACCCAAACAAACATCCTCCAAATCTTTGTATCGAATAGCGCGTTCAAGACCTATCCTATTAAAACCAACCGATTCTAAATTCCAACGTAACTGCTTCTCAGTATAGAGAAACTTATGTAACTGCCCAGGATCCCAAGGGTAAGAAAAAAACATTCCATAAAAAGCTGGCCACCCTGCCTCATCAATTTCAAGAAACCTCTGGCAAAGCCTTGTAAAATTCGGGGTCTCTATATGCAACTCCCCTCCAATTTTTAGTACCCTTCTCCACTCCTTCAGAACAGCAAAAGATTCTTGAAAATCGAAGTGTTCTATAACATGAATAGCATGAATAAAATCAAACATACCTTCCTTGAAAGGCAACATAATAGCATCACATCTTACATCAACCTTCTCGCTATAACGATCACAGTTCATCATCCATTCACAATACTGATCACCGCAGCCTACGTTAAGAATTAGAGGTTGTCCCATACAGCTCCTTCTCGTAATCTTGCAAACTACCTCTAAATTCCACAGTACTCTTCATCCATGACCTAAACTCGATTTCCAACTCTCTAAATTCTTCCCTAGACAACTGTTCAGTATCGAAAGACATCCCCCCTAAACCATCCTTACCTACTTGATAATACTGATCAAAATTTCTATCCAGCTTTACTATTCCATACTTAGAAGGATTATTCCAAACATCCGTCCCAGGATAACATGCCATAGAAAACACCAGAAATTGATCTGGTTCTGCCCTCTTTATAAACTCCTTAGTTTCCTCCAGTGTCTCTTTGGTCTCACCAGGAAACCCTATTAAAAGCAATGCCCTTGAAGAGATACCATACTTCTTTGCCCAACTAATAACATCATAGTTATCCTGAACCTTAACCTTCTTATTCATCCTATCAAGCATATATTGAGAACCTGATTCTATACCCCATACTACTTGTGAACACCCAGCCTCTGCTAGTCTTCTATAAACTTCCTCATTATCATAGCCCGCCCTTCCATTACATCTGAACTTTATATCCAAAGGTTTTATTAAATCCAGCATCCTGAAAAGCCTATCCTTATTCAATGTAAAAGTGTCATCCTGAAAGTTAATAGCATGTATCCCAAATTCAATCTGTATTCTCTTAATTTGGGAGAAAACATTCTCAGGAGATGCAAATCTAACCGATCCTCCCAATTCATGCATTTTCTGGCGCCCACAGAAAGCACAGGTGAAGGGGCAACCTTTTGCCGTAACTAGCGGAAGAGAAAACCATTCACCTACCTTCCTATGATAGGAATTTACATCTATAAGATCAAAAGAAGGAAAAAGAAAGTGGTCAAAAGGTTCAGCAAATACTACTTTTCCTTTCATATCGTGTGTTAAAATATTCTCTAGTTTTCTACTAGCTATATTAGCCATAGGAATCTCACCTTCACCAACCACCACAAAATCTATATCCGAATTATTCATAAACTCGGAAGAATCAGAAAGACAAGAAGGATGAGCTCCACCCACCACTACAATAGAGTTTGGGTTTTTAGCTTTGCACAGTCCTACAATTCTTTCAGTCATTCTAAGAGAAGTAGCATAAACAGTTATCCCGTAAACATCCGCTTCACCAATACACCAATCAGATTCATCTATACCAGACAGATCATTGACCACCACCTCATTATCCTTAGATAATCTCAGATAAGAAGCAATCAACAAAAGACCAAGGGGTGCATCCATGCAATCATCCAGTGCATTTGGATCAGAAGGATGAATTAGTTCAATTCTCATATATAGCCACGTCTGAAAAGAAAAAAACCGTTACCTCGCTTAAAGTTTGCCCAACTCTCTTTTATTCCACCAACATAATAGGAAAAATTTACCAGATCCCATCCAGCTTCATCAAATTTGTCTATCCACCAATCCTTATCCTTAGCCAGCACATGAGTAACATCCAAATTGTACATAGGAACAATAAACTTACCATTCTCTCCTAATGGTATTATCGAGAATAAATACTCACTTTTCTTCCTGAGCTCTGACAGCACATAAAATATCTCTTCCTCTGGAATATGCTCTAAAACATCTTTCGATAGCACATAGTCAAAACATATATCAAACGGAACAGATACTCCGTCAGAAAGTCTAACATAAGGTCTAGTTTCTAAATCTACACAACTAACTGCATACGGAGAAATATCACACCCCCATGCCTGCCGATATAGTAACCTAAGAGCTTTCACCACAAATCCTTTTGCACAACCAAAATCCAAGATAGTATCATTCCTACCTAACCTAAGATAATCAATATAAGACATAGCCATCTGAATAGTCATTTCTGGCATCCACCTGTAGTTCACATAACAGGACTTTCCAGTCTCTATACCATGCTCAAAGTAGTCTTCGTCGTAAATAGATCCGTCAATCAAATAAAATCCTCGTGTTCCTGCTTATTTAAAGCATATTCTAGCATTCGGTTCTGGTCTCCAAATACACAATGTTCACACCTTTTAGTATCTACCATAGACTTAATTTCTAACTTCCAAATCTTATCCATTTCCATCCAATGACACAGACGATAAGTAGAATTAAACTGTTTATTTGCATCTGGATTAAGAACCGTAGAAGAACAAGGATAAACATATCCATCCGCGTATAGAAAAGGCTTCAAATAACCCCAGTAACAATTGTTTGGAGTATTAAATTCCTTCGGTTGGAAAAACAAAGGTTCTCCTATCTTCTTAGCAACCATAGCAAGATATCTATTATTACTTTTCTGCTCTTCTTTTGTAGCTATACAATTAGGAACTAACCGAATATACTTGACATTGTTTTTCAGTGCCATCTTCTTTATTTGCTCAAGTGTTCGAATAGTAGATAATCCTTCAGTCCAAACATAACTAAACCCCAAAGTGCCCATAAATCTTTCAGGTATCTCTATCTCACCAGTATAATCAAAAACATTTGCAGAGATCCTAATCCAAGAAACTTTCTTAAGAAAGGGCTTGTGTTTATTTATACCTATACCATTAGTTATCAATCCAATCTTTACACGTGGTTCAAGAAATTCCAAATATGTATCAAGATCTGGATAGCATAATGGCTCCCCACCACCAGTTATTTCTACAGTCCTTATACCTAACCCTATGAATTTCTCCGTAGCACAGATTAAATCTGCAATAGGAAGTTCAAACTTTTTACTTCTATTCACCACCGAGCAAAAACGACATTTCAGATTGCACCTCTCTGTAGGGGCAACCTGAAGAGACCGAGGTATTGGATTTTTTAGCTTCCACGCCATCAATAATTCTGGATTTCTAAGAAGTTTAATCCCAGTACTTGTAAAAATATCCAGTTTCATCTTTGCAACTCGGCCAAACGCTTGGCTATAAATTCACCTAATACTTTATGACCACTTACATTCAGATAAAATGCAAAAGTACCTGGAATAGAACCGATATATCTATACTCTTCTTTAGAATCCTTTGTTCCAGGTTCAGTTAAAAGGTTAAATGCATCAATAAAAATATCACCACTTGAAGAACAAAACTCAGACAACCACATATTAAACGTATCTAACCAACCCTGCCTCTCCTCATTCCAGAAGAAAGAATCTTTAAATGGTTGCATAGAGACTAGCACCAGTACAATCCCATTTTCCTTAGCAGACTTAGACATTTTAGTAGCAATTTCTTGTAACTCAGGATTAGGGTCTAAGTCAAAGGAAAAATGATAAATTCCACCAAATACTACAACTACATCCGGTTTTTCATCCAAAACATACTCCTTCCATCTATTCCACCACCCATGCCACCCCGTAAGCTCACTTCCTCTACTAACTAAAACAGAATTAGGCAAACTAGATTTAACTATATTTGACCAAAAGTAGTCACCAGTGTCTTGATCTTCACTGGAATAGTGCCCAGTCTGACAATCCCCTATAGCAACAAATTTCATAAAATCTCTTCCTCAGGTACTTCCCCCTTAACCCTAGCAGGAGCTCCAAAAACTATAGTTCTAGGAGCCACATCTTTTGTAACTACTGAACAAGCTCCAACAACAGAATTTTCACCTACTATAACACCAGGCAAAACAACCACACTACACCCTATTCTTACCGCTCGTTTTATAAGAGGTGGTGTAAGAACTACATCTTTTCTGTGGTAACCCATCTTTCTATCATTTATTCCTACATAATGTGGACCGAAAAACACCTCATCCCCCACAACAGCATTCCGTGTAATAACTCCATGTGGCCCTATTGTAACCCCATCACCAACAACACAACCTCCCTCAAAAATACAATAATGACCAATCACACAATTCTTCCCAATCTTAGTATTAGGTCTTAGTACACATCCTACTCCTAAGAATGTACCACCCCCAATCTCACATCCCTCCTCTATTACTACAAAACTACTAATCCTTACATTTTCCCCAAGCACAGTTCCTGGATGAACATCCGTATAAATTCCACTGCTCATTTACTACCTCCTTTCTTTTTGTACCAATCAATAGTAGATTTTATTCCCTCTTCAAAGCTAACCGACGGATAGTAACCTATTAAACTTTTAGCTAACCCTATGTCAGCTATCAACCTCTTAACTTCTCCTTGTCTTTCCTCTCTATGTATAATCTGTCCAGAGTAATTCATCTCCTTAGCTATAATATCCACTACCTGATTTATAGATACATCACTACCTGACCCTATATTTATTACTTTCCTCCGTGTTTTCTCATTCTCACAAATCCTCACTGTAGCATCAGCAATATCAGCAACATAAACATAGTCACGTCTTTGCTCACCACCTCCGTTAATATAAAGTGGCCCTCCATCAAGAACCCTATTTATTGTCAAAGGAATCAAACCAGCATAATCACCCGCATTTTGTCTTGGCCCATAAGCGTTGAAAGGTCTAACCACAGAAGTGTCTAACCCAAACGCATTCTGATAAGATAAAGCTATATAGTCAGTAGCCAACTTACTAGCACCGTAAGGAGTAGTAGGATTTACTGGATGATCCTCACTCATAGGGCTTTCAATAGAGGTACCATAAGCCTCTGAAGACGAAAATTGGACGAGTGTCCTAAACATTCCCAGTCTTTGCGCCTCACATAGGTTTAGAGTCATATCTATATTCTTCTTAACAACCAACTCGGGATCTTCCAAAGACTGCAATAATCCAGTAACTGCCAAATTAAAAATCACATCAGGTTTTTCTGTATATCTAAAAAATCTAAAAACATCATCCCTGCTAGACAAATCTGCCTGGTGTACAATTACAGGATAAGATATAGAATCTTCTAAATTCTTGATATTTCCTAATAACAAATTGCTAAAGACAGTAATTTCTTCCGGATTCTCCTTAATCAATCTATCCACTAGATGACTTCCTATAAATCCTTCTCCACCAGTCACTACTACAACTTTACCTTCAAGTTTCATAATCTCCCCATTCCTTCCACTTATCCACCACAAACTTAGGTAATGAATCTTTTAGCAAAATAGATTTATCCAAAACACTTTTCAAAACTTCCGACTTTGGCTTGAATCTCCCTCCAACAAACCAATCTGGAAACCTTTCTTCGTACGACCGCTGCTCCTCACAAAACTCCTCGGGTATCCCTACAGATTTAGCAAACCCTTTAGCAGTATCAGTCCACTGGCATAACCACCCATGAACACTCTTTGGACCAAATCCATAATGTAGGTGAAAATGAATCTGTTCATCAGAAACCAACCTACCAACATCTGACACATTCTGCCAAATATGATAACCTCCACTTCCATATCCAAATACGACAGATAACTTCTTACTCCAGGCCCTTATGTGGGGGTCAAACAGCCGGTGTGAAACATTATGTAAGGTATTACTTATAGTCTTGAAATCTTCTGGTCTATTAGAAATAGTATATGGAGTCATAGGACAAAGTGTAGCATGCCCCAACTGAAACGCCCCTAGTCCAGACGCCCTATCTACCTCACTAAACATTTTATCAGAAACTATTTCATCTGCATCAATAGAAAGTATCCAATCATAATCTGGGAACGCTTCTATAGCCCTTTGACTTCCGTGGGCTCTGGCTTTAGCTTCATCAAATCCAGTAGGTGGCTGACCCACCGCCCAAGGACCAAAGTCAAACCTATACTTACCACCAAAATACTTTTCCTCAAGAACTATCTTCTTAGGATACTCTAATTGAAGATTTTTTACTATGCTAACAGTTTTATCCTTACTACCAGTGTCCTGCAAATAAACACCAAAAGATCTCTCAACCACAGACCTAATGGCCATCTCAATATAAAACTCCTCATCTCTAATCGCTGAAAATACTGTTAAAACTTTTACCATTGTCCACCATAATTAATCAAACTCTTATCAACGCCCTTATAGTGGGGATGGTTTAAAATAAATTCCCTCTCCTCTTCACCAGTTTTAACTAATCCCATCTCCAGGGTCTTACGCCTAACACTCTCTGGTACAACTTCCCTCCAAATCCTATCTTCGCGATCTACCCACCAAGGTAGAGCACGCCTCTCCCATTCCATAATTAATGGAAACCTCTCCCAATTATGTGAAACCGTACCTCCCCAATGGTGAACATAATAAGCTTCCTTTTTTACAAAATCTTTATAATCTTGAGACTTTTTCTCAGTTGGATCATAAATCCAAAACTTGTTATCACCCTCTTCTATTGGAGTATCTAAATACCAAGTTCCATCGGCAACATGTGGATTTTCATTATAAAGACCTACACCATATACTTTCACACATTCATACTCTATCTGGCAACGATAGTAACACCATGCTCCTGGTTCCTGGTAGAACTTCCCATCCCTAAAACTCCATATTTCCTGAAATCCTCTTTGTTCAGAAAAAGGACCATGATACCTGTTTTTAACTACAGCCTCAAACTCATGCTGAGCTGCCAAATCGTACCTCCTCTTCAATCCCGTCCCATAGCAAATTATGTTATTATCATTTAGATGAATCTGAGCCTGGATTCTTTTTAGTATTTTAGTATTATAGAGAGTAGCACAAGGAGCTATATAGTCCCTATCTTTATCCGCCCCTATCCAATACCATCCAACCATAGCCACATGCTCGTCTCTCATTTGTTCAAAGTATCTATCCAACCAATGGTCCTTTAAAGCTTGGGCATCTGACTCCGTAGCAAAGAAATAAGGAGTTTCACAATCAGCAAGAACAAAATCTAACGCACAAGCATGGATAGGATAATACTTATTTTCCAGAACTTTCACCCCTTCTCCTAAACTAGTTTCAGATATACCACGGATAGAAGGATTACCAGGAGAATTATCCACCACCACAATGTCAAAATCATGGTCATTACTAAACTCTTTTAAAGATGCAACCGCAATCTGAGTAAACTTTGTCGTTAAGGCGTGTGGAATTACCACAGTAGCTGACTTCATTTTTCTCCTCCTTTAAATAAAACCCCGATACCCATTGACTGGTCAAACCTATCATTATACTCATAAGTATAAGAAATTTCTTGAGGACCCGTGTGTATAATTTCCCTCCAAAATTTCCACTTAGTCACCTCGGCAACACTACTATAAGCAATATCGTGAAAGGCCATCACCCCTCCTGACTCAATTAATGGCCAATACAATTCAAAATCCCTTACTGTATCTTCATATTTATGACTAGCATCATGGAACAAAAAGTCTATTCTACAACCATTTAGAACTTCTTGTAACTTTAAAACAGTTTTAGATTCATAAGACCACCCATTTATAGGAATAATAGTTTGATTTGATTCCTTTCTTTTTAAACTATACATACCACCACCTTGCTCAGTCATTCTAAACTCAGGGCCTGCAATATCGGGATGTACCATATCCCCCCTTCGTGGCCAGCAATCATTAACATCTCTATCAATTCCGATAATCAAAGCATCGGTGGAAGCCAACTGACACCAACCAGCAAAAGTTCCACCCTGGGATACCCCTATCTCTACTATAATATCTGATTGCAGTCTATCAAATAACTGCCATAATTCTATTATTTCATGCTTTTTCTGAGTTAATCCACTATTATTTAATACCGCCTTTCCCACATCATTATACTCTGGGGCTAGTTTATACCACAACTGTTCAAACTTATCACCTGATTTGTAGATATTAGTTAGCAATTAAACCCCCATTCTCTCCACCTGTCAATCACAAACTCCGGAAGTGGATGAGTCATAGAAATTGAATATTTAGCAAACTTCTCAAATTCCTCTTTACTAGAAGTGGGTCCAAAAGCCCTGTGCAGATGAAAATGAACATGATCTTGGGTGATCACTCTACCTGGTAAAGCCAAATAATCTTTAAACCCTTCTACTCTTGGAACACAATGTTGACCCTCCCTTAGTGTATAGATCACTGGAATATCTGATCTCCATACTCTAATAGATGGAGTAAACAGCCTAATTCCATCCCATTTTTCACAGTCGAGAGGGTGGTTAGATACCGTAGTTAAAGAAGTTGGCAAACTAGCAGAATGAGCTAGACAATCACCCGTAAAAGAAGACAGTATCTCAAAATATCTACTATTAAAAACTTCATCGGCATCCAATGTAATAATCCAATAGGGATCAAAAATCTGCTTACACCTTGACGCAGCATAGTTTCTAGCATCTACCTCTCTATATCCTACACCAAACTTTCTATCACCACCAAACTCCTTATATTCATAGATAATTTTAGTATTTTTACGTTGGAACTCGAAGATTTTAGAAAAGGTTCCATCTTTGCTTCCAGTATCTAGTATATACATCCCATCTACATAGTCAATAACTGACTGAATAGCCAGATCTATAAAAAACTCCTCATCTCGTATAACCATCCAAATCGCCCTACTCTTCATACACTGGTTCCTCAATCTGCTTGTGAAGATCTACCAGAAATCTCCTAGCCTCATCTAGAGTATCAAATCCTCCCATCTTTATACTCTCCTCATCACTCATCCATGCCAATACTATGTATAGACCTTGATCCTCTTCTACAGTAAAGTTTCTAATACTACTAGCCCTGACACTGCCATACTTAGTTGCATTCCACAAAAATTTATCCTTCATATCCATCCTCCAGAACTTGTTACTCCATAACCTATTAGAATCATTAAATAAAATCATTTTTACTTACTTCCCATCCATTTCTACCATATACCAAATGTCTAACAACTAATTAAAACCTCGTACAACTCAGAATTTAAAGCCTCAGGGTATGTTTTAACACCTATTCTATCCCATTTTCAGAACAATCCAAACCAATTCACCATTTCCCGAAAAATCCTCCCTGGAGTTAATCTTCTCATACATTCTCCTCCGATCTGTTTGGTTAATTTACAAGGATTCTGAAAATCGTGACAAGGCACACACTTTAGTTCTCCTTCTGGATAAAGAACCTTTACTGTAGGATAATAGTAAATTCTAGTGTAGGGATCCATATTACCAAATAAGGCTAGGCATTTCTTTCCTAAAGCCGCCGCTATATGAACAGCAGCTGAATCCGGAGCCAAAACATAGTCTGTCAAGGATACCAGAGCCACCAGTTCCTCCACATTAATCCTATCCATTAGATTTATCACATTCTTCATTTCGATGTCCCTCAAATCAACCAGTGGCCTCTGGCCATGCCAAAACTCAGTCTTACCTACTAATATTACCTTTAAATCCTTGATTTTACTCAACAACTCTAAAATTTCTGGAATATACTCCGGAGGAAGAGTTCTAGTGTTAGAAGTACAGGTTGGTTGAAAACACAACCATTTCTTTTTAGCAGTGTACTTGATTCTGCTTTTCATCTTTTCCACCAACTCTTCCTTTACTATAACACTAGGATACTTCTTGGTAGATTTGCTAGAAATACCTAACAGCATCTCAAAAACATCTATTCTATTAGCAGTTTTGTAGGTGTAGGTATCTAAAGTACCTCCGACTTCTGGACTTTCAACCTTTCTCCTAAGATCTATAACTTTGTCAAAACTAAACTTGTGCACATCTGCTATTGGTATCACATCTTTCAAAAAGTCCAAGCCTTTGAAAACACCAATAAGAGTAGGAACTGTCGCCAAAGTTATATTAGTATCTGGATTCAAATCTTTCATAGTTTTTAAAGCAGAACTGAGCATTATTAGATCACCAACTCCCTCTTCGCGAACTACACAGATCTCCTTCTTATCTTCTAATTTACCATCAAGAAAACTACTCACTCTATCCAGCACGGATTCTACTGGTATTTCTCTCATGCAGGAAAAACCACGGAAGCACCGTTCATAAAAACACGGGCTACAACCATAATACTGATACACTTCCCTAGCATTTGGATAATAAGCTATCCTAGACTCTGGCCTAATAGACCCCATTATAGCAACAGTTTTCTTTTGCAGAGCTCCTGCCAAATGCAGCAATCCACTATCAGGCGCTACAAACACCTCACATTCATTCATTAAAGCAGCTACCTGTCGGATTGGAAACCCAGAAATAATATAGATATTTGGATAATTTTTGAAGTTAATTCCTTCTAAACTTTCACAAAACAGAAGAACAGAAGCATCATACCAGGTATTTACTATTAAAAACGAAAGAAGCTGAAGTTTCTCCTCAGGCCAGTTTCTTTTAGTCGCTAAAGAGTGAGCCTGAATACCTATTAACTTCCTCCTTTCAGATGGTATAGCTTCAATTATCCATTTCTTTGCCCATTCTTTCTCCTCATCAGTAATAGCATAAACAGTCTGCTTGTCTTTAAGCTCTATACCAGCCATCTCAGCAAATATGTCAATCCGGTTGCCAGTAGAGTGCTTAGAATCTGACTCAATAAAAACCTCCTGAGAAGTCCCAAAGTTGTAGACTTTCTGAAAGTCGTAATCAATAAGATCTTTGACTGATATAATTTTATCTATATAGGAATTATTCTTGAGGACTTCAACAAGTACGTTGTTCCCATACTGACCACTAGTGCTCATCACAATGGGAATGTTTGGGTTCTGCTCTTTGATGGCTCTAATAGTGGGAGTCAGCATAAGGATATCACCAAGACCTCCCTGCTGGCGAGCTATTAGAATTGCTAGTTTTTTGGGATTAGATTCTAAAGAAGGGCATCCGTTCAAGTTTCATTTCTCCTAACAAATTTCTATTTTTCACGTTCATTATGATTTATATAAAACTCATCTACAGAATTGAGTAGTATTTGGCAAAGGGTTAGAAATAGTCAAACCAAGTAAAAATTCATAAGCTCCAATATCAGCCGGAGATATTCTTGTAACCCCCTTAATATCAGTAGTAGGAGCAAGGATGTTCGAACCCATATTTATAAGGTTGGTTGAGGAAACGGTTGGAGCAAGATTATAAAGCCAAGGAGTGTTGTAATAGTTTACATTGACAGCAGTAAGATTGGGGTTATTTGGGTTATAACTATTGGCATCAACCGATGCATACGCCTCAAACGTTGCACCGTTCATATTAACACTATCTATAATAGCTATTTTATCCGTGTAGTAACCATTGAGAACCTCTTTATATATAACATTATGGTCTATAGACCAGTCGGCAATATTACCAGATTGTGATATCCTGAAGATTCCCTGGCCATCATAAGTATGCCAAACATTATTTCTAATAATTCCATTGTGAATTGTTCCTATACCAGTATTAGGACTATTGTAAGGCCAATCTATTTCTACAGACCAATCGCTACTTGGATCTCCTGGTGTCTCTCCTGGAATGAACAAACCATTGTTATAAGTACCTCTGTAGAATGAGTTATTTATAATCTTTGGTTCTCCATTAGTAGCTCCTCCATAATTATTCCAGTGAAGATCAGTACCATTATTATTGAAAAAGACACTATTTTGTACAGTTGTCCCAACATGGTTATTTTGAAAGGTTATTCCTCTTTTAGCACTTCCCCAAAAAATACACTTGTCAACCAGAAGATCTTGCCACTTAGAATAAACCCAAGGATAATAAGTAGGACAACAATTAGAACCACATGACAGGCCTCTCGAATTAGCAGGACATTCTCCAGCAGACCCAAATTGCCAAAGAGGTCCATCATTTCGATCATCCATCTGATAGCTAATTACTCCTCTCATCACATTCCCACTACAAGTATAGGTTGTATCCTCAGTTCCTCCGCAACTCATATAATTTGCATGAAGTCCATTAGAACCATCATGGGTGACAATATATTCCCATAAAATATTAGTTACATTCCCCATCAATCTAAATCCTTCATTGGTATGTGTCACTTCAATATTTCTAAATGTAAGATGGTCTGTTTTAGATGGACCTATATGGAAAAATCCATATCCACCAGAATCCCAAGTAGAAGGATCGTCCCTTCTATCTACTACAAAACTATCAAATGTAATATAAACCTTCTCCTCTACATTTGACATATTAATCGCTGAATAGTTGCAATTGTTACAGGTTCCATCATTGCAACATCTAAGAACTGGAGTCTCTCCTGGCATTCCTATGACAAGTAATTCACTTCCCGCAGTAAAAGTAGATGCCCCATAAGCAAAATACCAGTTATTATTACCAGCTCCCCCATTTACATAAACTCCTCCTCTTAGAACTATAATTCTATCACTTTGACCAGCTCCGGCGGCATAAGCAGCATCTAGTGACCCATAAGGAGATTGAACTCTATTTACAACTCCAGTCCCTCCTGTTGGAGAGACATAATAAACATTGGCACTTGGTCGGTTATAGGCTTTATCAGTCCTCATAGCTAACCATGTTTTTAATCGGGTTGCACAACTCGTATCTGTTCCAGTACAGTTTGTTAAACTTCCTCCAACAAGTGCTTCAACAGAAGCTATACTTCCAATATTCACATTCATATCATCAGCATCCATCGGGAGCCTTGTAGCTGCATGTGGATGTGAATGTCCTATTGTTCCTATTCCACGTCCATCACAGTCCCTATCAATGTAGTAAAGAGTGGTACAACCCTCTCCAATATGAGGATAGGTATCAGAAAGGCCATTCCCATGAGCAAATGAAAGGGAAGGAATCAAAAGTAAAAGTAGAAGTAACTTTTTCATTCTATTTTAATGATCCCCCTTGTATTTTTAACCACTAGACTTTATCTCCCGCGACAAGAGTAGAATTTGCCCTCGCTATGGTACACCAAGGTGTATTTGGTGAGGTCCCATTATTTGCATCAGAACACACTCCTCAAAATACAGAATCTTTATCCACATAGTAGGTAGCAGAGACAAGAAATGGAGTGGTTTATAAGTATTAATTTTTTCATCTTTTTAATTCCTGTTTTGCTTCAGAATCCTTATGGTAAAATTATAATTCCTCCACCACCAGTGATTCCCGTTCCACCAACTCCAGTAAACGCACTTCCACCCGTTGTTAAAACATTAAAAGAAATAGGTGTAGAAGTTAAACTCTTGTTACCAAGTCCATCCATACACCTTGTGTAATAAACGTAAGAAGCAGCACGACACGGAAGTAAAACTGGCGAATAGTGTACTGTTCCACCGGTTGTGGAAAATGTACTAGTCATTAAATCATAAGTAGTATCTAAAATATTGTATTTGCAATTAGCATTAACATCTGTCGTAATCTGAAATGTAACGTAGTAACATTCAAAAGCTCCTATGTCGTATCCAGACCCTTTAGGTCTCACAGTACCATCATAATCGGTAGTAACTCCAACCCCAAGATTATCAGCATTCATAGCTGGAGAGGTAGCAGAAATTTGAAGGTCTCTGGTTGATAAATTAACAAATAAAGGATCACTCGATAAGTTTCCACTTTGTCCAGAAGCGGTCTCCCAAGTAGAAAGAGTATTATAATTTATTCCATTCCATCTATAGTCTCCAGTAGAATCTCCACTAATATACATAATATTCTTCGTAAAAACATTCCCACCCGCTGAAACAGCATCAGGAAAAACATTTACCAAAACTCCTATACCCCCTTGATAGAAAATATTATTTTTTATCGTGTTATTTCCTCCATTTATTATCGGAATCAGTACTCCACAATCAGTATAAAAAGTGTTGTGCCATATTTTATTGTTACTACCCTGTATTCTAAGGGTAAATCCAAGCATATAATCACTACCTAATTCCTCAAAGAGATTATTCTCTATAGTCATATAACTAAAGGTATTTGTACCTGTATTATAACTTATATGAGCAGCACTTCCTCCATATCCATTTCCAAGATCAACCTTTTTGAATCTATTTCTTCTTACTGTTCCATAAGAAGAGTTAGCAAACTCAATTCCAGCATGTCCAAAATCCCAAAACTCACAGTTTTCAATGAGCATATTTGTATCGTTATCAAAGAAATACAGTCCTGTTATATACCCAGAATAGAACTTGCATCCAGTAAACCAAAAATAGTTCGAGGTCCATATCCCTGAACCCTGGCCACCAAAGAAATTAAGACCAGAAAACTTAATATAACTTTTTCCAGTAGAACTTATAGTTCCCCAAGATGTCCCCGCAATTTTCATAGTATAAGAGCTCGGGTTATACCCCTTACCGCCTATATCTCTTAACCAAACATATAGTGTGTAAGGAGGTGACCCACTATCGTCCATAAAATACTTTCCAGGAGAATCTACACCACCAAGAGTAGCTGCCATACAGTAATTCAGTTTTGCACCATCCTGCATAACAAGATTCCCATTCGCTGGTGTGCAACCAAAACCATTACCTATAAATTTTGGGTTAGGTGCAAATGATACCGTTGCTCGATATATATTTCCAGAATAATTCGTCCATCCAGTGATGACCCTAGTTGCGTCTATGGTCACTACTTCATTATTATAATTCTGATAGGTAATATATTTTCCAGATACTCCTGAGTAATTTGGCGATAGTGTCTCGTAATAAGTTCCGGCTCTAATATTAACAGTATCTCCAGCCATTATAGTAACAGCAGCCTTGGAGATTGTGCACCAAGGAGTAGTGATAACCTGAGCTTGTGCTGTTGTGTAACTATCACTACAATTCCCTGAACCCTTATCTACATAGTAGACTACTCCCAGCGTACCATAGGTTATACTGTCATACTGATCCTTCTTATAATTCCAGGCCTCGTCAAAGGTATAAATTCTCACCGAATATACACTTCCAGGATAGTTTGTAAAAATCAATTGCTGAGAATATGGACTTGTATGTTTAACACCAAAACTTGTATAGTCCGAACCATCTACACTTACATAAAACTCCACCCTATCAATTCCAGTTCCAGCATCAGTTGGAGTAATAACAATGTCTATTGGAGCAGAATATAGAACACTAGATGCAATTCCAACAACACTAGTAGTTGGCTTTGTAAAATCTTGTCCATACTGCTTAGTTCCAGCAAAGTCAGTACCCAAAGAAGAATAGGCTTTGCTATCCGAAGTTCTCTTCGCTAATCCTATCTGAGAACCCTTGTATGCTACATTGGAAAAATTCTGGTAGAATGAACTGTAATCAGTTACAGTAACCGAAGGAGAATAATAGCTCCCTCCACAAGAGGCTACCGTACCTACCAAATCTAACCATTTCTCATTACTGTTTTTGTCATGGACATTACTACGAAGATAGCTATAAGTAAATTCGTTACATCTATAGCCATCCACCGTTCTAGGCCCTCCAAGTTGGCTATCATAAGGTACGAGGTTTCCTAAAACATGAGTTCCAATCTCATGCGCCAAAGTATAATAACTATCGGCATCATTTCTTAGTCTAATAAAATTGTCATTTGTTTGACTCTGAGGAGCTGAACTATCTTTATCTATCACAATATGGATACAGGCTACGTTTCCATTATTTCCAAACCCATCACCTTGACAAGTTGTATCCGCATCAATCAGGGTTTCTACCTCTGAATCCAATTTTAACACTCCATCGGAATCATACTGGTTATCTACACGATAGATATCAAACCTCTGTTGATACTGAGAAAAGAAGTTATTAGCCCAGAGTTTAGCTAAATTAGCTGTCACTTTAGTCTCAAAACTTGAAGATTCTGCCGAAGTATAACCCGATGGAATAAAAATCAGAATGAGTTTGTTAGTATCCGTCCCAGTCTGAAGACTAGTGTATCCAGCTGGTACTCCACCAAAAAATTCATAAGCCCCAGAATCTGGATTTCCTAACCTGGTCACCCCCTTAATATCAAGTATCAACCCAGCCGAAGGAATTCCAAGATTTACAACAGGGCTACCTATACTAGACGGCTGAAAATTAAACTTTCCAGGGCTATTCTGCCAATCCAGATTAAATGATGTAAAAAGTGGATTACCAAAAACATTACCAGAATTAAGAATATATGGAGAAGTTTCAAATTGGGGTAAAGTAAGATACTTCATTGGAGAAGAACCCCAACTAGCCATTTCCAAACTTCCATTTGTTCTCCAAAAAACATTATTCTGGAAAGTATTATCTATTAAATTTCCCTGAACATCCCCATATATGATAGACTCAGCACCACTACTGTTATCATTAGTTACAAAAACATTGTTCCTAACTACATTCCGTCTAATTTTAAACGTAGGATACAGTCCATTCACCATCCAAACAGCCGAACATGCATCTGGCCACTGATCGGTATAGTTAGGATTTCTGTTCTTTCCTACCCAGAAAGTATTTCCTTCTACTATGTTATCCTTTATAGCATCAGCCCACCATCCTGACCAAAACATCTCTATCTCACTTATTCCAGCCACATTCCCACTCTGATTGGCCGTAATGTTCAGGCGATAGTATAGATACGCAGAATTATTATCTGCACTAAATCGTATTTCCTGATTAGCTGTCCAAGTTGTTCCTGTGTATGTTGCTATAAGAGTCCAATCACTTCCATTACTAGAACCGCTAAATGTAAAATTCTTTGGTGAGTAATTTGGGTTACTCGATCCTCTTATTTTAAACCATTTTATGGATAACTCAGAAGAAAACTGATACTGTATCCAATGTGGTGTAGCAGTATCAGTTGATCTCCACTCAGTCCCGTTATTATTATCAAATGCATTAGCAGTAACATAACTTCCATCCTGGGTATCCGCTGTTGCAGTTCCTCCGGTGCAAGCATCATTACCACCTGTGGCATATATAAAAAATTGAAACGCTGACCTGCTGTTATTAAAAACTACATTATTTCTAATAACAGAACTCCACATTCCATTCAAAATATTTATACCATCCTGCCCATTCGAATGAATAATATTATTTTCTATCAACCAATTACTCGCATATCCATTCATCTGAAATCCATCCCAACTAGATGTTTGAGAATGGAAGATGCAATTTCTAATCGTAGCATTGGCAAAAACAGTTTTTCTTGTTGGATCGTTGCCCAATCCGTAAGGATCTCCACCACAACCCCAGTAAAAGGTATGAGTGCCTTGAGCCGCATTAGCTACTACTCTATCATATAGTACATTACTAGGGCATAGACAACTCTCTAAATTACGGGTTTCTGGGATTCCATCATCATTAAGATCTTCCGTAACAGAAATGGGTTCTTTACAAGTCGAAACACCTCCAGTCTGATGAAAAGTCGTTTCGTAATTTCTAGTAAAAAAACAATTCTTAACCGTAAGAAAATGGACACCACTTGCATGAAAACCACTACCACTAGTTGAATCTGCATCCGTTCTGCCAATCTGTAAAGTATCAAATATCCAATACCAGTTATCCCCACCTGTTATATTATTCATAGGGCTGTTATAAATAATAACCCTCTCACCTGGGAATCCCGCTACTATATTAGGCTTCGATGATGAAACACCATGTATGCGGGGAGCTGTAACTGGAGCAATACTTATCCAGGAGTACGCCGTATTATCCCCATGGGTTCCTCCTCTTAGAATAATCATATCTCCAGATGTAAACCCACCAGACCAAGTGCCATTATTGCTATACGCGTTATTGAACGTTTTAAAAGGTTTATTAATATTATTTACCTCTCCCGTTACATCAACGCCATTGGTATAATCAACAAAATAGATATTACCAATCTGGCACCACCCTGTTCCCCTTGTACCACAATAAAAATTTTTAAGATTAGCAATATAGTTTCCAGTGGTAAAGGCTCCAGCAGCATGAGTATCACCCCATTTAATTTCAGCAGTAAGTGTATTATAGACTGTGGGATCCGTATCATCAGGATCCGGTGTCATCACCGCAAACCCATCCCCAATTCCATAACCATCACAATCCTCATCAATATGGTACGCCGTAGTACACCCTTTACCCAAATAAACATCGGCAGGACTTGGAGCATCAATAAGATAAGGTCCACTCCCAAAAACAGTAGAAACCACTAGAATAGTAAACAGTATTAAAAAAAGTAGGGTTTTTTTCATAGTTCTTACGGCACTACTGAAGCTGTTATCGGGTTTGCTGAAACAATAACCTCATCAAAATCTGATACTATTGTTTCAAACCATGCCCAGGCCCTAATATTCTGTATTACCCATGCCTGCAAAAAATTAGCCGATATAAACTTAGTTCCAGATGTTGGCTCTGTAGTATCTGTGGAAAATGCCATTGACACAGTGTATGGAGATATAGACGATGTTCGCACCCAGATATAATAAATCGTGTCTGCTGAAACACTATCATTTGTAGCAACCTGAGCCACGTCTTTTACCGTTAAAAATAATTTTCCATCACTTTTCAATCCTACTGTTATTACATTTGCATCGCCTGCAGTTCTAAGCCAAAATATGTTGGAATCTGCTACAGGCAGTAGAGAAAATCGCACCTTGGAACGAAAGTAAACAATAGCAGTTTGTGCAAAAGTAGGTGAACTTAACACACCAAACGAACTACCTGCATTAATTCTTACTTGTTGTGAACCTTTCAGTATAGGAGCAGTAGTATTATCTGGATCAATAGTGTAAGTTCCGCTTCCACCCGTTGCCCAAGACTCACCATTATCATACCCTGTCCCTTCAAAATTCTGACACAATAGATACTCAGGACAACCCTCAGACACAGAACTTGTACCATATATGGATACAAGTATAGCAGCTCCATAGCTACTTGCAAAAGTAGCTGTAGCGTTATAATTTCCTACACTAGTCGTAGATCTGTCCATAATAGATGGAGCATAAAGAGTGGCTGGAGCAAAGTCTACTGCATCCATTCTTTTCGTGTAATTTACTCCAGGAGTTGCAGCAGTAATACTAGCAAGATAAACACCACACACAAGTGTCTCTATATCCTGCGTAGTAGTTATATTTGGAAGTGTAACCTGTGTAGTTCCAGATATAGAAGCAGACGAATACTCACTAGCAGATGTACCGATTGCCGTAGTTCTAGCATAGTGTCCAACACTGACACCACAATAGCTAGCCGAATTGTCAAAAGTAACCGTAATATTCAGATTTGAAGCTCCTGTCACATTGAGACAGTACCAAGCTTCCACTTTAATAGTGGTGCTTGTAACGACGGATGTTAAATAGGTATAAGTATTAGCACCTGTAGAGTCTACAACCGTACTAACATTTCTATACGCAGGGTCGGTGTAGTTAGAAATAAAAACAATCAAAGCGTGCCCAGTCGTGACCTTAAAAGCTCCCGATTGAACCGTTTGTGATAAGTAACCAGTGCCTATTTTAGCATTAACTAAAACAGGAGCAGTAACTCCAGAAGTTGCATTTAAAGCATCCCACTTAGTATAGTTCCCACTAGCAGTTCCCCAAGTATACCCATCTATTTTATTGATGTTTCCTGTGGAGCTTCCCAGAGTTATACCATTCCATTTATTAAGATCCGCAGCATAGCAAGGAGATAGTAAACCCACTACAAGTAGTAAAGTTAAAAATAGTTTCCTTACCATCTATTTTACCTCCCCAATATCCATACTTGGTGTAACTAAAATAACATCAGCCGCTATAGCCACTCCTAGCCTCTGAACCTGATTACCTGTCGCACTAGGAGCCGTTGTTTGCAGATGTCCTGCAGTAGTGATTGATAGATACATAATAGTTCCAAGTGTCCATGAAGGAGAAGAAGCTAGCCTAAACACTCCATTAGTCATACATTGTGTAGTACTTATGGCTAAACATATTGCAGGAGTAGTCCCTGCTGCGTCAGCTTGTGCCATTGTAAGTACATCTGATGCCATATAGTACCAATGTTCTGCAGTCAGTGATGCCCCTATAACAACTATCCCACTACCAGTTCCAGCAGCAAGAGCTCCTCCAGAAAGAGCCGCTCCTACCTTCATAATAGGTTCATCAATGTCCATAGCCATAGTATTTCCATAGTGGCATAAAAGCATCAAACCAATTAGTAAACCAAAAAATAATTTTTTCATAAATCTTCTCCTTTTGTTAGGCTTTACAAATCACATATCCAGAAGTACTAGATGATAGTGATACTGTAGTTTGATTAGTTGAGTTATGTTTTATATTTAATGGAACTATACTATCATACCCACCAGATCCATCCCCTGTTAAAACGTTAACAACAGGCCTAACACCAAAGTTGTGACCTACCACAACAGAGGATACACCTGTAAAATACTGAGCTATATAGTTCCCACCGGAGTAACCACTATAAGCAGAATAGCCACTCAAACCTGAATATCCAGAATAGCCACTATAACCTGAAGTGCCCATACCTGAATATCCAGAATATCCAGAAGTCCCTTCACCCGAATAACCTGAATAACCACTTATACTTGAATAACCAGAATAGCCGCTTGTACTCGAATAACCAGAATAGCCAGAAGGACCTGGACTCTCAGCACTATAACCTGAGTATCCAGAACCTCCCAACCCACTGTAACCAGAATAACCTGAAGGACCCACACCTGAGTAGCCACTATATCCTGATTTTCCAGAATAGGCCGAGTAACCAGAATAACCAGAATAAGCTGAAAAACCCGAATAACCAACACCTTGTTGACCGCTAATTCCAGAATAGCCACTATAAGCTGAGTAACCTGAAATTCCACTATATCCACTTCCACCTGAATATCCACTATATCCAGATTTGCCCGAATAGCCACTATAGCCTGAATAACCAGAAGTCCCTACTCCTGAATATCCACTTACACCAGAAAATCCAGAAGTTCCCTCACTTGAATAACCAGAATACCCAGAATAGCCAGAAGGACCTGGACTCTCAGCACTATAACCTGAGTATCCAGAACTTCCAGGACTTGAGTAACCAGAATAGCCAGAACTTCCTAGACTTGAGTAACCTGAGTATCCAGAACTTCCAGGGCTTGAGTAACCAGAGTAACCAGAACTTCCAGGACTTGAATATCCAGAATAGCCTGAAGGACCTATCACAGCACTTGAGTAGCCACTATATCCCGACCCACCACTATATCCAGAATATCCACTGTACCCAGACTTACCACTATACCCAGAATAACCTGACCAACCTGACCACCCCTGCCCAGAATACCCTGAATATCCGGAAATTCCAGAATAACCTGAGTAACCAGACTTTCCAGAAAATCCAGATACTCCACCACCGCTGGATACTACTGCCTTCCCAGCGACAGCTGAAGAGAACGTGATAGTACATTGATTAACAGTATCCCAAACAACTGATTTTGGAATAACTTGGTTATTACTTCCATCAAACACCTGAACAATAACTTCCAAATTACCTAGATTGTGAGAAACAGTCCAAGAGGTAGAAGCCCCGCTCTGGGTATGCACATAGTTGGCTCCACCACCGGAATAACCTGAATAACCCGAAGTTCCATTTATCCCGATTGTGCCATTCTGACCGGAATAACCTGAATAACCAGAAGGACCTGGACTCTCAGCACTATAACCAGAATAACCAGAACCTCCCAACCCACTGTAACCAGAATAACCAGATGAACCTCCTGGCTGGGCTGAATAACCTGAGTAAGCCGAATATCCAGAACTTCCAGGACTTGAATATCCAGAATAGCCTGAAGGTCCTATTACAGCACTTGAATACCCAGAATAACCAGAATAACCAGATGTTCCGGGACTTGAATAACCTGAGTAACCAGAACTACCTGGACTTGAATATCCAGAATATCCTGAAGAACCTCCACTTACTGGATTAGCAGTTACACCATCTCCTATTAACAGTTGCTTAGTATCTGATTTATAGTAGGCATGACCAGAAGCCGCATCTCCAGCAGTAACCCCAACTAGCCAAGGAATAGAACTTGTAGCATTACTAAGATCAATAGAAGCAATAGAAAGTTGATTAGTAGAAATCCAACCACTTCCACTACTTTGTAGTATATTACCAGATGTCCCATAGACGGGAAGAGCACCTGAATATCCACTGTACCCAGATACACCGGGCATTCCACTTGAGTAGCCTGAGTAACCAGACCTTCCAGACCAACCTGAATAGCCGAGACCAGAGGGACCTGAGTAACCAGAATAACCTGAAGGACCCACCACAGCACTTGAATACCCAGAATAACCTGATCCTCCTAAACCAGAGTAGCCTGAGTATCCAGAACTACCTGGACTTGAATATCCTGAATAGCCTGAAACACCCACTACAGCACTTGAGTAACCTGAGTAACCAGAAGTCCCTACACCCGAATAACCTGAATATCCGGAAGTTCCTACACCAGAATAAGCCGAGTAACCAGAAATTCCAGACCAACCTGAATAGCCAAGACCAGATGGACCTGAGTAACCAGAATAACCTGAAGGACCCACCACAGTGCTTGAGTAACCACTATAACCGGAAATGCCACTATACCCGGAATAGGCACTATAGCCACTTATCCCGGAATAGGCACTATAGCCACTTATCCCAGAATAGCCACTATACCCAGAAGGCCCACTATACCCACTATATGCTGCACCCGCATCATACCCACTATACCCAGAATAGGCCGAGTAACCTGAGTAACCTGAAATACTAGAATATCCTGAATAACCGCTCACGCTTGAGTATCCAGAATATCCGGAAATACTTGAGTATCCAGAGTATCCACTAGAACTAGAATAACCTGAGTAGCCACTATAACCTGAAACACTAGAATAGCCACTATAAGCTGAGTAACCAGAAAACCCGATTGGACCTTGAGGTCCTACGACTGTACTTGAGTATCCTGAGTATCCACTAACTCCTTGTCCTGAGTATCCAGAATATCCAGAACTGCCACTATATCCAGAACTTCCTAAGTACCCACTATAAGCTGAATAGCCTGAGGTTCCAGGAACCACAGAACTGTACCCAGAATATCCTGAAGAACCTGGACTTGAATATCCTGAATAACCAGAGATTCCTAAATCTCCTGAGTACCCTGACTCTCCCGTGAATCCTATTGGACCTTGAGGTCCTTCCATCTCGCTAGAATAGCCAGAGTAGCCAGATACTCCCATCCCAGAGATACCACTATACCCAGACCTTCCAGAATAACCTGAGATTCCAACACCAGAGTAACCAGAAGTACCAACACCAGAGTAACCAGAAGCACCAGAGTATCCTGACAGTCCTAGACCAGAGTATCCCGAATAACCAGATTCCCCAGTAAATCCTACTGGACCTTGTGGACCTGGTTGCTGGCTTGAATATCCAGAATAAGCTGAATAGCCAGAAAAGCCAATCTCACCACTATAGCCTGAAAACCCAGAAAAGCCTATTGGCCCCTGTGGACCTTCCGCCGCACTTGAATATCCAGAATAACCGGAAACACCTTGCCCAGCATACTGACCATCTATCCCTGAAAATCCTGAAAATCCAGAGTCACCGTAGGCTCCAGATATACCACTATACCCTGAGTACCCACTAGTTCCCAAAACCGAAGATAGATTAGATATTTTTATCTTTTTGTCAGCAGGACGAGTGGCAGGATCAGTAACTATATAGACAATGTCATCTGACTTAGGAACAGTAACTTCTGGTAGTTGACCTAGCTTTTTATCTAAAGTAGCCATTCATTAATCCATCAACGTGATATACAAATTACCATCACCGCTGTCTCTAATAACTGAAAGATATCTATCCCTTACTGAGAAATAATATTCTATGCCAGCTTTCAAAAACATATCGTTTGAGGTTGCTAAGACCAAATCAGTTAAACCAAATCTAATATAGCAATCAGCAGTTGAAATAACTCTTATCACCTCACCCAAAGTAGTAAGATTCAAAACTTCTTTAACAGAAACGGCACTTACTGAAAACCTACCATCGTTGGAAGGGGTAAAAACTAGATCTCCATCTGCACCTGCTGAGATATACTCTGTAAAAGTGGTGTCACTAAGCCGACTTGTTCCGTTTGTTCCACCCAACTGTGGAACAAGACTACCAGCTGTACGACTGGCCATAGTAAATACTAATCTATACTTTTTGCCTCCCAAAATTATACTAGCCTGACTAAGTGTGCCTAAACCGTTAGCATTCTTAGTCACCTTATCAGTATCGTAAATCCAGCCAGTTTCTAATGTCCAACCAGTAGCAGATACAGCAAAAATTCCATTAGTAACTAGCTCCCCGCCAACTAGTACGGTAGCAGCAACAGCTACAGGAACAACAAGGGTACTCCTTGGATGAAGAACCCTTTGAACTGGTACACCCCCTGAGTAAACCTGTTTTGTTTTTCTCACTATTTTCTAATCGACCGGAGTGATGAAAAGACTTCCTGTGGCAGAAGCATCGCGAATAATTGCTATATAGGTATCTCCTTGGAGATTGAAATACTCTTCACGCCCAGAAGCCAGATACATATCACTCGATGTCGCCTCCACTGTAATATTTCCAAACTTTACGTGGCAATTTCCAGTTGCGATCAACCTTACAATTTCAACTCCTGTAAGCGCATTGGCATTTTTAGCTGTTGTGGCACCAATAGTAATAAGTTGAGTGTCAACAGTAGGATGGAAAGCACCCTGGACTGGTGAACCACTGGCATCGTGAACCAAACTGATTTTTTTAGCCAAGTCCACCTCCGTTAGTAGTTTATTCTTCCAATAACTATAACATCATACAGCTGAGCAGTATCACCTATAAGAACAAAACTCACCGCTGTCTGTGTTCTAACATAAGCCTCAGAACCCTCAGAAGCACCAGATGCGGCAGTAACTTTAGTAAGCTGAACCCTATAGTTGGTATCCTTCATCTGAGTAACCCTTTTGTGAGTCTCTGTAGCAAAAGTTATTACATCATCCCCACCAACGGTTAGATAGGTAAATCCAAAAACCTGTTCACCTGGAGCTACGTCACCTATAACAGAAAGAAACCCCTGGTCCTTGGCATACGGGCAATAATCTTTGACCCAACGCTTTTTCACAATTACACCTCCATAAATTTTAGAATTTTTTCCATTAGTACCTAACCTTGCCTAAAATCATTATATCATACCTCTGACCACTGTCACCAGTCAAATTAAATCCGCCTTCGGTTAGCGAACTAGCATAAGCCGGAATGGTCACTGCTGCATCAGCTACTGTAGACTTAGTGATTAGAACCTGATAGTCATCATCTTCCATCTGCCTTATCAAAGGACTCTTAAGTGATCCAGCAGGCAAACCCAAAATCTTGTATGGTGTTATATCCGTAGCAAAACTTACCGCATCTGTTCCTGCTCCTAGGGTATGTCTAAACGAAAAGCAAACCTGGTCTTTAACCGTAGAGCCTATAATAGCATCAAATCCCTGTGATTTGCAGTAAGGGCAATAGTCTTTAGCCCATTTTCTAGTAGCTCGATGAGGAGCATCCTCAGTTCCCAAAACCAAAACACTATACTCGTGGGATGCATTGCCTCGGACCTGAAAACCTGTAACTGTTTTCCAGTCAACTATAGTCTTATATGTAGGCTCTCCCATTGAATCTAACCTTTGAGCCATAACCTGGTAGTGATCAAACGAAGTAATCACTCCTCCTGACAACGCTGAAATAGTTGTTTTAATCCATCCTTGAATATTGGTAGTTAATCTACCACCCAGAATCCACTGTTTCCTCTCCTTACCTCCACAAATACTAGTGATATGAAACTCTTCAATCAGTGGGCATTGAGCTTTCATTAACTGCGTATTAGTCCACATACTAACCTCCTACTCTTGAGATTTTACATCTGTTTCGCGAACTCTTTGGTTTCGTCCAATTTAGACTCAGCTTTAGAAGATCTCTCTTGTTTTGTTGGTTTAACTTCCTGAACTATTTCATAAGCTCCAGGAAACTCCTTTAGAATCTTATCTGCCATATAGACAGGAACTTCAGTAATTCCATCTTTACTAAAAGTCAGTTTCTTTTTGAAAATAGCAAAACCTAATTCAAAAGAATCTTTCTTATCTATTATGGCCTTTAGCCTGATTTTTACTTTTGGTTGCTCTTCCATTTTGTCTCTCCTTTCAAGGTTTAGAATTTAATGTTTTAGTTACAAGTTCCTGGTGCTGAGGATACCCATTGAAAAACTTTTTACCCTGCTCCTCAGACCTTTTTCTAAGTTTCTCAGACACTTTTGATTTGTCAATCACAGTAGGTGCGGAGAAGATCCTTTCCATCCGTTCTTTACAAACAGGACAACTAGGAGGATCCAGTTCTCCGATCCTCCTAATCTCCTCTATCACAACCTGATCTCTTTCACATTCAAATTCTAGTAAAGGCACTTAAACTCCAGGCCACCCACAACTCATATAAGGATTCCCATATTCTGGAGCTGCCGAAATAGCTGAACTTACTCCAGATTCTGCAGCCTTAGCCGCTACAAAGTACCTCATAGAGTGAGTTACTTTTTCAAGATAATCTGAAACCGTAGCCAGCATACAATCTCTAACTTTGATTCCAGCTGTTGCCAACTGAGCTGCCGTCATGCCATCCTGAGTCCAAGTAGGAACCGTTGCACTACCACCAATCCTAAGATTCAGATCAGTTTCGATAATATCACCCAACATAGCAGTTAAACCTGCCCATTCTGGATGCTTAATCAAAAGTGCAGCATCAATCAGATCATCATCTACTAGACCGTCATCATAGGCTTCCTTAGCTGCTTGTAAGATAATTCTATCCATCCGTTCCATCATCTGGATCAAACTTGCATCCTGTGCTACAGTATCAAATACGGTAGTCATCCTGTTAACAAACGTCTGGGCGTAAGTTGCCAACCCCCCAGACAGCCACCCTTTATAGGTGGCTAAATAATCCCTAATTGTGTTACTCCATGATATAGCTGACATTTCTTTTCCTCCTTAGTTAGGGTTAACTACTACCACTCCGGAAGGGGTGGCACTACCACATTGTTACTAGAATCTACACAGACAGCAGCAAAATATCTCATATATCTAGCTACCGCTGTAAGATACAAACTCACCTTCTCCGCCATAACCTGCTTCTCATTAATTTCTACAGCTCCATTTGGATCCGTAGTTGTAGGATATACAGGAACTGTAGCACTTGCAAACAATCTGGTATTGATATCCACCTCTATTATATCTCCTAAGGTAGGAGCCATACTAGACCATTCAGGGTGGTTTGCTAAAATCCAAACAGCTATAGCATCATCATCTACTAATTTATTGTCATAGCATTCTTTTGCCAACTGGATAACTATTTTAGCCATCCTGTCCAACATGTTAACCAGAGTATAGTCCTTTTTTACATCAGTAAAAAGAGCCGTTAACCTCTGGATATAAGTTTGCATATATGTAGCACCAGTCGCAGAACCAACTCCCCTAGTTGCCAAATAATCTCGAATCTCGTTCGAAGTCCAACTTATGGCCGCCATTTCTCTTACCTCCTAAAATTTATTTACTAGATTCTAACTAAATAGTTGATTTTCTGTCCAAACTCCAAATTCTAAATTATTAGTATTGCAGTATTCTTTAGCCGCTGAGAATTTAGCTTGGTTTATTTCATTATTTACATTCCAGTTTGGTTTAATTTCTAGTATCTGTTGGTGTCCATCTGTATGCTTTGGAAGAAATCTAGCACCTGGCTTTGGATTGTTCGCACATCCACAACCACAAACTACTACACCCTCATGGTTAGAAATTAAATAATAATTTGGTTCAATATACTTTTTTGCTTTTTCCATTTTAAAAAATAATGGGAGGAGGAATTAACACTCCTCCCATACTCAATTTTAACCTAACCCATTGCTACAACTACTTATACGGTTGCTTCCCCGATATTAGAAATTTTTATCCACTTTTTCGGAGCAAAAAGTTGCATCGTACCATACAAAAGTTGCAACCATCTCACGCTAGGTTCAATCACTGCTAAATCCATTTTCATCATTGGAGCGAGCTGCTTGAAACATATAACCTGAGGAGTCAACTCACCAATGAATACTGAATGGACATTTGCACAAATCTCATTCTTGTCAATACGGGTCGTAGTACCGCCACCACCAGAGGTAGTGCTATCCACTGCCGTAGATGAAATAAGATACTTGGTACCAGTTGATCCACCTCCTGCTACAGTCCTGTATATGTTGCAATACTCTGGAGCTATAGTATAGGAAGCGTTGACCACTGTAATGGTCATATAATCCGTATCAGCTACGATAGTATCATAGATGTTAGACCCACTAACACAAACAGCAGATTCGCCGTACCTGTTACCATACGACGCACCATAGTAATACGTTCCCCAACCATTACCAGTCTTTGTCCAGTCCCCTGTATAAGTACCAGTACTAGATTTAACCGCTGTTAAACTAGCAGGTGCTGTAGGAGCCTTGGCTGACGAAGCTACGGTAAGAGGAGTCTTTTTCTTCAAAAAGACATCAGGATTAAATGCTAAAATACCAGCCTGAGATGCGAAGGTATTAAGAGGCACTCCAACCTGGCCTGCTGTCATAGGAACAACAATCCTCTCTTTAGGAAACATAACTTTGGCTAGATCCGACAACGGCTTTGTGCCGATGAAGATATCAGTTGGAAATCCGTAGTTCTCAACTATAGTGTTAGAAGCAGTTTCGATAATGTCCTCTGTAAGAGGATCTCCCTTACAGTCAACAACCATCGAGGCATCAATCAACTGATTGAGGCCGTCCCACTCATAACCCTCAGCTGCTAACGGACGAAGTTTGCTATTACCCCAGAACATTGAGTTCTCGATTTTACCAATCAGCCACATAATTCCATTTCGGATTTCATTCCCTACCACATCGCCGTGAGCTGCCCTAACCAGTGTTAATGGATGGGTAACTTTCCGAACGGTCTGCAGGTACTTAACTAATGAAACCCTTCTGGCGTACACAGCGTCATCGTATTCACCAAGCTCGCCCTCAGGGGTAAATGCACCAGCGTCTGAACCATAGGAAGTCAACTGGTTGTATTCTTCAACAGTACTAAAAGCAGGAAGTTTGGGGATCTTCTGCCAAAACCTAACGTGTTGCATCTGGAAAGTGATCACTTTAAGAGAAGCTTCCAGAGACTCAACCCTAATAGCAGATCCACTAACACCCCCTGATGTTGCAGGAATATCATAGCCTGCCGCTAAGGCTTTGTTCAACTGAGCAACTTCTTCCCAAGTGGACATCCCAAATCCGTCCATGTGCTCATAGTCCTTTATCCCTATCATTATTGTTTTCACCTCCTTTCTTTTCTTCTATCAAGTTAAAAAACTTTCATCTAAACCTATTTGATATAGGCCTTCAAAATGTCTTTCTGATCATCTGTAAGCTCGGGTTTTGGAGAACCTTCATAGGTAAAAAGCACGCTGTCTTTGATCTTTCCGTCAGAAACTGCTTTCTCCAGAAGCTCCACTACCTTTCTCTTCGGCAATGCATCAATACCTTCCGGCACTGTACTACCATCACCGGTACCAAACGATTTTTCTAAGACCGTCCCACTCTTAACTACAGATCTTGGAGACCCTGCTGGTGTCTGTTCAATTTTGGTAAGTCTTTCATCAATCTTGCCAAACTGCTCCTTAATGGAACCTTCAAGACCTTTGATAATCTTACCAACTTCTCCCAGAGACTCAACATACTTTGTGTCAAATTTGGAAGTTGATTTCTCCAATTTCATCACATAGTCACCAATTGCATCCAGAGTGTTCTCAGTCTCTTCAACAAGGGCTTTTAAGAAGTCGGAAACTTCAATAGCTTTAGCGAAGGTTTCATTATCTTCGAAGTTGCCAGTAAAGGATTTCTCCTCTTCTTCGTCTTCCTCTTCTTCCTCTTCTTCCTCTTCTTCCTCTTCCATTTTCTTACGCGCCTTGACGATATCCTCAAGATCTTTAATAGTCTTGATTAATTCGTCTTCGGTAATGGTAGATTCGGCTTTTTCGACCTTCTCTTCCTTCTCCTTCCCCTCTTCTTTCCTCAGCTCTTCTGTCACTCCTGTATCACCTCCTTTCCTCTATACTATGATTTATATAATCAACTAGTATTAGTTAGTTATTTATTTCTGACCAAACCACTTTTTTACAGGAGCAGGACCATATCTAGTTTGCCCATCTGTTTTACCAATCTTAAATAGTTTTTTCTTACGTTTATTCTTATCTTTAGCTCCCTTAATCCTAGCTTTGAACACCAGATCAGCCATCTTTTCAGAAGATTCTTGACCGTATCCACATTCATTCCTTAGAAATTCTACTACCTGTGATTTAGTAAAAGTTCTCATTTTATCTCCTTTAGAAAGTCCTGCTTCCGAAAGAGCAATAGCTATTGCTTGCTGTCTATCAGTTACTATTTTACCTTTTTTACCTTTCTTACCTCTCCCAGAGTGGAGATGACCATGTTTGAACTCACTCATAACAGTATGGACTTTATCCTGTCCTTTTGATTTCTTAGCCTTCTCAAACTCTTCATCTAAAGTTGTGACGTTACTTAGCATATTCTTTTTCAACTTCGTTTCTAATAAACGAGTTAACTTTAATCCTTTTACCATTACTAACTTTATGGTAACTTCTAATTATTTTTCTTTCTTTTCTTAGATCCATCTTTTCGAGATTTCTCAAGAGCTAATCTTAAAGCTGTGGCAATAGCAACTTCGAAAGTCCTATTGCCTTTAGACAAGAGTGCAACAGTGGCTAACTTAGCAGCCATTCGTCTGGAATAGCCTAATTTATCATGTAAGAGATTAGTTGCTTGGTCCTTAGTGATTGTTAACTCGGTAGGCCTAAATTTGCCTCTAACACACTAAACTATGCCGCTGCTCGGAAGGCCCTAGATGCCTCTTTCAGCCCTGCCCCTACAGGTTCGGCTGCACCAGTAAAATCGCTATTTGTTAATCCTAATCTATGGCCCTGAGATCTAATATAACCAACCAACTCAGGCTTACCAGCAGCAACTGCCGCGTGATAGAAGTGAAGCATTTTGTCGGCATGTTTTATTTTCCGCGCCCTTGTCATAAGATTGCTATCCGACATTGTTTTAATGCGGTATATTTCATGTGTAAGTTCCCTAGTAAAGGGCTTAACTCTTTCTAACTTCCCCTTCCTAGTTCTAATGTATCCAGCTATATTAATAGCTTTAACTAGAAACAAGAGATTGGCCATCAAATTAGCAGTTTTAGGTGAGTAGTTTCTTTCCTCCTGTAACCACTCAGCCAGTTCAGATTTTGTAAATTCTCCATCCGTCTTCTGTTTCTTCTTTTTCTTTTGATATGTAGTCACCTTAGTCTCCTGTTCTAAAGACTCTGCCCTTAGTGCGGAACCACTTACTCCACCAGTAGTAGCTGGAATATCCTGCCCTGCTTCTAGTGTTTTCTGAACTGACTCTGAGGGAAGTGGCACTTCTATGGGTTTAGTTTCCTCAGCTACCTTAACCTCTGCCTTCTTCACTTCTGTTTCTTTGTGGTCTACGACTGGATCTATAGTCACACTTCCCTCAGAAGCCTTTTCCACCTCTTCGCATAGTGTACATCCTTCGCACTTCTTATCACAAAGATCAAAACTAAACTTCCCCAATGATTTAACCATATCCAAATATGTACCTTTATTGATAGGATTGTATGTGATTGCAACATTCTTTATCCAGGCCTTGCGTATCTGTTTTCCTGTTTCTGAGTCTCTTTCCTTAATTTTGCCCTCTAAAGACAAACCTAACTTTCTTTTGCTTTCTGTATCCTTTAGAGATTGCATCAGATTCCAAACATCCTGAGCTTTTTTGATATGCGGATAAAGAACCCCCTCCACATATAGCTTTTTCTCACCATCTATCTTAGAAGCTAACTCAATCTCACCCAGAATATCTCCAGGATCCTTCCCATGATCCCAGTTTAGCGCGCCTCTTTCCATTAAGTAGGATACATCCAGACCCTTAACAAACACTGTTTCTCCCTGGATATCCTGGGCATTTTCATCGGAAGCTATTCCAGCAACTCGCCACTCTCCCTCTTTTTTGGCCTTTTCGATCTCCAACGGCATCCAAAACTGAAAATCTTTTTCAACCGAATTGCATCCCATAGTTTAGCCCCTTATCTTTTCTAAGAAATTAACCATCGAGTCTGAATTGTTATCGTCTAACTTAACTGTTTCTTCAGTTTTTGATTTTTGTTCTCCTAGCATCTTCTTAACGTATTCTTCCTGCCCATCAACAATAAATGTCTCAAACTGATCTCCTCTTCGTTTAACAACCATATCTAGATTCTCAAGACCGGACTCTTCAAGGTCCAGACCTCTAGTTTTCTCCATAGACTGAACCTTTTCCCTAAACTGTTCCAGATCAGCTTGACGTACTTTATCCAAAACCACCGCTAAAAAACTCATAACTCCCTATCATTATGATTTATATAAAAACCTACCAAACCCTAAACTTCTACTACTATATCAGAAATATGAGGAAGCGGGTAAAGAAAATGCCAAACAGTGATCCTACCTTCTGCGTCGAAAAGTATAAGAACTCCACCTATATCTGGTTGCATCCTAGTATAGTTAGGAGTAAAAATGGGAACAGGTTCATAAGCCGTCCAACCAGGTAGCTGAATATGATGAACCCGACCCTGATGAATGTGGTTATACCAGTGAAAATGGCCATGAATATAGCAGTCGATCCTAGGCAACTTACCATCAACCTCTGCTGCCTTTCCATAAACCATCTCCCTAGCAGCTATAGTTTCTCTGTAATATGCCGCCCTACCACCACCATGCGTCATATTTACTATCTTATCAAAAGGCTTCACTCTCATATTGGCTATTGGTCCATGCCAGGTGCCTTTAGTTATACCAGCTTCTGTCATACGGTTACAAAGCTCGTGTTCAACGTACATCCCTTTAGTACTGTCATGATATCTGGAACCTCCTACCCAATGACTCTCCCTTCCTTTTAGTAAAAGAGTCAAAGTGTCCTCTCCTAACTGTATCTGTTCATTTAGGTTGGTACTTATTAAACCCGTACCCCTTTCTATTGGATTCTGCCCATGTAGTAGATCTGATGCTAAAAACACAGTATCTACCTCCCATTCATCGCATATATGACAAAACTGCTTCCAGTAACTCCATATCTGACTCTGACCAGTATTTCCACGAAACTCGTTACCTTCTGTGGTTTTAAAAATAGGCGGAAAAAGTGAAGATCTAGACATTAGGTGCAAATCAGATATAGCTGCAATCCTTCGTACAAAAAACTTTCTTAACTCTTTCAATTTTAACCTCATATAGCCTCCTTTTTTCAATTATACATCTACAACTTTAGCACTATGTAAATCCAAAGGTGAATAAACCTTAGAAGTTCTATAGTTCTTCTGCCAAGTTAAGCTACAACCCGTACACTTCCACCTGTCAGCTTTAGACATTGGATCCGATTTACCACAAGTTGGACAATTCGGCCTATCACCCTCTACTGTTCTATTAGTACCTATTAGAAATTTTAGCCAACTCCTACTACACTTACTACACTTCCATTGCTGTCCACATGATATAGTATACTTCTCACCCTCAGCACCACACTTAGGACAGTTAGGTCTAACAACTTTTAACCTTGGTCTCCCACGAAGGTGCTTCTTAAACACACGCCCACAATCACCGCAGTGCCAACTTATACCTGAACTTATTACCCACTTACTTCCACACTCAATACAAACTGGTCTACTCACTTTTTCATTTTTCACCTTTCACCCCCTTCTCACTTTTTTCCAAAATAAAATATTGCAATTTCTTGCCCAGTGGTAAAGTTTTACCAGTAGGAAGTTCCAATACTAGTGGCAGATTAACTTCAGAATGGCATTCGGGACATTTACAAAAAGCTCGTCCATTTTCGAAGATAACAATGTTGGTCCTTAACTTGACAGAACCACTTGGATACGATTTAATTACTTCATTTCCGCAGGAGTTACAATAGAAAATCTATCTCACCTCCTAACCCAAAAATTCAAATCTTTGTGTAGAACCTGGTATTTCTTGCCATTGTCAGTTCTAGCAATCACACCATCTCGTCCTACCCCCGTCACGTTGGCAATATCTGATTTTATCAATATTTTAGTTCCGAGAAATACTTTATCCCTCGTTCCTTTTATTACCACCCCACCATCCATTACTTTAGCCCAGACAACTTTTCCATTATCGTTCCTATATGGAATTTTCTTACCCTCGACTCTAGATTTTCTTAAATTTACTAACTCTTTCCTGGATTTTTTAAGGTCTAACAGAAAAATAGATTTACTTTTTATAACTCCAGTCTTTAGATATTTATCACCCCAATCATTAACTATCTTAAAATATTCGGGATGATTATCAGGATAGAAAACTTCATCAACTTCACCCCTCACATACGTATCAACCACACGAGCAAACTGTTCAGTAGGCATTAAAAAGTAATCTAAACCATCGTATGGATGTTCTATAATCCATGTGGCAACTTCCTTTTTGTTACTAAGATAATAATCTCCTAAGGCATCACTTAACTCTTTAAAATAGGACCTGTTTTCCTCTATACCAATATTCATATCAAATAAAAAATGTCCAAACTCATGAGGTACTGTCCTTGGATATCTATCATCTATTTCTATTAATTTTTCTTTTACTACGTATATGCCTCTGGATTCATCACCATCGTCCGTCTTACCAAACCTAATATTTAATATACCACGACCTGCTATACCTATTTTTCTATCAATTTCCATAAGGGCGTATATAGCATTTTCAAAATCCCAAGAAACCCTTTTAGATAAAACTTCAGCATCCTCATTTCTAGGCAAAATATTTATAGACTTTAAGTCCCATTTAGAAACATATTCTTTTGATTTCTTATCAGCCTTCTCAAGTTCGTCTAGGAAAGTTTCCAATTCTGCCTGAGTTCCACCCGTAAAATCCTCACCAGTTCTAAGATCTTTCAAAAGGTATACAAACTTCTCATTTCGGTACTTCTCAGGAAAATCCCCCCTTATAGCTTCATCTACTTTAAATTTTTTCCATCCAAGATAATTTTTCTCTGCAAACCAGTTCAATCTAGGCTCAAATGATCCTTCGTCAAAACCGGGTATTTCTGGTACAACATCACTATCATCAAAACCTGACACACTAACTTCTGGAATCTTTCGGCTTATTTCTCCTGCCTGCCTATGGTGTGGTTTAACCCATCCTTGCTTCCCACGTCTGGTTCTAAGATGACCCTTAACTTGGATGGCTTTTAAAACCAGATCCTGGATCTCTTTCCGTGTTTCCTCAGTATTTGGCTTACCAATATATTCTAGTAATGACTTAGACAACCATCTCCTAATAGCCTCTTCCTGCTCTGGATCTGGTTTAGGAACATGCTTAACCCTACCACCTGCTGCCAACTTATCATAGGTTAGATGCAAGAGAGGAGTCTTTTCCTCCATTCCTTCCTTTCCCTCGTGTTCCTCATAATACAGATCCACCACCCTACCATCTTTTAGACTAAGAGTAGCTGTAGGATCTTTCTCCTCTCCAGACGGTTCATTTATTTCAAAATGTAACCCCTTCTTCTGCAAGTTCAACAACAACCTTCCTAGATCCCCCTGCTGTTTAGGATCAGTGTACTCATAATCTAAATCCTCTCTTTCGGCAGTCTCATCTCCTCTAGTATGAGTAATCCTCAAATCTAGATCATAGTGCCCCTTTTCGTAAACTTTACCTCTTGCCACTGAACCTATCATCTCTACTTTAAAATGATGTTTCTTAAAAATAGGATTAACTTCTTCTAGGAATTTATCAGCCTCCTCTTTCTGCCAACCCTTCTTTGGAACTGCCCCACCTACAAAAGCCTCAAGAGCAGTCATCTTTTGTTTAGCAGTCCTAGTATGTGGTTTAACCATCTCCCTCTTACCTTTTCTAGTTCTGGTAAACCCTTTCACCGGAACTGCTTTATTTATGTCATATCCAAATAACCCCTTCACCAGCCATCCCTGTTGACGAGCATAGTCCAATCCCTGTTCCATAGTTTCAAACTTACCATCCAACTGAGCTGAATAAATCTTATTCAGTAATCTGCCCATATCAGGACCTGGTTGGATTCCTAAAGGTATCAAATCCCTACCCCTTACTTTTGCCTCTAAAGTCTCAGGTCTATTTAACAGTAGGGTCCTATATTTCTTCATTAACCAACTCTCAGCCTTTAGATCAACCTTTATATCACGTCCCCTCTTATCTGCAGCTGATAGTGCGACAAGCATAGGTATATCAACTTTTTTAGCCAATCTACGAATAGCTGAATCTCCTGCTTTAGCTTGGTATAGATTGGTAGGCGCCATATGTGAACGCACTAGAATCTCTACTCGATCAATCAAATCATTCTCATTAGTCAACCTTTCCATAAACTTTCTAGCTACCTCAGCCCCTACAGCATCATGCCCATGACTAATAATCTTACCCTCAGCAGTAGTCTCTGTGGTCTGAGGTTTACCCATATCGTGACAAAGTGCGCTAAACATTAAGACAATACGATCTGATCTATCTGAGAAACCCTTTTTTAGTTTGGATGCAGAGTCGATCACTTGTAGAGTATGCTGAAACGCATCCCCTTCCGGATGAAATTCTTGACTTTGTTCTGTGGTTCTAAGATCCTCTAATTCTGGCAATATCTTATTTATACCTAATATCTTGGTAAGCATTAACCCAATACTAGGATTCTTAGACATTAGAGTCTTTTCTAGTTCTCCATAGATTCTCTCTTTAGGCAAGCTAGTCAAATCCACACTCCTACAAAGCCAAGCCAACTTTACCGTAGGACTAAACCCTAACTGGGCAGAGAATCTCATCACTCTAAGTACTCTAAGTGGGTCTTCCACAAAAGTAGTATCATCGGTAGCACTTAATTTGCGATCTTTTATGTCCTGAAGTCCACCATACTCATCTATTATTTCTTTAGTAATAGGATCATAGGCAAGGGAGTTAATAGTAAGGTCCCTTCTAAGGGCAGCTTCTTTAGGAGTCATTCCAGGATCTGCTTCCACAATAAAACCCTTGTGGCCAGTACCCACTTTAGAATCTCTTCTAGGAATAGAAACATCCAGTGGCTCATCCATCTCTGGAGCAGATACTTTTAGAACGCCAAACGAAGCACCTACTGCATCTACCTTACCTATCCTATCTAAAACACTCCTAAGTTCGGTTGGTTTAACACCATAGACCTCAACATCTATATCTTTACTTGGTCTGCCTAGTAAAGCATCCCTAACAAACCCACCCACTATTAGAGCTCTACCACCTATTGCGTGTATCTCATGTGAGATCCTATTAACCATTTTTACATCTTCTCGGGTAGGCTCCAAAGCCCTTTCTATTCTCTTCTCAGGACTTACATCAAATAGTCGTGGCCTATGTGGATAGCCCTTTACATGCTCTAACTTTCCCTTTTTAGTTCGGATGTAGGGCCTGGCTTTTTCTAATTCCGTCTCTAGCCCTCCAAAAGCCTTTTCTAAGTCAATACTAACCTTTTTATAATCCTTATCAGAAAACTTGATTGTGTCAAACTCAATTTCTTCCCCCTCAAGACCAGTTACTAAGTTTACATATTTTTTTCCAAGTCCTCTCTTCAGATAAGCAATAGTAGAATGAGGTTGATAAAATGGATAAGTATCTTCATGTGGCAGTTGCTTTAGCTTTTCATTAAGCAAATTAAGATCTGGACTATCAATCCTAAAAACCAAAACATCATAGTCTTTGTCTTCGGGTTGGAAAACATCTACACCAGTAATACTGGCTTTTACCTTTCCTGGATGATCAAGTATTTCTTTTACATGCTTAGGTGGAACCTCTGGAAGTATGCCATATCTAACAGTAATATGTGGAGCGTCATCTTGTTTCTCTGTAGGATGTAGGTCATCTGGATCTATAAGTTTAACAGTATTCAAAACCTTAGAAGCTAACACCTTAGGTAGATTAACCTGAGTAGATGAAAATTCGCTCTTCTCTAAATCTATTTCATTATCATCAGCTTTGAATAAGGGAGTTCCTTGTACTAAATCTTCCCCACGAACTTGAACTGCTTTCATTAGGTCTTCTAAAGCCTTCTTAAGCTTCACTACATAAAGATAATCATGCGGGTTTGGTGCCACTTTCGACTCTACCACTTTTCCCTCTCTATCATGTCTTACTGTTATATCCATTTGCATGTCACTTGGGACGACCCTGCATCTACACCTAGGGTGAACTGGTGGTAGATGCTCATCTCTTATATCTCTTAAACGAAAAACTCTATTATGCATCCTACCGCACACCGGACAGATACGCTCATCTCCTATTCCAATCCATTTAACTAAATCAATACCATTAGCTTCATAAACATCTCGGGCAGCAAGCATTCGTGCGCGGTGTAGCTCAGTCTTTGCTATCATCCAAGCTCTGCGCCTGGCTGATCTAAACGTGCCTTTGTCCAGACCTGTTTTCAAGAGGGTACTTGCAGTGGCTGAAACTGATCTACCTTGCTCTACACCTTCCCGAAGTAAAGCTCCTAACCTATCTCTCATGTCATCGTCGATACGCGTGATCAAGCGCAGAGATTCCCTATCGATCTTACTCATCTGTCTTTGTCTGACGGCTTGAGTGACTTGATCAGCATAAATTGTGGTTATAGGTTCAGTTATAGCTGTTTTAGGAATTCTTATTCTAGGCATCTACTTTCTCATTTCCTATATATGTAAATTGAAATTTTCTAGCTAGTTTATTCCAAGCCTTTGTTATAGCCCTTTACTCTCTCAAACTTGCCTTTACGAGTTCTAGTATATGGTTTAGCTTTTTGTAAAAGTACATGCTGCCATCTCTTCTTTTTGGGATCCTTATGAGAAGGCAAAAGATTTAGGCCATGAATAGACGGATGGAACTTCTTTTTTGTGAACTCTTCCAACATTTTTACAGCTTCTCTAGTTTTATCCTGTTTCAGTAGTTGAACAAACTTCTCAGCCTGACCCACAGGAGCTTCCTTGACAAACTGATGCATTTCTACCAAACCTAAATTTCCAGGATAAATAGCTTTATTTAGTTTTCTTATCTTGATCCACATCCACTAACTCCGTGAATACCTGCTCTTACGCAAATATCTGGCCACCATATACTTTAGAGTTTACCCTCAATTAATTAAAGGTTAAACACTCATTTCTAATCTTCTAACGCCTCTCCATAAGCCTCTATATCTTCCCTTTTCTCAGCCCTTTTCTCAATAGCCTTAGCCCTACCCCGCCTTTTCTTTTCCTCTTGCCCCATTTTTACTCTTCCAGCTTTTTCTATTATTACCAATTTGGGCTCAGACAATTTTGCGATTCTATTCCTCCAGAGCTCATCAGCTTTAGAGTCTATTGGATCGTGGAACTTTCGATCGTCTGTGCTTTTATGCTGTAGCGGTCCCAACTTTGGCTTTTGATCTTTCATAGTCCTCTCCTACTTTCCAACCAAGACTATTTTCATCTAAAGTCTTACTAGCCAACCAATCATGGCCCGTCATAAACCTTGTTTGTCCCAAAAGAAACTTCTTTCCTATCGGCTCTCCATTGGGACCTTTGTAGACTGCAACTTCCCAAGGATGGTTAAACTTGTCAGCATCCTCCTGAATGTTATACTCAAGATTTAGAACTCTAATAAACCCATTAACTGTCATCTTTCTTGCTTGAGCGTTCAAAAAGTCAAACCCAAACCTAGCCCAGGCATATCCACCAACATCCAGATCGGCAAAAAGCCTTATCTCTTTAACACCCCAAGATTTCAAATTAGTTTCCAATCTCTTAAAAAACTTGTGTCCATAACCCTGAGATTGAAATCCTGCCTCCAGCTCCATAAGAGAGAAAGAACAGACATACCCATCTATTTTTGGATCATAGTAGATGTATAGATGGCTCCTTCCTGCATGTTTTCTATTAACACGATACTGAACCTGAACATCTAGATCGTTTTCGTCCCAAAATGCCGCTTTAATACCCACATCATTATCTGCATCAGGTATATCTAAAACAAAAGCATTAAGTATTTTCTCTTTAGTCATTTTTTCATTTGCAACCTTAACATTAAACTTTTCAATATCATCCAGTTTACCTTTCTTCCGGCAGCTTTGGATAGGCCCCAACCTCCAGTAATCCAGTAGTCCTCTCATCCAAAGACCTCTCCCTAGAATCAGTCCTAGTATACTGCCTCACTTGAACTATTTTACCCCTAATAGTTGCAGTATGGGGTTTAACTCGAACTTGAGCTTTTTCTAGTATAACGAAATTCATCCTTCCTCTTCCTATCCCACTTCTTCTTTTTCTCCGCCTGATACCAAGCAGGACACTGCCCTCGTTCTTTATATCCAGAACAAAGTGGAGTACATTTATTAGATACTGCGCATTTTTCTTCCATTTTTTACCCTCACTTACAGAGTTTCTCCTGCAGTGCTTTTACCTTCAACTCCTGCAATTTTATCCTTCCTGGCAACTCGTTATACTCTGCCATAGTTTCTGCTGGTATTTTGCTTCTATCTGGTGTCATCTTAAAAAGATTATCCAACGTAGAATACCTAATATACCAGGCATTTAGAAGATCACTTTCACTCTTAAAATCCAGTCTATCAGAAACATTTTCTATAAACTTCTTCCTAAGGGCATCAACCTCCTGAAAATGTTTGGCTCTAAGATATGTATTATCTATCCAACTATAAACCTGGAAAAATCCACCTAAGAAACCAAACAACAATGCTGTAGCGATTAGTAAATTTTTCAGGCTGGCTTGGACTCCAAGAACTTTCTTTCCATTAGACATCTCAACAACTTCTTTCTTTGGCTTAGTACCTTTTTTGTTCATACTGCCTCCCAAACGGAATAATAGACGACTTGAATGGAAATCCCTTATCAACCTTATCCTGTAGCCACTTGTCAAAGTTCATCCGCTCTTCGTGAAAAATTACAGCCTTGTAATAACGCAAAACATTGGTAGACGTATCTACCATAATGATCCCATTAAAATCTGCATCGTTGATGTAAACAAACCCGACATTCGTCTGAGGGTTATAAATAAAAGTAATCCCCAACATAAGAAATAGCATCACTATCGTCTTTTTCATTTTCTCTTCTCCCTTGCAATCTGCTTTTTCAGAATATCTATAAATGACCAGTTTATGAGATATTCTTTTATGTCCTCATCAGTCATCCTCTCCCTAGCATAACCTATCAATGCAGCTACTAAAGAATCACTCATCTCAACGTCTATTTTGACCCATTTTTCCGGAGTTTCCTTCAAAATCTTTAGAATACCAACCTCCTCATTCTTCTTTTCCAGTTTCTTCATACTCTCACCTCCTTTAAAAAATAACCAATTCTACAGGTTTAAAGTACTCCTTGATCAGATTCAAAACCAACTCTACATTATATCTTTTGCACGAGTATACGTCCACTGAGACAAATCCTCTGAATGGCCAGCAATGAACTTGAGCCCCACTAGTAGTCCAACCAACAAATGCGGAAGGACCACTTTCCCTTGTGTCTTCATTCAGATCATTCCCTACAACTGGACCCATGAAGATTTTCATTCCTAAACCCACACTCAGCTCCTTTAGAAATGAAACTAAATAGCCTTCCATAAAAGGAAAGTCATTCATACCTAGATCGGTAACAAATTCGACCGCACATCGCTGCCTTACCAGATCTGGGCACAACATGGGTCTTGTAACCTTCCCGATACTTACATCTCTCCAAACTTTTTCTGCCACCTATCTACCTCCTTTTATTTGCTACTACCTTTTATCTTTGCCATAGCTTTACTCCTACCCTTTGTCATACAACCCATTGTGCTACCATGAAATCTAAGAAAAGATCCTTTATCATGCAGTTCCTGGCAGGTGGGACACCACCTCATCCTAGATCTCTTAGGTTGAATAACTGCGCAGTTGCTCCAGTCTCCAGTCAAAATTGGTTCACTTATCATTTTCTTTCTCCTTTGTATTAACAATAACTACAGGAACAAAGAAAATTTGCTCCTGTTTTGACTTAACAAGAGTGCGTGACCATTTTCTGCCTGAACTTTGTATAGAATAGGCTTTTATCCAAGAGGCCGGAATATTCCCTACATGAAACCTAGAACTATGAGGAGGATCACCATACAATTTCTCGCCGTCTGGAATCTTAATCTCTAAAACTACCGATGTGGTTCCTTTCTCTCTCCAAGCCGTAGAAGCAAACGCCTCAGCAGTTTTTCTATCGGACGTAAGAAATACCCCTCTCTTAAATCCCTGTTTCGTATCTATAAATACAGACATTCTTGCTGCCTTTGCTGTTAACCCATGTTTCAGTATACTTTCCAAAACAGCAGTAGTCGTGCCATGAAGAAAAACTACAGATTTAACTTTTTTCTCACCCTTCCTTGAAAAAGGATTTACTCTCTCCATCTTACCTTTTCTAGTCCTAGTAAATCCTTTAACCTGAGATTTTTCTAATATTACGTAGTTCATCCAGCTCTTTCCAGCATCTTATAAATCCCAAAAGTTACCATAAAAACCGCAGTCAAAAATACAAAACCTAGTAAAGTATGTTCCCAAGCCTGAAATGCTAGAATAGTTAGAGCAATAAGAATTACATTCAAAAGCACACTCACTACTAATATAAGAAAATTTAGAATCTCACTACTCATTTCTCTACCTTTAACTCCAAAATTGACTTATCTCCATACTTCCCTAAATGGTACTCAGTCTTTGAGAAATCAGTTTCACCATAATCTTTTAGTAGCTTCGTTACCTGCTGCTGTCCCACATCAAAGAGCTTCTGTAATGTTTCATCAAACTTATTATGCTTTATAGTCACTTGGATAAGACTCTTATCAGACTTACCTATCTTACTTATCTCACCTGCTAAAACACCTACCGTAAACTTAGGAGTAAGGAAACTAATTTCTTTACACCCAGCTTTTAAATCCCGTTTTAAAGCTGGACTGAACTTAGCCTTATCTATTTTTTTGTACAACTGATCTCTGTATTTCTCAAATCCCTCTTTCTCGTCTTTTTTAGCGGCCACTCCCATCGCTACTAGAAGCCTTTCTGCTCCTTCTACATACTCAAACATTGAGGGAAGTTTCTCTTTTTGGAATAGAGACAAGTTATCAGCAATCCTAGTAGTCAAAGCCACAGGATCTTTAGTATCCATATCCACAGAATCATGGGTTTCGATTATATCCAACCCCCTATTATACTCTTCCTCACTAAATATCTTATCAACATTCCATAAATCCTTTTGCTCTTCTGCTATTTTCTTACCATAGACACCATGCTGCTTAGTAGCCTTTATTCCTTCTATGCCACCACCTCTAATCACTGGAGTTGTATAACCAACATCATGATTTATCATAACAAAAATAGCCAAAAGCCTATCTTTAGGAGAAACAGTTATTCCAGAAGATTGAAGTAAATCTAACATATCTTTCTGGTTAAGTATATTCTTAACTATATGTCTAACACCGTGGTCAGTAAACTGTTGCCTATTAGATTCTATCTCCTGGTGTACCAGCTTCTTTATACTATCTACACACATGTCGCTCAGATATTTAGCATCAATCCCTTTAAGATCCTCGTTCTCAATAGTAGTCTCAGTTAGACTAACAAACTTATGCATAAGATCAACAGAATCACCTGCTAGATACTTAGTATATACTGTTAACTCATTTCTCATATTAGCAGCTATTGACCTAGCATTATCGGTATCCATAAAACCAGAAACTTCTCTAATTTTAGAATTCTCAGTCCTTATCTCTTTCAGATTCTTATCCATCTGAGATTTAATCTCTTGATAAGAAATAGTCCCTTCAAAATGTTTTTTATCTATATCAAACTGCTCTTTCAACTTTTCGGTTGCCTCAGAAAGCATATCAGTAGTTTGATCAAACTCTGGCATAGGTTCTTCTCTCTGAACAGCCTTTCTCCTAGCTTGACTTCTAACCACAGTCTCTACAACATTCTCCCTACGCTTAGGAATAGGCTTCCTTACAAATCCCTTTGGCTTAATCTGTTGAAGCTTACCCTTAACACTCCTAGCATAGGCTTTATGCCCAGTTTGAGTAGCCTTTTCCATAACAACATGGTAGGACTTTTCTATCACACCCTCTTTTGGTCTCTCCTTTAAAAGAGGATAGCCCTCCTGATAGTTGTCTAAAATCCCAAAATACTTCCTTCTCATAGCAGTCTTCATAATATAGTCAGTCGTAAAAGGAACACCGTAGTATGCTTTACCAGTTCCCCATGTTGGATCAATAACATTCCCCTGCTTGTCTACACACCAAGCGTGCATAACAGGTATCACACTGGCTGCATACCCCTCCACATAGGTCAGATCTTTTCTTTCCGTAGCCAAATGCCAAGCATTCATATAACAGTCTTTTACCTTACCCTCTAGAACATTTTTGGGAAGCTCCTTAGGTGTATAAAACTTACCATGCTTAAGAACAAACTCCTCAACACTGGAGTACTCACGGCCTTCCCGTTTAGCTTCTTTAGGAAACATCTTAGTTACAGCTTCTAAATACTCCATTAGCCCCGTCTTGCCCTGCTCCTGTTGCTCTGGAGTTGGCAGAACAGCAACTCGTGAAACATAACCTCTCACAAACTCCCTCTTTCCCTTACGAGTTCTAAAATATGGTTTAGCTTTTTCTAAGACTACGTAGTTCATTCGGATTCTTTTATACTCCAAATCTTTGACGAACCGTCACCATCGAAACCAAACATTTTACCATCTTTAGGAACCTTAATACCATAGGGCGGATCAGCCAGTATACTACCAGAATGTCCTATATTTCCCCATACTTTCAAATGTTCTAATAATCTAATAAGATCTTCCGAAGCTTGCTTAGAACACTTTATCGTAATAGTTTTAGAATCTTTTACTGCTTTATTAATACTTTTTGCTTCCTCTTCCATCTTCTTAAGGCGTGTATAGTAGTCCGGTATCTCTTTCAAATGGGCCAAAGAAATGTATTTAGCAAGTTCTGGATACTTAGTATGCTCCATTTCTATTTTGATACCCATAGCTAACTCTTTTGGGTCAGCTTTTACTCCATTTCCATGCTCAATAACATCACTAAGCACCCCATAGATCTTCGCCTCAAACTTGTCTGTTTTAATCTTCAGCCTATCCGACAAGTCATGAATCTTCTTATCAGGTGGATTTGGATTGTCAGCAAGAAACTCTATTACCTTTCCTTCCACAGACTTTTTTAGAATTACGTAGTTCATTTCTTTTTCTCCCTTATGATCCTCAAACGAACTGGATCATGCTTCGAACCACCAAAATTAAAATACTCCATTACCTGCCAAAGTAACGACTCATGGCTTTTAAGCTCGTCCTCTTCGTCATCTTCTATAACCATACTCATAGGAACACCCATATTTGACGAAAGCCCTTCTAGCAGATAGCCGTTATCAACGTGCGTTATAGTAAGCGACCACTTCCATAGATCTTTCTCTGGTTCCTCTTTCTTAAAAACCTCTTCTAAAGGTAGAATATCACAAGGCTTATCGCATTTAGTACACCTAAACCAAGAAGTCCCAACTTTCTGTTTTTTCGGATCATCTCCTATAAAATCAGGAAAGTCTGAAAATACAATCTGCGCCTCAGCTCTACAACACTTGCTAACAAAAAATTCGTTTTTCATATCACCTCCAACGTTTCAACCCTACAAGTTTAAACCCTAAAAATAATAGCAGCAAAAATATAAAACCCATAACAATCACAGACGCTATTATTAAAATTGCTTCCCCATGTCGCTTCTCCTTTCGACAAGAATTCTAACATCCACCGTCATCTCATCACCGGGATTCAACTCCAAGTCTTCGACTAACGACCATGTTACAAACATTGCATTCATTTTGGCATCTACTGCAACCGTATGATTATGTGAAGACATATCAGCTTTCAAGACTTTTACAATTTCCCTCTTATACAACTTATCAACTATCAAAACTCTACCGCTCCTTTAAACATAACTCTAGAAATTTCTGTATAATTCCAACTCCTGCATTCACTCTACGTTGCAATTTATATTTTCCGGGCGTTTCCGATACTGCAACCCGTGGCACCCCTGAATGAAACATAAAATCCTCAAACGAACCATCACAAAATTTGTAAACTATCCCTTTTTTACATATAGGCCCTTTCTCTTTTTCACTGGCATCAGTATAGGCTATTCCTTCAAACGCCTTAGGAAAATACTTACACAGCTCCCTTTTAAGCCCGCTAGTAAATCTACCCGATCTGGTACCATGTTCAAACGTATACAAATAGTATTCCTTAGTAGTCACATCCTCATGAAGTGACAAAAATCCGTCCTGAGCCAATGGACGGATAATACTTATATTATCCATCAGTATCTTACCTTCTGGAGAAAGCTGTTCCCCAGTTTTCTCAGTATGACAAAAACCAGAATTAGTTTTTATTCCCTGTGAACCGTAGCGCTTTCTCCTAGCAAATCCATAAGAGTTCACTATAGGTATGATTGACACATCCACCTTATCCAACCATTTCTCATCACATTGAGTGTTCAACCATTTGAGAATAGCCCAGGGACCTGCCACCTCTTCCCCATGGAAACCAGCTAATATCAAAATCTTAGGATCCTGATGATCAAAAGAATAAATATCACGTGTTCTAACTAACCACATTTCATATTCATCAAGCTCACCCAAAGGTCTTAACCAAAAGCCTTTCTCAGCACAAACTTTAAATAACATCCTATTATATTTATGAATAGCTGCCATACTAACTCCAATACTTTTCCAGATTTATATTTCCTCAGGCTCACTAACCCTAAAGATATAGGATTTATACTGCCAACAAAGCTTTCTAATAAACTGCTCTGGGTCTTTCTTGGGATCTATCCAACTATCTTTACCAGAATCCGCAGGAACATAAATGGGAGTCTTTAGCATAGATTTCAATGCTAAACTATTATCCGATGGTATAAACTTCTCACCATCCCAGGCTACACTCCTTTGTATTTCTTTACCATTTTCTATAGAATAAGTCTTTACAGTTATCATGATTTTCTCCAGTCATCAACTAGGTCTTCCAACATAGCTTTTCCTTTGTCTAGATACTTCTTAACAATCCCTACTCTTTTACGATAGTTACTAATAGCTTTATTATCAAAACCTAGTACCCTAAGAACATTTTCTCCCTCCCCCTGTGAATCTACCACCTTTTCCATAAGCTCTAGAGGAACTTCTTTATTTAACACCCTTTCAACTAACTCACCATTATGCGTAAAATCCCACCTGTTATCACTATTACCAAAAGACAAACCGTTATCTATTAACTGTAATTTGCCCCCCTTCGTAACGAAAAAATTACGGCCGTGCCTATCCATATTTTCACACATAAAATCTAAAAACCCACTTCTTATTTCATCTTTTTTATATCTATTTCTCCTATCCCCACCACCTTCCACATTACCATCCCATACCCAACTCATTACTGATCCTACCCCTTCCTGAGGATCATTCCTAACATAAGTTTCAGGAACCAAATCATCTAACCCAAGTACCTTAGCTATTGAATAAGTAGCTGCTTCTCTCCTGAAGTACTCTCCTTTAAAACCCCTATTAATAAAGCCTGCCCTTGCCGGAGATTCACCCCAAGATGGTTTCCAACACCCTTCTCCATTATCTTTAAACTTCATCCTAAAGGTTTGATTTATTCCACCACCTAGTTTTTCAACTTCGTCTAAAGCTCCAACCTGAAAATACTCCTTATGTGGACCACCTGGTAAAGCCCTTATAGCTTCCCACTCATTGGGTTCGAGTTTGATACCTTCTGGCCTAGGTTTCCTAAGTCCTGCCTTTTCCAATGACCTCTCATATCTACTATCAGATTGGTCTGGAAACACTTCTTTTACCCTAGCCATAGCAGTTTCCCAAGTAGTATACTGACCTTGGGCTATTTTCTTTCTCAGGTATTCTGCTATCTTGTTAGAATCAACTCCTATTCTCTGAATTTGAGTTCTTTCAGTTCCAGCCCTGGGTGGAAGGTTCCGTTCTCTTTCCATCCTTTCAGCTTCCCTATCTGCTCTTTCGTCTAATCTTACGTCTGGAGGTTCACCTGCTTCTTGATGCCTCGCGCGAGGTAAGTTTACCATAATACTTCTTGCTATACGTTCAAAATCCTTCAACCTGTGTTTATCTCGAATATCAGGTCTTACTCTGTTCTCTATAGGATCCATCAACGGGCGGGGATAGGCAGGCTTACCCCTCTGACCATACAAATATCTGATATAATACTTCATATACATCTTTTCTCTGCGGTCAGTAAGTTCCCCTACTAACGCTTTCAACTGACGGCCTACATCTCCCCCCAACTCCTCTGTCCTAGCTCCCGCTGTCCATCTTATTGCTAAATAGGGCCTTCCAGTTTTTGGCTTAACCGGAACCTTTCTAGCTACCAGTGGCCTCCTATGATGTCTCCAGGCTTTTTCTAGTACAACATTAGGTAGTTTTACTTTTTCTAAGATAATATACTTCATTAAAATCCTAACTTATAAGTGCTAGTACCCCTAGCAGAACCACCATACCTAGGTGGCTGCAAATGGCCACCGCTTCTTAACCTATCTAATCTTTTCATAACTTTAGCTATCTTGCTGTCTACATCTTTGCCAGCCTTCTTCTGACGAATTAGTTTCACATATTTGTCTACCAATTTAAGCACCTCAGAGTGAACCACCTGAGAAGCTACTCCTTGAGTAGCTCTAACCTGTTCCAACTTACCATGTCTAACTCTTGAGTAGGCTTTAGCTTTTTTTAATATTACGTAGTTCATTCCTCTTCCACTATAACAAATAGAGATTTTTCTAACCTACCATGAATAGTAGCATCCATCGTCTTCATATGTTTAATTGCTTCTTCTTTTAACCTAATGATATTCTTAAGATAATCAGCTATTTTATCACTACTGGATTTTTCTATACGTTCGAACTTTTCCATAGCTGTTATTCGTTTTAAAGTACCTTTCAACCCCTCCACTTCATTCTGCATTTTAGAAGTAAGACGTTTGAACGATTCCTCAAACAAATCCTTGTAGGGAAGAGTTTCCCTTGGGTAGGATAAAAACTTATGCTTAAATCCACTAGCCTCAAACTCAGTCTGAAACTTATTCTCCTCTTTGGATAGATTTTCAAATTTAGATAGTAAAGGACGAATCCTAGACATCACACCTTCTTTCTTTGTAGCGTATTCTTCCACTTGCTTTTTTAGTTTCTTTAGATCAACGTCCAAAGAAAAATAGTCATCCAAATCCTTAGAAAATCTAGCATAGTCATTACCAAGCCTATCTCTAGCTCCCTCTTTAGGAATCTCACCACGTTCCTGCAGGATAGCACCCTTCTGTGGAATTCTCTGCAGTTTGCCTCCTTTTATACGAGTATAGGCTTTATGGTGAGGATCTTCACCCACTGGTCTCAGCATCCTAGCTTTTAGGAACTTAACTTCACTCATGGTTATCCTTTCCATTTATTCCTCCAACTTTTTAACTATTTCTAGAGTTTTACCTTCTTTACAATGGGGGCAATAATCCTTAATCAGGACTTGTGGGTTAGCTATTATTTTTTCAGATTCTTTCTGACATTTCTTACATTTTACCAGGTACTTCATCAATCTTCTCCTTTACCATTTCTACTATCTGACTAGTTTCCTGCAATCCCTCTTCGTATGAAGCCCTAATAGCCTCCTGAAAAGGCTCTACCAGCTCATCAAATTCAGCTTTAAAGACCTTCATAGTCCGATTTAGGATATTCTTAACCTGCTTATCTGAAGGTTTCACATTAGGATTCAACTTCTCCAGATAACGAAATTCTTCCCTAGCTGCTTCAATAGCTTTAGCATAAGCTTCATTAACTTTGGTTATAAGTTCCGACTCCCTTTGCTTAAGCTTCTGGTCATTCTGTTCTATTAAACCCTTGATTTCTACCATTCTCAACTCCTATATATCAAATGTCTAATTACTAATTAAAACCTCGTACAACTCAGAATTTAAAGCCTCAGGGGTGTTTTACGAGCTATTTACAGCTTTTTTGCCCTTCTCAAAGTCCCTAACCTCTTTTTCACTCATTGGAGCAGCAATAAAAAAAGACACATCCTTGTTTGTAGCAAAAAGTAATAAAGGCTCACCAAATATATTCTGAAGATCCTTAGTTAGTAACTCCATATCTGTTGGATGCATCTCCTCTTTAACATGGACTACTAGAATATCTCTCACAATCTTGTATTCTACAGGTCTAAAAATACCAGCCATCTTTAGATTTCCACGTTTTTCTACATAATAGGGAACTATCTTATAGAGTTCTTTGCCGTTTTTCATCCTCTATCCTTGTCAAATTCTAGAACTGGCAAACCCTTTTGATATACTATTCTCCTTGCTTGACTTCTACTAGCCTTTAGTATTATCTCTTCAGTTCTAAAATCGAAATCTATACCACAGTTGGTACAATGGATAGTATTGTTTCCCTTATAAACCCCAAAGTTATTAACAGAAACCCCACAGTTTACACAAACCATTATTCCACCAAGGTTAGCGTCCAGAAGTCATCTGCCAACTCGGAATTTAGTATGTAATCATAGGGGATTGTGAAGTATCCACTGTTATGGACAAACACGCCACAGGATAAAGCAAAGTTATTACAATTTTCTCTTTCCACTCTAAGATCATAAGTTGGAACCGAAATATTAACCTGTTCCACACTAACAACTTTATGGTTCGTACCCCACCTTACTGCATTAAGCCGTTTCGCATTTTCACTTCTTGCTTGCTTTTGTATCTCAGTTATGACTATTTCCCCACTCTCATATTTTCTTCTTAAAGTTTTGCTAATTTTATCCCCACTTCTAATTTTCTGAGCTTCACCGTAAATTTCTTTTGGTATGGTGTCTCTAATCGCCTTCCACTCATCAAGACTAGTATTAGGAAATAGTACCTTATACAACCCAAACAGAGTTGTATTTGAAAAATAGTCCTCTCCATATCTTTCAATCAAAGTATTCCTCCACTTTTCTACACTTTCCTCACTATTACTAATAAGACCAGCTTTTCTTCCGTTTTGTCTCCTAGCCTCTATCTGCCTCTCAGTTAAACAAAGCTCCCCACTTGCAATTTTCCTATTATACTCACGAAACGTTTCCGCCGAAATCTTAGATAATCTATCGTAATTTTCAGACCAGGCTCTCCTTATACCTTCAGCTCTCTTCTCTGAACATTCATGGATTCTATGATGCACACACTCAGGAACTAATTTTAAATTTTCAGGGGTATTGTCCTTAATATTATAATTCTGATGATGTACTATTAATCTGCAATTCCCCTCGCAGCCGTCTAAATGATTTTCAAATGACCTTATACCAAGACTATGAACTACATTCCAATGAGTAGTTATCCACTTCATACTACTAGGAGAAAGAAACTTCTCGTAGCCATGATTGTTACCCCTATAAAGAGGCATTAAGCTATCACCAGTATCCAGCTTTGAAGCTTCCTTAAAACTCCCATCTCTCATCATCCATAGGTGATCTGAAGTACACAAAATAGATTCCTCATTGTCCAGCTTAACCTCTACCATATCTGATCTATATCCAGAAGAAATAGGTTCGGCTAGAGCTGGAACTATCTTCCTTAGAGAAGTGTCGTAGGAGTACACCCATACCTTTTTTCCTAAAGCATGAAGTTCTTCTATAGAAACTTCTCTACCATCCAAAGTAGAAATCTTAGTATGACCAGCCAAACATTTCCCCCAGTCTGAACCCCAGGAGTTTCTACAGATGAACTTACCATCTAGAGTCCTCCCACTAAACCAATTCCAAGGTTTCCAGATCAAACTTAGGTTATTTCTAAGATATCCTACTATCAAAATAGCATGCCCGCCTAGTAGGCTTTCGGTTAAACCGGGCATCGGAACCTCTCCAGACTTTTCAGCCGCCATAAAAGATTGATAAACTGAGATTCCTACTACTACTGGAAACCCCTCGAAAAGGCGACTTTCTATTTCCACATCATTCTGCTCCACCCTTTGATATAGTAGAGCCTGATGTTCTAACCCCTCATTATACGCCAACTCACTAGGTTTATCTTTAAACTTACTTATATCATAGGGCCAGGTAGGAATCTCTCTACAGGCGCCATAATCATTTACCACTTTTATACCGTCCCTTATCATAGCCCCCGAGTCCTCATTTGCTGTTCCTATTACCTCTCTAGCATTATAATAGATAAACAGTTTAGAAGGTGTAAAAGACTCCTTATTCTGAACAATTTGTAGATACTGAAGATCACCCGCCACAGCTTCTGCCACGCAACTGCCCAATGCGCCTTGGTCCCAGACTTCTGGCATTTTTGACCTAAGATCCCAAGAGTTAGGTCTCTCTTTGATAACCTTCTTCGGTGCTTTATAAAATAAGTCTCTTACATCTGGAATATCTGGAATCCAACCAAACTTTTTCTGATTTCTCATAGTTACCATGTTTTAGACCTCCTTTAAAGGTAGTTCATTTAGAATGATTTTAGCATACATTCTACGCTTGTCATCAAACCCCCATTTTGCCAACCTAATATACCCATCTTCCATTTCCAATACTGTAAAACCATTAGGATGAACCACACACCCACAGTTAAAATATGGAGGAGCAAACTCGGCATAATGTATATGTCCACAAATCAAAGGTTGCTTCCTACTTTTAGACCAGTCAATTAACTTCTGACGTTGTGCTATATGCCTAAGCTCTGGATCGTTCTCAAAAGGGTTACCTACTCCTATAGAATTCAAAGGAGCCCAAAGACTCCGAACTAATCTCCTACCAATTTTCCAACCCTCATCGTTCATGCGCTCTCCCTGCATGCCATGAACCATTATAAAATTCTTACCACAAATCCTTATACCATAGGCTTCTTCTATTTCATCCTCAAGCTCATGGTCGTGGTTACCAACAATATCAAAATACCTACCCTCTTTACTAAACTTTTCAAACAAATCAAACACCCTAAAGTGCCCAACCTTTATATCGTTCAAATTAGAATTTTCCCACAACTCAATCTCATCTCCTACTGAAAATACAGTAAACTTGTCACTGTAATACTTCTCAAAAGCAAATAGGAATACCCCCTCATTCTGAGTAAACCCATCCTTCTTATCACGAGTTCCTAAATGAGCATCACTAAAGAATACCAACTTGTCTTTCTCAGTAAAAGTCAACCAAATCAGATCTGGAGAACTAAGTAACCCATCCAACCGTTCTTCTACTTTCATACAACTCCTATGTTTGAATAGACTTTTCTTTCAGAGCATCAGTTATAGCCTTAGATAACTCTTCCAAAGACTTAGAAAAATCACCAAAATTACTACTAGCGGCGGGTTTAAGAGCATCTATAGGTGTAAAAGTTATGGTAATCTGATTCAAAGCAAGTATGCCTACAACTGACTTTAGAAAATCAGGAAGCATTTGTAAAATCTGCGGATTCTGAACCAGTAATGCAACAATAGCTCCCCACATATCTACCTCCTATCAGTTCCTAGACGTATACCTCCGCTCCCGCTAGGTAGTGGTTGTTTGTTACTAGCTTCTACCACTTTCATAGCTTTTACCAGACTGGTTCTAGTCCCATGAACCTGAACCGATAGAGTATCATATAAACCAACAGCTGCCATAGCTTGAATAAATCCATACAAACTATAATTAAACACGTTTACATAGGTCATTGCTAAATTGTTATAAGGCAAACTGGCTAATGACAACCCTATTGCCACAACTAGAGTAAACAAGTTTTTCAGCCTGTCAGAAAGTATATCTGTCCCATCTGCCTTTTTGAAAAATGAATAAAGGTAGGACAAAATTGCCGACAGTAGAAACGGAAAAGTCACTCCACCAATTGTAATTTCAATATCTCCTATATTCATATGCTACCTCCTTGTGCTTTAATCATTTTAGACTCCTTTTCTAACTATTACTGAACTTAGATATTTCTTAGTTTTAGTATCCCATAACCCAACACTTACTCTTCCCTTAGGGTGCCACTCAGGAGTTATCCCCGCAGAGTCTAAAAGTATCTTCCCACCCTTCTGTATCTTACGAAGTTCATTGTACCAACAGTACCCAACATGCAATCGTATTTCTATAGTTCTATTCTTCACACCATGTAATGCTAATCTGTTCAACTTTATAATCCAGATTGATTTCTCAGGACAACCATACATCACCTTTTCAACCGCCAGAATATAGGGCTTCTCAATTTTTACAGGCACACTGGCTCCTACAGGTGAAACTGGCTGAACTATGGGTACAGGTTCTGGAGGTTTAGGTGGAATAGGAACTAAAGGCCAAAAATAAATTGCAAATAAAGCAAATAAAACAACTGCGATAGTAATAACTATTGGTTTAGTCTCTTTTTTCATCATCTTTCTTCTCCTTATTCTCCTTGCTCTTCTTATCTTTTCCCTGTCTCTGGTCTTCCTCTTCCTTTAGGGCCTTTTTCTCTCGCTTCTCTTTATCAGCTTTCAAAGACTCACCAATAGTCTTACCCTCATGTTCAGCTCTATGTGCACCAGTCCACTTATACAGCACATCTCCCCATTTATTCTCATTCACATATTGGATATCACCTTCTAGTTCCATCTTCTTTAGTTCCTTTTTGACAATTTTGCGATCTATCCCACTATGTTTAGCAATAGCAGTAGCTTGAACCCAATCGCCTTCCTGTGGTTTGTACTTCTTTAGAAAGTCTTTTACTGTTTTAAACTTTTCTTCTTTCCCTTCACCACCTAATTCTCCTACTCCCTTCTTGTCACCCTTTTTAGGAAGGTTAGAGTCTAAAGATTCCTCATCATCTCCCTTATTCTCGTCCTTCTTATTTTTACCATTCTTTTCATTCTCGTTCTTTGAGTTACCATCTTTTTCTACATGCTCATGTAGGATTTGATATTTATTACCTTTTTCATCCCTAGCAGTAACTCCATGCTGACCTACTGCAGTAACATCTACTTTTTTATCACTATCAGGAACCATTATTACATGACCCACTTCCGTATCACTCTCATTACCCTCTTCCTGTTTTTCTTCAGGCTCTTCTTCAGGCTCTTTTTTAGGTTTCTTTTTAGGCTCTTTCTCTTCCTGCTCCTCAGGATCTTTAACTGCTTTTCTAACCAATAACACATACCTTATGTCATCCGATTTCTCCAGTTTACCTTTTAGATATGATTCCAACTCATGTCCCTCCCCAGATTTAACGTGACCCTTCTCATTACTATAGTGAGCCCATTCGCCTGTTTTCTTCTTAACCATCATTAAATCTCCTGAGTCTAGTTTATGATACATATGTGAATTTTTATTTTTTATGGGGCTCTTCTCATAACCATGCCCAGTCAGAATACTATACCTCAAATGAGGCTTAACAAAATGACCACCCGCCTGATGACCTTTCACTTGGATCTCTTTCATATGTACTCCTATTTTAGTTTTCTTTCTACTTCCAGTACAACTTTAGATGCTTCCTCAATAAGTACTGTTTTGGTTTCCACATCTGTAACTATCTTTTTAGGTGCACTAGCTTCTAACTTTTTAACATTTTCTATTACAAATCTACCACCATTTAGTGAAGGATCACCATTAACGTTAAAAGAGTATTTCCTAAATAGCTTAGTAAGAAACTTTCCAAAAAATAGAAAAAGTATACTAACAACTATAGCCAAAAGCTCTTCCACAAACAAATGCTTAAGTAAAAAAGGCTCACAAGGTTCAAAAAGCAAAGTATAGAAAGCGATACTCCTTCGCAAAAAGATAGCAAAGTTAGCTAATACATAAAAACTCCAAGCCATACTCCAGTACTCTGTTCTACCTACAACAGTAAATAGTCTAATACCGTAATAGATCACCAGAGCCTGTAACAAAACGGTAAAAGCACCTAAAACTACAGTCGTATTATACATTTAACCCCCTATCAGAGAGAAAAAAGACTCCAAGTTTGTCCTACAGCACCTTACTCTCTTTATCCATCAACTCCGTCTGAACCCGCGCCAGCTGCAACCCTATAGCTAAAACATATGCCCTCGTACTTGGATTTTTAGCGGCATTGGACATCTTTAGCTCATTTCTTTCCTTAATAAGAATATCTCTAAGTTCACGGGTCTCTTCTATTGTAAGATTAGGAAATTTTTCCACAAGTTCATCCTTTCTATAATGTATTGGTTGTTTTATTATATCTTTTACAACATCCCCTACTGCATCCCAAAAAATACTCATTTTGGTTTCTACAGCTACTATTCTATTCGATACATCTATAAGATTAACCGTACCTATTTTAGTCTCTAACGCTCCTACCCTATCAACTAGACCCTGAAAATTATATCCAGTAATCTTTCCAACTTTCTCCTTCAATGCCATAATAGGACCAAAATAGGTAAACAAAAATCCTAATACGGCAACTAAAAACAGTAGTATTCCAATATATTCAGGTTTCATTTCACTTCCCTCTATTTTTCTTCACCTTGTGTCATCTCTTCTCCAAAGTCTGGTTGCTCCTCGCCTTCTGCACCTTCCTCTTGACCAAAATCTTCACCACCTCCAGGACCTCCACCCTGTCCTTCCTGCATTTTTTGCATTGCCAGCTGATTCAAATAGCTCAAATAAGCAGAATTCATTATTACATCACCGCCCATATCATGACCTAATGGTTTAAGATCATACTCAGCCCTAATCTCATCTATAGTCTTAAAGTTCTGAACCTCTTTTAGACGCATCTCTTGAAGCTGCTCCTCCGTTTTGGCGTCCAAACCCACAAACTCAAACTCATACCTCCCATCATATACTCTATATACTATGTCTTTATTAACCTCAGTCTGTAGAAACCTAAGTAACGGCCTAAGACCTTTGTCTCTAGACATCTTCTGCTTGGATTCACCGTGGGACTCAAACACCGGAGGCTGAGCTGTCTGGGCTCCACCTCTCATATCAAAACCTATCTCAGAGGGGTCTATCAGATAAACTGCACAAGCTATCTTAATCAAATAGTCTATCCAATTAGAATATTCCATCTGTTTGTTGCTCCTAGAAAGATCAACATAGTTTAACTTACCAGATGGAGTATTGATAATAGGAGTTCTCCAAGCATTAAAAACTCCCATAATCTGAGCATGCCATTGTCGCCTAAACTCATTTAATTGATCCTGCGGTACATTACCCTCAAGTTGAATTATACCCTTAGGAGCAGAACCTTGCGAATTATGGACAGCAACAAAATTAGCTAAAAATAGATGCTTGTCATCAAAAACTTCTATATCCCCCATTGGCTCATACCCAATAGGTTCTTTATCCAAAACGTCTACAGGAGTTTGCATAAAAGTTCTAAGCCATTCTGGAACTTCCAATCCTAAACTCTCTAACATACCTATCGCTCTGGGACGACTAAGCTTATGACCACCACAAGAAGCCCCTACAATCAACCACCCATCTCTCTTGGAAAGTGGGCTATTGCCAATACCTTTCTTTTCGTACTGGTTACTTCCATTTGTAGAATATTTCCTATGTTCATCATAGATTTTATTTGCTAAAATTTTAGATAAAGTAGGATGAAGTCTATCCCATCTACTTTTAGAACTTTCAGATCTAACCAAATTATCTCTAGATTTTATAGATTTAGGATCAGTTTGTAGAAATCCAATCTTCCTAGCAAAAGCTGCCACATCTTGAACTAAAATACCACCATGTTCAATTCTCCAACCGCTACCTCTTTGGTTGGAAGCCACACCTACTGACCACAGACACTTGAGAACACTTAATCTAAATCTAACTCCTTTAACACCAAAACTTGGTGTTCCTGCCCATCTATACCCCTCATTGGTTCCATCCGCACTAAATAAACCACTAAGCAGTGCGCATCTTATCCAAGAAGGCAATCGAAAGAAAACCGGCGGTATACATCTATCATCCTTTTTAGAATCCTCTGTTGAAACGAATCCCAGATCGTACAACCACTCTAGAACACCTTTGTGTCTAATACAAATTCCCTCACTACTTTTTGTGTGCTGTATATTATATTTCTGACACACACTGGAAAATCTCTCTGTTATGTCATACTCTCGGTATGGGTTAGGAGCTATTGGTAATGAACTCTTACCCCAGTATCCATCCCCCAAAGCAAATCCAATCATTTTCCAAAACTCAGGATCTTCAACTACTTCTTTGGTAGGGATCCATTGTTTTCCTCTATCATAAGGAGTAAAATTCATTTCGTAGCCGGAAACTTCTATAGTTTTTGACTTTAAAATCTGGGTGTACGGGCGAACTTCTATCCTAGATAAGGTTTTAGAATACTGATTTCCTATAGTTTGAAAATGACCATTATGTTTCACCGCCTGGTCTTTCTGCTCTTTAGTATGAGGTTCAACCCAAACAGAAACCTTCTTAGGTTCTCCATACAGTTTTCCAACCTTCAGTAAATCATAGTTCATAGGAAAATCACAATCTTGACAACTGAGTAAAGCGTAATCACCCGGCTGTAGATCCTTTTGTTCTTTCCACTCAGGTTCTCCTGTAACTGTGTCCTTAGGGATCACATAAAACTTATGCTCTGGGCTTGTTTCTAGTTCTAAACCATTCCACAACTTAGTACGTACTAAAGGTCTAATTCCTGTTGCAAAAGCCCTAGCTTTTGCCCAATCTCTACCATTCCAAACTTCAAACGTTTTACCTATTAGATCCTTGAGTTGAAAGACTCCTGCCTTAGTTCTACAATAATTTCTAAGACTCAGACAAAAGGCTCGGCGATTATATTCTTCTGCCCAAAGATGAGCCGTAACAGTATTAACCAGTATCTCTAACTCAGACACTCCATAACCATTCTGCCTAAGAGCCGTTCTTGGATTACGAATACCAAACCCTAACTCCTGCTCAGTGTAGGTAGTCATTACTCTACTATCTATAATCTGAACATACCTTATATCTTCTGGTCTAAGAGATTCCTTTTGGATAGATCCCATATCAGTCTCTATCTTAGGTGGTGCAGCAAAACCTCTCAAACCCATTATATCTTTGAAATACCTGGCCGTAGTAGCCAACCTAATGGAAGATGCGTCTATCGCCAAAAACGCCACAGGATAGTTTCCTCTTCCGTTTATAATTTCATAGGCCATTTGGTCATAGGTAAGACTGTCCCTCGTTACTTTCCTTAGATAGGTATCGAAGTTATCCCGCTCTTCTTGTAAAAGTGAAGAAACTCCAGTATTGGAAACCATATTCTGGATTTCTTCCATCCGAGTTTCATCGTTTTTATCTGGCTTCTCTTTCCTATTTTTCAAAACAATCTGAAAACCTACATCATAGGGAGATTTAGGAGGTGAAGAAAAAGCTGAGACCTGATTAACCCTAGTATTTATAATTGCCGCTATAATAGGATTCCTTTCTGACATTGATCTCAAAACCTCATAGGTCAACATCATAGGGCGCTCTTTATATTTCAGTGTCTCCAAAAGCTGAAATGGATCTCGAAGCAAAGACTTAGCCTCTGCAGTTTCTTGGGCTTTTCTAAGCTGCTCTTGCCATTGGGCTGTAAGCTCTCTAGCCTTCTCCTGAACCTTCTGGTCAGAGACCTCAACCATCCGCTGCTCAACTTCAGTGACTCTTTTGACCACTTCCTGGTCAATCTTGCCCTTAAATAGAAAATCAAATATCGCCATAACTACTCCTTAGGTTTCTTACTCTTTCCATATGCATCATACATATTCCTCTCCTACGCTACTCCTACAAACAGAACCCCTCTTGGATCTACCTGATGAATCTCCCCTGACTCGTGATCTCCTATAAGAAATCTAGAATAAACTGTTACTACTCCAGTTTCCTTATCCGTTTTGTGCCAAGTATAGACATCTAACACACCATAAGGCATTTCAGGTTTCATAAACGAGATGGCTGGTTTAGATTCCTTAGTGAGCTTGCTTTCTATAAGTTTAACTTTTACAATAAAAAGAGCTGACATATTTTTTATCCTTTTACAAAAATAATGCGGGCATGTCAACCTCCACAATCAAACTAATCTAAGTTACCCTGCTTAATGCGTTTTTCATAAGCTCTTCTAAGAGCCTTAGGAATATAAGTTCCTGGCTGACCAGTACCTGGGTTTCCTATCTTTAGCTCCTGGTTTCCTAGCTTTCTCAAACTCTTCATCCAACGTTACTACATAAACCTGTTTCATATTAAGCCTCCTTAGTTTAATAAATATCTAATCCTAACTCTTTCTACACAACCTGAGTAAATCTCCATTGCGTGCTCCAAAGATAAACAGGAAATACCCTTTACCTTATCACCATCCCGCATTATCACCACGTAGTTCCCTATATAACCTTCAAACAAACCTATTTCTATTCCCAATAGATCTAGGTGCATACCTTCTATCTGTCTAAGACCATTCGGAAAACTATTCATACACTCCTTATGCGTTACAAATAACATAACCAGTAACAGACCATTGTAAAGTAACTGTCACTTGGTTAAAGTTGCTATGAACTATAAGCCTTGGATTAATTACATCCCATTTCCCATCAGTCCTATCTCTTACCACAACCACATTAGGAATAACACCAAAATTATGAGAAACAGTTACCACTGAAGAACTAGTAAACCTAGTTGAAAGATACCTGCTTGTACCTCCTCCAGTTCCAGACGCTCCTGAATAGCCTGAGAGCCCACTAACTCCTACCCCAGTAGTTCCTGGTACTCCCTGCGGTCCAGTTAGTCCACTAAATCCACTCCACCCAGAAACTCCTAAACCGGAAAACCCAGAATACCCAGAAGCAGAAGCTTGACCATCTTTACCACTATAACCAGATATACCATATCCTACAAATCCTTGAGGTCCTGAGTACCCGCTAAATCCAGAATAACCTTGAATACCAGTCCCTCCCTGAGGTCCTGAAAATCCAGATATACCTAATTGACCATCTTTGCCTGACCAGCCACTAAACCCAGACTGACCACCTGCTCCTGGCACTCCCATAAATCCTTGTGGGCCAGAATAACCAGAATAACCAGATATACCAGTGCCTGATCCTCCTAACGCCGAATATCCTGAAAAACCTGATACCCCACCACCACTAGAAACTACTGCCGTTCCTATAGTGGCAGTAGATAATGAAATAATACACTGATTAGCAGTTCCCCAAACGACTGATTGAGGAATTATTTGATTACCAGTACTATTAAATACCTGAACTAAAACCTCCCTCATTCCTAAATTATGGTTTATAATCCAAGTAGTAGAATTCACAACCTGGTTATGAACAAAATTAGATCCACCTTTGCCAGAATAGCCCGAAACACCTAGACCTCCTACTCCTGAATATCCTGAATATCCAGAAGCTGTAGCTATTCCATTTAACCCTGAAAAACCCGACCTACCACTATACCCGGAATAACCTGAGATACCCAGTATTCCTACTCCTGAGTAGCCTGACCTGCCACTATAGCCACTATAGCCTGAAGACCCTCCACTTACTGGATTAGCAGTTACACCATCTCCTATTAATAGTTGCTTAGTATCTGATTTATAGTAGGCATGACCAAGAGCAGGATCTGGAGTCACCCCTACCGGCCACGGAATAGTGTACTGAGCTGCTCCCATGTCTAAAGACTTTATATCTATAGAGCTTGAAGATATCCATTTAGTACCATCACTTTTTAGAATATTACCTGATGCTCCCCAATCTGGAACAAACCCACTATAACCATTCGACATCTTTCTACCTCCTGAGATTAGCCTCTTTTATGGGATACATCTTATAGAGGAGATCTTATAGTTCCTCCACTTTTCAGTTAACTGAAACAATCTAGGAAAAAGTTCCTTAAATGCCTCACAAAATGGAGTTTTCTTATTATAGGTACCATAAGTAAGTTTTCTTGTGTAAGGACAACCCGCTTGGCACACATCTACCCATTGACAAACTTGACACTCTTCGAAACCTTCGGCTGACCACCGTTGAGGAAACCTTAGATCACTAAACTTATGAGTGTCTATGTGCCCTACAACTGTTGATAAATCAGGGTTACAACTTCTCAAAGTTCCATCCCAATCTATGATTGCCAACCACGAACCACAGCAGTATGGATTGTCTCCTTTGGTCAGTGGGATTATAGTTCCTGGATACACAGGATAAGTCGTTTCCATTATTGAATTAGGATATATAGGCTTTGGAGCAAATAAAAGAACATCAAAAACATCATGCATAGCCTTCTTGTACTTAGTCAAATATCCTTCTCTATTAGCTCCATCATATAGCCTATTGATTCTTAAAGTAGAACAATCATACTTAACCGCTAATTCAGCCAGTTCTTTGGCTCTTCCCATATTCAGCTCATCAAAGACTGGAGCTAACCCACAATGAGTAAGTACACTAAGAACCTTTTGAATCTTATCCTCCACTTCACCCAAAGAAGCAGTAGCTGGATTTATACATACTCTTAAATCAAACTGCTTAGCTTTGTGAAGAAATTCGCTAGTAATAAAGTCCCCATTAGTAAATACACTATACTTATATTCTGGATGTGCCCTCGTATGAAAAGGCAGTCCCTCTTCTAGCTTATTCAGTATAGAAAAAATTATTTCCTTATCCATTATAGGCTCACCACCAAGGAAGTTAACTTTCACCCATTTTACTTTTTCATCTTGGCAAGTAGAAATAATCCAGTTAGATACTTTATCCATTACCTCAGAAGTCATTACACCATCTCCATGCGGATAGTAGCATTCTGGACAACTTCTATTGCATCTGTTACTGACATACATTATTATATGTAAATTTTTCATATAGCTCTCTGTGGGAGTTTTTCCACTTCTCAGTCAATTCCAAAAGTTTGGGCCATATTTTCTTATGAACTTCACAAAATGGGGTCTTCCTACCATAAATTCCATAGGCTATCTTTCTAGTGTACGGACATCCTCCTTGGCATAAATTTAACCAGCTACACTCCTTACATTCTGACAAATCCTCAGCGTTCCATTTTTGAGGAAATATAAAATCTTTCAAATGTAAATGAGTCCTAATGCTTCCAATAGTTGAGTCATAGTCTGGGTTGCAACTCCTCAGCATTCCATCCCAATCCACTACAAACAATCCCTTTCCGCAGGAATAAGAATTCTTATTCCCATTAAGTCTCAAAGGAAAAACTGAATCTATAACCCAGTTAGGCCAAGCTGGTTTCGGAAAAGCCAGTAACACATCTAGCATCTCTGATGCTTTCCTTCCATATTCCTCTATGTATTCAGAATTATTTGACCCTTGGTACATTCGGTTTATTCTAATAAAGCAGTTATGCTTTACAGCCAATTTAGCTATCTCAGTAGCCCTTGATAAGTTAGCATCATTGAGACAAACAAATAAAGCACAGCCTTTACATACTTCTTTAATTTTCAAAATTTTATTTTCTACATCTTGAAGGCTATCATATGATGGATTAAGAGCAATTCTTATACCTCTAGATTTAAGTTCTTTTAAAACTTCTGTCGTGATCAAATCTCCATTAGTTGCCAGTGTATATTTAACATCAAAAACAGGAGGTAGAGCCTCAGGGACATACCTTTCGAACAGATCAACCATGTATAAGCAGTTATCCATATTAGTTAAAGGTTCTCCTCCCAATAAAACTAGCTTCAACTTTTTAGACTTCTCCTCTTTAAAAATACCTGAAGACCATCCTACTACTTCTTCTACTACCTTCCTATCCATTTTACCACCAGAATTTGAAGAGTAGCAATGATCACACTTCTTTTGGCATTCATTAGATATATTGACAAATAAAGTTAAAGTGTTCATTTCTGAATTTCTCTAATTGCTGTTGATCCTTTGTTAACATCTTTCAACCAATCTCTAATTACCTGAGGATCCTTATCTGGCGCCGCTTCTATGAAATCCTTCTCCTCTAGTCCCCTATACATGTCACCGTCAAGTTGCAGTATAACGTGAGGCTTTCCATAAACCTGTACCTTTTTTGGAATCGACATAAAATCACAAAACTTTGTCCCCCACCCAGTACAGCCCAAACCAGCAGAAGAACAAGGCATTCGTTTCAAATCCATCATGGTTAAAAGATTAGTATCATCACCTGTATATGGAGCATAAGTATATAATCTTTTTGCAACACCCGAAAAGAATATCATATAGAAAAAAGCCGATTCCATGTGCCTAGAATACTTTGATCGTCTATACTTTGGGTGCACTAATTTTGCATAAAAGTAGTCATCTTTTCCATATCCATCAGGATTTTTTAGCAATTCATAGCCTACGATAAGCCCAACCAGGTCGTCACCATGGTTATAGATATATACAGCAAACTGCTTATTAAGCCCCATAGTGGTATAGCGTGGTAATCCCACCCCAATCAAACTCATATATTCTCTATCTTCATAAAAAAGTTTCTTAACCTGGTTTCTTTCTTCTAGATGAACATCATTGGCATCCTTGTAAAGCACATCCTGATGAACAACAATACCACCCACCGGTACTAACCTCGCCCATTCTTTACTTAACATAACTAATCTCCTCTATAAGATGTATCCCATTCTCAATTTGTAATCCGAAAGTCACAGATTCCAACCTACCGTTACCAAAAAATTCCCCTTCATATATAATAATTTCCCAGTATCTCCACTTTGAATCTTTAGGTAGAAGAGCATTTTCACGTATTACCACTTCTGGATTAGTACCAATATGAAAATCCTTCCTTAGCTGGTCTACTTTTGGAGGTAGAGTTCTAAGCAAATCTATTTCATCCGCACCTATCACCTTTGGGTAGCTGGTTCTAAACCTTAACCCATACTCATCTTTCACCACCTTTGGAAAAATAACTATCTGGTCTACCACTGGATGACCAAGTGAAGCTATATGCTTAAGTGCCGCCTTTACAAAAAAGTTTTCCAACTCGGGACCTAATACAGCTATCTTTGGCAACTGCCCACGAGGTATTCTCTTCATACTATCATGATACTGCATGAACCTTATGCGACACTGATTCATCCTAGTATCAGAAATGTAGACATTTTTCAAAACCTGTAGTACCCTATCTGCTCTGGCTTTCCTATCCTCCCTCTCACTTTCAGAAATAGAATCAACCTCGTGTCTTTTTAGCACTATATCAGAAACCCCAACCTCTCCGATTGAGGCAACCTCCAATCCTATATCCTCCTTAACTGACGTTCTTTTTTCTCCAGTGGCTAGAAAACCAATATACTCAAGCGAGTTCATATTTATCTGAACTACTACCCTACCAAGAGTGTGAGCAAACTCTATCAACTCAATATGGCCTTGATGAATGGGAGTATTTTTTGCCTGGATACCAACCAGGATAGCATCCTTACAAATACCTCTTCTGTAGGCATCCTCAAACTCATATAGTTTAGGAGTTTTGGGTTTCGGTTTAGGCACACTGATGTGCATACCTTCTTTTGGCATAAAACCTCCTAATTGTTCCTTTCTTTAGTTCTTTCTACTAATCGTTCTACATGATAGCTACGGCCTTCAGCTTTCCTCTCTTTTTTAGTACTCTTCTTTTCTTCTTCTCCCTTTTCTCCTCTTGCAAGTCTAAAGCCACCTTTAGACTTCTCCAATACGGCCTCGTTGGGTGTTGAGTTCGATTTCTTGACCTCAGTATCCCAAAGCTTCTCAAATCCAGCATTTTCGTGTTTCCTGGTTTTAGCTTCAGATGCCCTGGCTATTCTAGAAGCACTTCTCTTTCTTCTATCTGCTGGGTTCTCTTCGAGATAACCAGCTATACTTCCAGGATGATACTTTCTCTTTCTCTTTTCCTTATCTTTAGCTCCCTTAGTTCTTGCTTTCTCCAATACAGCTTCGTCAAGAGAAACCAAAGAAGCATAATACGGTCTAGCCGTATCAGCATACTGCTCAGCCTGTTTAGGTTCCATACCTACTAAGTCATGTTCGTCTTTTATCTCAAAAGGTTTCCCATCCATATCAAAGAAACTAGAAACTATTGAGGTTACATACTCCTGATCACAGTTTACAGCCCGACAAGCACTAAGAATCGTCGGATTATAACCCCACTCATCTACCAGCCTCTCCCAAATACGATTAGAGATCTTATCAACAGTAGGACCTTGACCTTCCTTTTTTGGACAACTTTGGATCCCGCTCTTAGTCCACTGTCTAATTTTTAGATTCAACCATTCTCGTGCCTCATCTTTGGTTAGTTTAGGCGTAGAGTTAGATTTCTCCAAGTGCTCTACCATAGCAACCTTCTTGTCCTTTAACCTTCTTTCTTCCACATGTCTCTTATGCTTCTCTTCTGTGCGGTATGGATTACTGGTTTCTTTCCAGTGCTTCAATTCACCCAAAGTAAGGTGCTTTCTATGACTTCTCTTCCTGGGTTGCTTATCAGGACCTCTACCTTTTTCTAAAACTTCATCCAACGTTCTGACTATTCCCTTTTCCATAATTCTCCTTTTCTAAAAGTTTACCGTCAGCTTTACACCAATCACAAACTTGTGGTTCAACACTGAAAGCACTTTCCCACTCGTGGTGGCATTTTGTACAATGAAAGATATAAGTCTTCCATTCCATTGCCATCTTAGCCATTAAGAATCCCAACCCATTTCTGCCCATTTTCTACTTTCTCTATATCTAATAACTTCTGTAATATGAGAAACATATCTAGCTCCCAAATCCCAAGTATTTTCGTTTTCTTTCCTACATTTAGTACATAGTCGAAAACCCTTGCCTGAGAAAGACTTATCACATTTGAGACAACTACGAACTCCGTTATTGGGTTTCATTTCTATCTACCTTCCTGTTGTTTTTCACTCCTAGAAGGTCTTCCATTTCTCGCAGACGTTTCTCCATCTCATCTTTCTTAACCCTTTGATATTTCCAAAGTGCGTCAACCCTACTATGCAAACCCTCTTCTACCTTTTCTACATATTCGATAATCTCATTGATTTTGTTAACCACAATCTCCATTACAAACGCGTCTTCAAAAGTCAATCTGTTCATGTTTCATGCCTCCTTGTTCAATTTTCTAATAGTACTCTTTTTGAACGTGCTCCTCAACCTGCTTTTTAGTCACACCATGTTTCTTAGCTAAAGCATCTAACTTCTCATCCTTTGTACCGTCCAGCCAATCATTTACCCGTTCATTTACTTTCCAAGATTTAGATTCTAGTTCCTCCACCGCACCTACAAATCTATTCATAGAGATATTCGGGTTTCCCCCTCCACGTCTCTTCCTCTTCTTTTTATCTTTAGCTCCTAGTTTTCTAGCTTTCTCAAACTCTTCGTCTAAACTTACTATATACAACTCTTTCATATTTCCTCCTTTTTATCTTTAGCTCCTAGTTTTCTAGCTTTCTCAAACTCTTCGTCTAAACTTACTATATACAACTCTTTCATATTTCCTCCTAGAATTTAGCTGTCCTTCTACCTTCCCAGTTAGCCCCACCAGTGTTAGCAGTAGCTAAATGAATAGCCACAAACTCTGGTAATAACCTCCTCAAAGAACCTGGCCATTTCAATGCAAACTCCATATCTGTCCTATCCACCCCAGCTGGAGTAGTAGGGTATTCTAATTTACCACCCAATGAAGAAGCACTAGAATGGAACAACTGAAAAAATCCTATAGGAACATACCCACCACGTTCTGGCTGATAGATCCTTGGTGACAGATGAAATGGTTCAAAGTGGACAAATACTCCTGCTTCCATTTGGATAATAGGATCTTCCACAAACTTATCCCAGTCTTTCCTATTATTACACATCATCCTATCTATGCCGTATAAAACTTCAGTGTCTAGGGCTATTTTATCTATAGTGTGCCTAAACAAAGGGGGCAAAACCATATCGGCATCTATGTGTAAGACCCAGTCTTCACCTTTCAATTTATTGAACCCTACATTTATGCCTTTAGCTTTGTTGATTATCATTCCCTCTTCAAAAAAAGCATTAGTAAGAATACACTCAACATTATGAAACTCACACAATCGCCTAGTATGAATATCTACTGGAGAAGTTACTATGACCCATTTGTCGAAGAGTGCTTTATTCCATAAAATAGTATGAGCTAAAAAGTCCCCATAGTTTACACATACTGTAACTGCTTCTATTCTTTTATGGTTTATAGGCGCTGGAGACTGCCTCACATCACGATCAAGTTTCACGTCTTTGTCCCAATCTGCGTAACTCCTTACTCGTCTCATTCACTTTTTGGCCCCATTATCTAATCCTGTGTCCTAATTATCCATTCTCTTTCTTCCATTCCCTAAAACCTTCCTTAGTTAGTTTTCGTTTCATCTTTTTTTCATAACTTTTTGGGGCATACCAGTTCCCTCGAGTTCTCTTTTTCCTAGGTTTCTTATCTGGACCTCTAGCTTTCTCGAATTCTTCGTCTAAACTAACTACATACACTTGTTTCATTCTAAATCCTCCTCTATTTGATCGGGAGCGTAGTCTTCTAAATCAGCTAAAAGATCTTCCTCATCTTCTAGCCACTCTTGGTGCCTACGATCAAAGTCCTCCTGCCAGAGTCTTTCATCCTCTTCTGGATTCTCAGAAGGCCATAAATCATTTAAGAAATCTACGAATTCTTGGTCTGTCATTTTTCCTTCCCGAAGTTAATCAGGAGGACACAAATATTTCCCGGTGAAGAAGCTTAAGGTCCTTATCTGTTAACTTCTTCAAATCTTCAACATCATATACTTTCTGATCATTCTGATATCCTCTTTCTATTTCACCAGGATGCTTCATGTCGAGTCCCATCCTATCAATCAACTTGGATTCTAGCTCATTAGGATATTTCTTTTCCATCTTAGCAGCATATTCTTTGTAACCTGCCCACTTATTAGTTCTCTTTTTTCTAGGTTTCTTATCTGGGCCTCTGCCTTTCTCCAACTTAGACTTCTCAAACTCATCTTTTTTTCATAACTTTTTGGGGCATACCAGTTCCCTCGAGTTCTCTTTTTCCTAGGTTTGATATCTTTAGCCCCTAGTATTTGATCTGGGGCATAGTCTTCTAAATCAGCTAAAAGGTCTTCCTCATCTTCTAGCCAATCGTATTCAAAAAATTTCTCATTCTCTTCTTATCACTTGGGAACCGACTAGTCCACTCATTCATCCATTTCTGAGCAGGCTCATTAGGATATTTCTTTTTCATCTTAGCAGCATATTCTTTGTAACCTGCCCACTTATTAGTTCTCTTTTTTCTAGGTTTCTTATCTGGGCCTCTGCCTTTCTCCAACTTAGACTTCTCAAACTCCTCATCCAACGTTACTACATAAACTTGTTTCATTTGGTAAAACCTCCTTTTTGTCTATTTTAGTTTTACAAGACTCTGAGCAATAGATTGATGGTCCTGGGTTCCACCCCCAAACTATATTAATCGAACTTACACCTTTACCACAGTAATTACAAAAATAGTATTTAATAGGTCCAAACTTATTTACTTTCTTGTTTAGCTTTCCCATAGTTCCCGCTTACCCTTTCTCCTAGACTAACTACATAAATCTGTTTCATATAGCCTCCATTACTATATACAGCATCGACTTTTTTAGATTCATTTTCTCCAATACACCCGCTTCTAAAGCTACTGCCACTGTTTGATCTACATAGGAACCTTTAGCCGTCCCTGGTAGATTACCTAATTTTTGACTTACTAACGTATACACGTCCTTCTTCATTTCCCTGAGTTCTTTCTTAGTAGTAGGAGTGGTATGCCTCTTCCACTCTTCCACGTAAACCTTAGTTCCCGTGTAAGTTCTAATATCTTTAGGTGTTGCTATGCCATACTTCTTAGCTTTTCTAGCAGCTTCGTTACGATCTACCTCTGGGAATATCTGATCATTACCAGATTTACCGCGTTGGCAGTCTTTTATAGCTTCGGCTAAATCGTGATCTATTATCTTTAGATTCCATCTTTCTCCAGATTTACCGATAAAGTCTAACCATACTTCATTAGGAGCTGGGAATTTAACATGGCGGGCTTCTATTTGACAGGCACCATAGTGACCTAATCTAGTCACTTCAGTCCATTTAGGTGGGATAGATATATTGATTTCATTAGCCAATTTGGTTGCTTTATTCTGGAAAGTCTCTAATTCTAGCTTCTTATCTATATTACGAGGATCCTTAAGCAACTGCTTTTCAAGGGTCTTTACTTTACTCCTATATCTACCTAATTCTTTCCCTTCCTCTTTCTTGTCTATACTCCTAAGAAAGATATGCTTCATCCCATGGATATCTTTTTCTTCTACCACTACATGCGGCAGCGTCCCAGGTTTCCAACCCGTATGAGATACAACCATTCCTCGTTTAAGATCAGCTACCTTTATAACTGACTCTTCTACACCACCAATACCACTCCCCACTCTAACATTCTTGGGAGGATCGTGGCATTCTCCACTCATTAGTGCCAGAACAGCTCCTAACTGCCTTTTCTTATCCGCTCCGGGTCTCTTAAGTAAAGACTTATAGTATTCCCTAAGACCACCCATTTTAATCTTAGCACTTCGTTTAAACTTGGTTCTTTTCCTTTTCTGAGTCCATTCATCCACATGCTGGATATAGTTACCACCACTCTCCATATGTATGATCCTAGTTATACCATTAGCTTCACTAGGATTCTTCATCTCCATTACGAACTTAATCTTTTCAACTTCCTTCTTAGAAAAGTAGCGCTTCCCAGCCTTATTAGGTTCTATTACTCTTTCCAACTCAGATTTTGGAATGATTTCAACACTTAATGGATGTTTCTGTAGGTATCTAACGGCAGAGGTTCTTCGTTTCCTGGTTCTTACCCAACCTTTTATCTCTTTTTTGGTTTCTGCAGGACCTAAAGCAACCCATCTTACTGCAATATATGGTGTCTTGCCTTTTACTGGGACTTTCTTAGGTATCAGATGGTGGGATGGGACTCTTTTACGCACTATTTCCCCTTATACTCCTATCATAATGATTTATATAATATCAACAGTTATTCTCCTAAACATCTAAGCATTCTTTTTGGCTTCTTCTCCAGACAACCTGCAAAATAGGTTACACGTGGGTAAGCTGTATCAAGTAAAACAAAAAATATAGAATTCTCTGGAATAGTTCTGCTCTTTTCAATTCTAAATCCAGCGAAAGTGGTTATAGGAGATAAAATTTGGTCTTCAGAACCAAAATCAGGATAAGGATTGTGAAATGGTGATCCTGATGATAGATTATGGTAAAGACGGCTTTGACCATCACTAACCAAATCTAAAAAGGCACGCATTCCTAATGTAAAGTGTCCGGAGTCTTGTCCTAACGTATGCTCTAACTCTAAACGGTTAGACAATTCCAGTACCAGCGTAGTATGAATAAACTCTAGAATTCTATCTGCTACACTAGAATGAACAGAAGCAGAAACCTCAAATATTTGGCTTATCAAGCTTTACCTTTTTTACCTTTTTAGACTTTTTACTCATCTCTTTATGAAACTCTTTCATAATCAACGTTCCAAACTCTACTACTCCTTCCACATCTTCCCAAAACTCTTCTACTTTTTTATCCAATCTCCCCTTCAGCATCACAGCCTTATCATCCTCAGTTAAATCCAAACCGTTAACCAAACTATTAAAATCATCTTTGACACTATCAAACAGAACAACACAAAAAGCAAAAAACATATCCTCTGGGTGTGTTTTGAACCCTCCTAGTATTTCCTTCCTTAACTCTTGTGCCCTTCTTATTAGATCATCCAACTTTGTCTCCCATAAACTCTTTTTCCACAAACTCCCTCAACTCATCTATGCGCTTTTGAACTAGCTCCTCGTCATAGCACTGAGCAGCATTAAATACTGAAATACAAAAAGATAAAATAGTTAGATCCTCTGGTCTTAGATCCATCATCCATCCCCCGTAGAGTCTTGGAACCTAGGAATAAAAGGTTCTAGTTCATAGGTCTTTTCAAATATACCTGGCTTACAGGGGTACTCCTCTCCTTCAATACCAGTAATAATCCAATCACCAGGGCAAACTATATGAAACCCCTCTAGAGTCTTTATCTTTCCATGCTCTGCCAGAATCCGATTACATTCCACACATTTCTTCCCAGCTACGGTAAAAGCACCTAAAACTACAGCCGTAGAAACATCCAACAGTTCAATTCCATTTGTGAAACCTAGAATAGCTGGATCCCATTGGTACGCTTCAATTACTATTGGTTTCTTCCTATACTTCATGTCTCTCTCCTTGCTTTCTTGATGTCTTCTTTAGCCTTAGAATCGTTAGGATGTTTTCCAAGATGCCTCTCCCAGGCTTTTGATTTGTTCTTTTGAGTCCTACCAGCCTGTTTTTGATATTTGCTCTTATGGACAGCAGACTGCCTGCCCTTTTTAGATCCTCCACCGGTTCTAAGCCGCTTCTTTGCAATTTTTATCTCAGCTGTTGCCTTACTTCCCATTTTGTACTCCTTTCACCTATTTTATACACCTAAGCATACGCCTAGTTTTCTTTTCATTAGTTAAAACTGGAACTGAAAATTCCCAATCCAACGGTGCTAATGGCGTCTGGACTTGAGGTGCTAATGGCATCTGGACTGGAGTATAACCAGGATAACCAGGAATACCAGCACAACCAGGAATACCAGGATAGACAGTAACAGTATCATACCAAGAATACGACCAGTTTACTGCTGCATAAGACGTTTTAGAATACATGTTTCTTCCCTCCTTAAAAAGATTTCTCAAAAACTAAAACCAAGACCCTATCATCTGGACCTATCTTAAAACGCTTAAATAACTCATCTATGTCCCAGCTATCTAAATAACCAGTGTCCAACATAAGTAGTGGAGGATTAATCTCAGAGAACTTGGAAGACCAAATATCTTTTAGTATTGCCTCTCCTAGTACTTTTCCCTTAAGTTCAATACTAAATAGTTCCCCAATCCGGTCAGAATAGTAACCATTCTTTTTAGGATCAGATTTCCTTATGGTGGTAAAAAGCCATCCCCCTGAAGTTAGTTTTCCATTCCAGTCATGACTAAACTTTATTGTGTTCATACTTCTCCATTACTCCTTTGAAAGTCTTTGGCTCTAAATAGACTATATGAATAGGTTTATCAGCCATAAAGGTCATACCAAAATCAAAACAGGTTCCTACAGATCTCTGATCCCAAATAATATCAACTCTATCTGCCCATCTAATCATCTTCCTATTATATTCACATATTCCTAATTCATCTAGGTCTGGATGGTCATCAAGTGCAGGCATCCACACTGTATGACCCTCCTCAAGCAATTGCAGTCTATGTTCTGCAAACTTTTCTCTATACTGTGCCGAGCCTATTATCGCTACTTTCATCTAATTCCTCCACTCTATCTATATGAAAAGCCTCTATAAGATCACCTACAAACTTCTTTCTCCATTGCCAGCATATAGGAGCAGTCTTAGTGATAAGCCCGTCCTCATCTACCTCAATACAAAATGTAGCCCTAGGACTTGATAACCAAAGAGCCTTCATTTCTCCTCAACTCTGCAACCGTTACTGCACCACTAGATTACAGATCCTCAGATCCTAGTGTCTTCTTTTTGCCCTCTTCTATTACCTTGTTGACAGAAGCGTTAACCATTTCTTCCACTTTCTTAGATAGTGCAACTAGATAGTCTCCACCAGTTCTAAAACCTTTTTCCTTTACTACTTTCTTCACTTTACTATTTACCACAAATGTGTCTGCCATACTTTCCTCCTTTTGAATTTATTCTTCTAGTTGTTGAATCCTTCTCCTCTCCAAACACTTTTCTCTCCACTCGTTAGATAGTGCTTCACACTTGTCTTCATACTCCCTTTCTAACTTGTTCATTTCGTCTATATAAGGTTTTCCGATAACTAAACAATCCTTGCAATACACTGGTGGGTAATCCCCACCATCTCCGTGTGTTCTATAGCATTTTTCACATAAATCCTTATGGCACATACAGCAAGTATGCGATCTATAAGTCATTAAGTAACCACAATCGTCGCAAGACACTTCTATTCTCTCTACAGATTTAGTTTCCTGAAGCACTTTTCTCATTCGCTTTGACCTCCTTGACTCCGATTTCCTCACATCTTCAACATCTTTTTTATGCCTTGGAATTTCTGGATCATATCCTCTTTTCTTTGCAACCCAGTGTGTAATTCCTTTATATCCATAAATTTTAAAAAGCCTAGCAACTTCTTTAACTTCTTCATCACTTACTTCTTCAGCATCCGCAGCATAATGAAAAGTGTCATTCATATTGAGAATAAACTTACCATCCTGTAACCAGCCTACATCCGCAGTCATCAATAAAGCTAATTCATCTGACATGCCTTCTTGTTCTAACTTACCTAATGAATCATTTATCTTACTAAAAATCTCCCACTGACAAGCATTCCAACCTTCCTGCCACTCAGTTCTGGGTTTTGTATTTTTTATAGTATTAGTTTTCTCATCCCATTCAGAAGTAGACTGCGGATATACTCCAGTAGTCATAAGAATATCCATAACAGTTTTTATTGCTAATTTAAGTCCTATTTCTTTCATCTACCTGTCTCCATCAGTCTTCTTTGAAGCTTTTATAAGCCAGCTTTCATTTTAACTTAGCTCCTAATAGCCACATCTTCATATACTCCTTATGATCCATCTTCCAATACTTTCCATATTTAGATACTCTAGTTTTTGGCCTGTATTGGTCAGGTAGAAAATCTACCACATCTGCTTTAAACTTAAACTTAGGTTTTACTACCGCTAAAGCCTTAGTAAACACTTCTGGCATAACCACTGCAGACCCCATATTAATAAAGTAAAAGGGCTCTTTCATTATACTACAAAGCTCCTCAAAATCAAACCAAGCTTGTAGCCCTATTTTTGTCCAACACTTTCTATTAGAATCATCAAATAACTGCCAAAAGTCTCCTCCCAACACCGTAAACATCATCACTTTTATGCCTTTTCTTTGGCATATCTCAGTTAGAGAACCCTTAGGAGCTGTCTTACCCAAAACCCATTGCCATACCAGATCAGAAGCTTGTCTATTACATTCATAGTCTTCCAACAGCTTATCTAAAGGATAAGAATGAGACTTAAGAACCTCAGTAGTCAACTGGAAATCATGAAATATAGAACCACCATTATGGATCAATACATCGAACAATCCTTTCCTGGCTGCCTGTTTGACTTCATTGTAAGCCGTCTTTATTACAGAACCACCTATGGCTAGAATAGTTTTCATTCCTCAACAGCACCCATTTTTTTAAGCTCCTTATACATTCTATCTAGTTCGGAAAACGAGATTTTTCTTGTTTTTCCACTTAAAAGATCCACTATTTTAAAACCATATAGCTTACCAGTGTTTTTACCTACCCACGCGTAAATAGTATTATGCACCACTTTGTTTACTACCATACCAACATATTGCTCTTCTAAATCCTCAATCTTTATCAGCATATAGTTCTCCTAGTTCAATAGGTTCATCTTCATCGTAGAGAAATCCTATCTTCCTACTTCCCTTAGCATCTATTAGAATAGCCATCTCTTTCATCTCCTTAAGATCCAACAATCCATACCTATAATACATAGTGCAGTGCTTAACTGGATCCGTCGAGGAAAGTCTTCTGTTAGTCTCCGAACACTTAGCAAACTTACTACCATAATCAGTAATATTAGCGGCCAAATTGTTACAAGAACAACAAAGTCCAAACTCCGTAAACTCCCTTTGCCCTCTTCTCAAGTCATTTTCCCTATCAGAAATCAAACGACCATGATGATATGAGCCTACTTTCTCGTTTAAGCTCTCTTTCTTCGTTATCCATCTACGACCTCAAACACTTTGACCTCAGTAACATACTTCCTCTTACACAGATGACATTCCTTTGGAGTATCAGATATGAATACATCCCTATTTCCACATTCGCAAACTATCCAACCTGTAGGATCATAACCATTTGGTTCAACAAGGATTTCTCTAATCTTTTTCCAACTTTTCATACTACCTAACTGGTCTTAACATCCTTTTTGGGCTGCCTGATTCTGAGAGCCCACAATCTCTTCTATAAGATAGTTTATAATGACAAAGGTTCAAAGCTATTTATCGAAGTGCTAACCCAAAAAATTAACTTAACTGATAAATGTGCGATCACCATTGATCGACCAATCCACTCCGTCCACTTTCTGGTGGTAGGGTGAATGTCTTGTCAAATTCCTTTATGGCTGCGATATATGCCCTAACTATATTTTCATATAGATCGGTTCTTGATGCTGAATCAGTTTTTAACTGAAATGCCCATCCTCCCAAACAAGAAACTATCTCTGCAAAGCCTACGTCTAATACTGCACCTCCATGCGTACTAAGGGAAAGAAGACATGGGGCTTTTTCTATTATTGTCATTTTTTATCTCCTCAAAACAATCAATATCAAAACCAGTAGTAAATACAAATCGTTCATACTTTACTCCCACACCTAAGTTCCCAAAGGCACGATTTACAAGCATACTGGTTCTCTCGTGGTCTTGGTTTATAGTCTACAAAACACCAGGGACTATTCTTAATAGGTTTACCTTTTGTAATTATATACTTGCTAGGCTTCACCCTATACCTGCCACTTATAAAGGACTTGAATTTCCTACCTGTAGCGTCTACAAACTCACCAAGCTTCCAATCCTCTGGAGGCTTTTCCTCTTTATCACCTGGTTTTGCAAATTTTATATCCATTTCTTCTCCTATGCTGGTTTTAGGTTATTTAGTCCATACATACCAGCCTAAAGCATCAAAGAATATGTAAAATAACCATATTACAGCCGCACCATAGTCTTTTCTTACAAATATAAAGTAGTAAGAAAACCCCAATGCATTGACTTCCCATATAGGCCAACATACAGGATTCTTATAGATATTAAATATACAACCAACTACAGAACTTATAGACATCCATAAACTAAAACTCTTCAAACTTCTTAACATACTCTTTTCCTACTTTACCGGCCTAAGCATTCTTCTAGGCTTTTCTGGAGACTTTTCTGGAGTATCTGACTGCTCTTTCCTTCCGACAGAATAAAAATGTGCGTGATCCAAATCCTGATAACTTCTATATTCTATAGGCCCAGAATAAGCACTCTGATAACTTCTATATTCTATAGGCCCAGAATAAGGGCCTATCTGAGGACCACCACTTCGGTATTTTTCAGGTACTTCTGGCTCATTCGTCATAAATCCTCCTTTACGTGAAGCTAAAATCAAATCCACCTAACCCCACTCCTGCCAACGCCAAAGCTGCGGCCATCACCACATCATCATGAGTACCAGACGCTGCTCCCATCCTATCCTGCTTAAGAAACTGAAACTTCTTAGCCTCAGATATGAAGGTCTTAGAATTCACTATTAGTCCGCCACTTCTCATCTCCCTATCTATCTCTTGGATGATCTGAGGTTTGGAAGAACTAGAAGTTAAAAATCCTAACTTCCTATCTGGACCTACAAAGATCTGAGGATAGGGCGGATATTTTACTACACCCTGTCTAACTATTCCGTTAGTTAGATTTAGAATAACCGCATGACCATGGTTATTCCTTTCTACCACCAACATAGCCTTATTATACGCCATTCCTATTCTATAAACCTTTTCACTTAGTATATCTGGTGTCCAACGACCATGTAATAATGCTACCTGTTCAACTGGAAGTGGCCAACCACGCACAACCATAGCGGCTGAATAGTCTGAATTTATGTCACCCTCAGATGGATCAACCCCTATATAATATCTAGCACCCGCCTCTGCTACCCGATAGATATACAAATCACCACCTAACCAGATCTCCGTAGGATTTTGTTCCAATAGCTGTTTATCTCTTAGTTTTAGAAATTCAGTATCAAACACTGGACTTCCTGACCTTATAAAAGCATCCTCATCCTCGAGTTCAGGATACCATTGGATAAACATTTTACCTAATCTAGATACTTTTTCCCTTCTCCATTTAATCTGCGCTAATGATAAACCCACTCTATCTACTAAATCCTGTTCTTCTCCGTCTAGTGACATTCTCTCACCTGGATGAAGCGCCACTTGGTATTCCTTGTGCTCATACCACCTGTAGTAGTGAGTTCTAAACTCGTTAGTTTCTTCTTTAGCTCCTACATAGATCTTGTGAAAAGGTCCTCCTTCACCACGGGCTGTAGACTCTAAAACTACACGACCACTTCTAGGAACTGCCTCTAAAAGACCATCTAACATGTCCTGCCTCCAAGCCAAGGCACTAACCTCAGAGCAGTGTAGATTATTGATAGTCTTAGATAATCCAAAATCCTTAGCCTCCGCAGAACCTATATAAAACCTTGAGTTAATTTTCTCAAAGAATAGCTCCCTCCTGTTGGAGCGCCTGTATGAAGGCCTAAATACTTCTGGAACCGAACTATACATAAATCTGGCTCTATCGAACAGATCTGCAGAATCATTTGAGGTATGCGCAACTATAACAGATACGGTATTAGGCACATACATGGTTTCATGTAGAAACAGACCCATGATAACCGTTGAGAATCCTAATTGTCTCGGTTTTAAAATGATATCTCGGAAGGTTCGATTTCTGTAGTAGCGGACTTGGGGTGGGTTTAGTATGAAGGGGACAGTCTTCTTGTCTTTATCTACTATTTCAACAAGGGTCTCCAAAAAGTATTTAGGATTATAGATAATCTTATTTCTGGAAATTGCTCTAGAAGTTTGGATTTGACTCTCCTATTTTAGGATTGTCATCTCATTGGGTAGGTCTCATTGGTAGGCATCTAATTGGTAGAATCTCATTGGGTAGGTCTCATTGGTAGGCATCTAATTGGTAGAATCTCATTGGTAGATAAACATACTTCTACTCCAGAAAGTAAGTAGCCTCAGCATCAGCTACTACTAAAGCTTTTAGTAACTTATAGGTATCCATAGCTGAATTAAATGATTTGCCACTAAGGTAAGAAAAATGAACTGCTGGATCCCATGCTGACATGTGCCATCTAATGGCCAAAATCTCCTCCAAAGATAGCTCCATAAACCTCTGAAGTATAATAACACTTTTCTCACCGTGACCTACAGGAAATTTGTCCTCAACAGACCAGACTTCATCTTCTCCCCATTTTCCATCTTTTTTGACATTCTTTATTGTTTTGACATAATAGTCAGCTTTACAGACATCGTGGAATAGACTAACTATTGCCCGACTTGACCTAGAAGCAAAGTCACCATAGGTTTCTACCAAACGTTCCATAACCAGTAGCGTATTCAAAGAATGTAGAACTAATCCTCCTTCAACATTTAGATGGTAAATAGTAGAACAGGGAGCAGTAAAAAAATCAGTACCCTGTAAATAGACCATTAGATCATGGAACCCTTTTCGTTCGATAGATGCAGTAGCGATCTCCCTAAAATTATCTACTACAACCTCATAATCCTTAATTACTTCAATCATTGAATAACCCATCGACTACCGATTTTGATACTACATATGCTCCTATTACAGCAAACCCCCACCAAAACAAAGGGTGGGCAGGAAACAGGATTAAAATACAAACTACTGTTAAAGCAATATTCAGAAAAGGTTTCATACTATTTGATCAGTCACCTTCCTCCTTCCATAGACACTCTTTTACCAGTTACATGAAAAGGGCATTTACCACTTACAGCATCCTGATCGTCTTCATGCCCTTGTAGGCAGTAGCAAAATGTTTGGCAGCATTCGTGAAACCAGGCATGAATACAACTCTGGCAAATCTCTTCTGAACTAAATAGCATCTAACTCACTAAATCCTGAGGATTCTTTACTTTAGGATAAATCATCCTATTTACAGTCTGAAACTTAAAATGATAAACTGGCCTGCCCAGTTCGTCATACTCCCCAACTACTTTTCTAATTTCAGTAGCTATGAGTTTAATTTTTATCATTACGCCATCCTCTAGCATATACTCACACCATTCTTCTTTTACAGTCTCAAACTCCATATCTTCTACTATAATTTTCTTTGGATCCATATTCATCCTTCTCCCCGTCATGCCGGTAGGGCAGCGATTGAGGTTAAACCCTTGTTTTCATTACAAATCTTCCTTATCTATCATTTGCCCTCCCGTGTGGGAAGCCCAGGAAGTTCTAGTGGGAGAGAAAGAAACTCAACTTTCCCCAGGACATTCTCTCTGCTTACGCTTCGAGCCTCATCCTTAACCCTTGCACCATAAACCTTTCGACGACTTAGCCTTTCCTACTTCAATCATAATCCTTCAGCCTTGAGTGGGTTCACTATAAGTATCAACTCGGTTTTCAGCCGATCCACTTACAGAGAAGTAATATGGTATTCACCCATGCTATAATTGCCTTCTTGTCGTCTCAGGCTACGCTTTCTCTTTTCCAGTTTTCCCCATACACTTAGAATGGGTGTCGCTAATGCGACTATCTCCACACGTAGGGCATTCGCCTAATATTGTAATACAGAACTGGTTACAACAGATTGGACATTGCACCCAACTCAACTTCCATTCTAACTCGTCCTGTTCTGAAACCTCATACCACATTTATTTCTTCTTAATTTCGGATTTGAACTCCTGAACCTGAACCAGCACTATATTATACAAGTTACTTTGTTTCCACCTTCCCATATTGGGAACAAAACCACCAACTACTCCAAATCCACCACTCCCAGTAGGACCAACACCATTTCCAGCTATACTCCCACCAGTAGTCCAACTTTTGGCAGAATCCACTTCTATGATCTGATACCTAAGACCAGCGGCTGGAACCTTACTAGTAGCAGTCTTGATACCGTCAAGTACTGTTTTGTAAAGGTTTTTAAACTTTATGTCACATTCAATCCAAATCACTTCAACAACGCAATCTGTACTAACCAAAGGCTGAATAGTTCCTACACCGAATAACGGCATCCAGGATGCTTTAGTTACGTTTCTTTGAGAACCTTGACCATAGCTTAAGTCTGAAGGAGCAACCTGATTAGGAGCTATAACTCCAGTAATCCTATCGGGTGTTTCGAAAGTTTGTGACCAGTTATTCATCTGATCCTGACCCTGCCCCTGGAACTGTCCTTGCATTTGGCCTTGAACCTGACCCTGCAGGTTAGTGTTAGTGTTCAAATTCGTGTTTAGGTTAGTATTAGTGTTCAGGTTAGTATTAGTGTTAGTGTTTAGATTAGTATTCACAATATGGTTCACTTGAGCAAACACTCCTCCACAAAAAACCAAACTCAGAAATAAGACAATCACGACACATTTTTTCATTTTAGTCTCCTTTTTTAGTTATTCTACTAAATCTGTCCTAGCGTTGACTACTTCCAGAGTAGCATCAATGATTTGAGGTTCCGAAATATACAACTCTTTCATCCTATCTCGGAGAGCAGGATCATAGTAGCGTCTAATCTTAGTCTCTATAACACCTGTTGAAGATGCCACTTTGCCTTCTTTCAAACCACGATCAGTAAGTTGGCTCCACATAGCAAGCTCTTCGTGAGCTAACCCATAAAGGTCTACTCCTTGCCCACGCCTCAGTATCCAAGCAGATATGGACTGTTCTACATCTTTCCCATCTAAAGTGATAGTAACTAGAGTCGAGATATTGGTTTTCTGGATCTTTAGCTTAAGATCAAGAATCTGTTTCACAATATCCCTATGGGAATCTAACCAGGATTTGATCTGTTCTTTCTGCTTATCACCATAGGCAGGATTCTCGTGTTCATAGTCAGCGCAGAACATTTTGACTTTATCCCTAAGATCAGAAGACTTTCTTTTCAGTTCCTTAACACTTTTCATTGCTTCAATTAGCTTCATAGTTCCTCCTTTAGCCTTTCTCAGAAAGTTCTTAGATAATACGTCTGGAGATTTCAATGTACACTAACTTGGCAACTACATCTACTGCCTCTCCAGGAACAAAAGGCGCCAATATCCCCATTACCATAGTGTGAACTTGTTCTGGAGATTTGCTACCACCAAAGATAGCAGTGATTAGATCCACAAGAGCCTGAATCAACCCGGACTGGATCAACAACATAAGTAGTGCAACTATTTGATCTGGTGTCCATCCCATATTTTCTCACCTCCTTTCATAGAGTTTGAGCCTTCTTTCCAATCAGTCACAAGGTCTCAAAAGTCTCCTTGGTTTTGGCTGCCTTGGTGGCTCACTCTCTGGAATCTTTGCCTGCCAATCACGCTGATCCAATGAAAGGCCAGCATGGAACTCCCAAGTAGAAAGATCGTCCCCTGTTAACTGACCCAATAAATCTATTGCTCCTAAACTCAGAATCCCAATGCTGCCTGTCTTGCCACTATACTCTGTCATATCCCCTCCTACCTATATTAAATAGATTATTAGACTTTTACTTTATTACCAAATAATCATCATAGATCTCCATTACACCATCCATTCCGAGATAGGATGAAAGAGTTGTATATTCATAAACCGGTAGATTTCCATAATCTCTTTCAACTTCTAAAAGTTTTTCTATTAGTTCCTTAATCTTCATATGCCTCCTTCTAAGCCCGCGGTAGGAATCGAACCCATAAATAACTTTGGCCAAAGAGAAGGTTTTAAGCAAACGTAGACAATACCACCTGCCCAAACAGAAACAACTATTATAAGTGGAAACAATACTTCCCAAAAAAATTTCATTTCCATCTTTAATCCACCTCCTTATAATGTAACAATTGAAACTCCGTTTTTAAAGGGATCGAACCCACATCTTCTCGGCTACAAACCAAGGCTCTTCCATTAAGCTACACGGGCATAGTCTCCTCGTCATCCTCATCATTTAATGAAAGACCCCGTTCCTTCCGTTTCTGAAGTATTATATCATCCATGGACTGAATTAGAGATTGGCCCGATCCTTCTTTCCCGCCACCCATAAACTGGAACAAATTGACCTGAGTCTTTTCTCCCTCAGTAAGAGCACCTATCTTAGAAAGTACAGTTTTGAGCACTTGATCTCTAGCCACTTTCCTAACATCAGGATCTGAGGATTGGAGATCGTCATCTAGCCCCTTCATAGCCTTCTTATACAGAAGAACAAGTATCCTATCCCCCTCAGAAAAGGTATCTCTAATAATACCTTTCATATAGTCCCATACTTCTTCAGTTTTTAGAATAAGATACACTCTTTCCCTAGATCTATGTACCTCCTTTGCAATCTCTTCTGGAGTCCATCCCCTAGCAGCCATCTCAGCTATCTTAATCTCTACAGGTCTTAACTTTCGCTTAGGAGGTTCAGGCTTATCTATTTCTATTGGAAGTCTTCTTGGTTCTTCCACCACTTCTGGTTCCAAGCTTTCCAAGTTTTCTAAGCTTTCTTGACTTTCTAAGCTTTCTTCTTCCAAATTTTAGATTTACTCCTATAGAATCCTATGTTAAGAAAATACCACTCAAACTCACTCATATAAAGAATTTATATAAACCTGCTAGGAACTATTCTTTACCCTCCTCCAACTCCTTGATGTAGGAGAGGAGAATGTTAATATGTTCATCTGCCCATAAACTCCCTTTTCCCAATCTACCCTCAATCTCTTTTATATCCATCTCAGGAAAGGTTTCCCCTTTCTGAATGGCAATCCTTCTGGCTTTACTTCTACTTTGTTTCATCTTCCCCTCCTCCTCAAACTTTTTTCACCAGTTTTGCTAACGCCATGTGGTGTGATGGATATACCGTTCCGTATGATGACATATATGAACCTGGTTTTATATGTTTCTCAATCTCCTCTTTTAATTCCAAGTTTTCCTCCTCCAACTCCTTGAGCTTCTCTCCTAACCTTTCATTTTCAGAGATCATCTTCTCCAGTTCGCAGGCTAAACACCCATTGGTGGTAAACAATACCCCCCTAAATCTTTTATCATGATCACACTTCTCATCCATCTTCCCCTCCCCGTCAAAGTTTCTCCATTCTAAAACTTCTTATAGAGTTCTACTAAGAGTTTTGAGAGGCGTTCCCTCTCTCCTTTCTCCTCTACCAATTTATAGAGTTCTACTAAGAGTTTTGAGAGGCGTTCCCTCTCTTGTTCAACTTCCTCCAATTTTATTTCTTCAATCTCCTTGATGTGGGCTTCTAAATTACATATCTTCAGAATCATTTCTTCATACATATTTTCCTTCGCATATACATCAAGTTCTATCCAATATTCCATTGGTTTTCCAAGGAAAGAGGTAATCCTCTTCCCCTCCTCCTCCAACTCCTTGATGTGGGATTTAGCTTGTCCTAATTCCTTAACAAGATGGGCAACTACTCTATCAATCTCTTTTATATCCATCTTCTCCTCCCTAAATTGACGGCCAATGGGCAGGCTCTATAGAGTCCTACTCGTATAACTTCAGTGCTATCACTCTGGCTTTCGCCACCATTGGCCATCATTCTACTTATATAATCGTTTGTTGATGTAATAGAAATCTAAAAGTTTAAGAAACCCTTCAAAGTGAAGAGATAGGTCAGTTTTAACTTC